TCCTTCTCCTTCTCCTTCTCCTTCTCCTTCTCCTTCTCCTTCTCCTTCTCCTCCTCTTCCTCCTCCCCCGTGTACTCGTTCATCTTCTGGGCGATCTTGGCGAAGACGCCTGTCTTCTGGGTGCCCTCCTCCCCCGAGAGTCCGGACTTCAACCCGTCCATGAATGAGCTCATCTGGTCCTCCTTCAGGTAAAGGGATTCGAATCCGTTGAAAGTATGATGTCAAAGACGCCGAGAGCAAGCAACCCCGCGCTACGGCCCCTTCTCAACGACCTGCCGAGTCTCCGGATTGATGGAGGTGTTTTGCCGCCTCCTGAGGTACACCGGACCCGGCTCGTCTATCCTCGCGAAGTACCGCGGCGAAGACAGAAGGGGTCTCTTCAAGGCGCGCACCAAGACCCCGGCTGTTTTCTCCCGCCTGCTTTGAAGAAAGTCCCTGATCTTTCCCGTCCCCCAGATCGTTGCCACGATCGGGAGGTGTGCGAGTGCGTGCGTGCCGAAACCTCTCGCCATCGACGGAAGAGCCTTCGTGGCCATCCTCCCCCCGTGAAGCTTCCGGATGGCGGACAGACCCTTCAGGCTCGCGTGAGCCTCCTCGGCGAGAGGAATGGCCGAGAGCGCGGCCGCCAACGCGGCGGGGTGCTTCTTCACGAACTCCTTCACCCCCTTCTCATCCTTCTTTCTCGGGGAGGCCGCCGCGAGAATGAGAGGGAGGTGGGCGGGCGAGACCGGGGGCAGCGGGATGAACTTCCCTTTGACCCCCGGTACTCTCAGCTCCGGCGAGGCGAACAGCGCCTTTCTCAGCCCGCCCAGTACCTTCTGAGGAGTGCCCCCTGCCGCATGGCCGAACTCGTGGGCGGCCGCGGACAGGGACGTTACCTCCTTCTTTCCCTTCGGAATGCTCGGCAGGCGAACCGTCTTTCCCGCCGACGGGTAGACCCCGCGCTCGAACTCTACGAGGACGTCCTTGCCGAAAGCCTTGCGGGGAAACTTCTCGGCCTCGGAAACCGAGATGTACGGACCTTGCTGTGTAAAGTCCTTCTTCCCACGGACAGCCCTCGTAAGCAGCCCGGTCAGCGCCGTCGCCGGAGCAGTCCCGAGAAGGCCGGCGAGAAGGGCCTTGCCTCGGTCGTCACCCGCCGATGATTTTCTTCGCTTTGCCATTGCATCCAAAAGTATGCCTGACGGAGAATGGAGTACAACCATCCGCTCCAAAAAACAGAGCATTTGAGTCATAAGAAGAATGCAGAACGATCTTTCGATCACCTTTCTTTCACCTTTCTTTTTAGGAGATGACCATGTTCGAACGAGGAGTGGAAATCGAGGTCGCATGCGGGCACTGCCAGCTCTGCAACCCCACGCGCAGGGCCTCCATGGACGGTCGACAAGGCGTTCTCTACACCATGGACCTCGACCAGAGGGCCTGGCGCTGGACCGACAAGGACGGAAAACGTCACACCTGCCCAGAGGAGCGGCTGAAGGAGATCCCGAAAAAGAAGGACACGGCCTACTGGGGTGTCTCCCAGGACGACCCCGCCCCCGAAAGGGAGGAGAGGAGAGAGGTCCCCAAAACCCCCGAGACGAAACCCGCAACGGTCCCGGAAGGGGTGGCGGATTTCGGGTACGGACCCGCCTGTGCGATCTGCCACGCCGGATTCGGCGAGACCCACGCCCTCGACTGCGACTACGTGGGGAAGATGAGACTCAACGAAACCCTGTCGGAGTAGCGTCATGATCCTCTGGAACTGGCCGTCCTTCTGCCCCCAATGCCGGTCCTTCAAGTTCCACCCTACCGAGGTCAGAATGATCGAGGACACGGTGGGGAGCCTGACCTTTCGGTGCGACGGATGCCAGCACCGGTGGGAAGTCGAGAAGCTCGAGACGGGCCCCGAAGGAACCACGATCGCCTCGGCCTTCATGGTTCACTGCCGAAGAAAGAATCCGAAGGGAAGCCGGCGCCCGTACCGGTGCGAGACGCGGCTCGTCTTCGCCAAGGGCAAGGAGGAGGCGACGAAAGTGGTCATCGACGAAAAGGACGAGAGCGTCGAGCACGTCGACGTGTTCGACATCTTCTACCTCCTCCACAAGACGCTCCAACCGGACTCGTGAGGACGCCATGAAGATCTCGACTCTGAATGCCTTTTGCCGAGGATTCGACCTCATCTTCATCGAGCGCATCGACAAGAAGGAGCCGAAGGGAGAGAAGACGACCGTCTACAAGTTCCTCGACCCGAGCGACAAGCGCGTCTACTTCACCGAGTCGGAGATCAAAGACAAGGTTCTCGACCTCCCAGTGTTGTAGCATCCGGACAAGAGGCGGCGCTCCCCGCCTCTTTTTTTATGCCGAGAAGAAGATCAAGTCCGAGGCTCCCCGGATGCGAAAGTTCGTCACGTCCCCCTTTCTGAAGGGCCACGGAATCGGACGCCCCATCCAAACCTGCCGGGCCGTGAGCGTGATGAACGCACTCTCCGTCTGGAGACGAAGAATACCGCCCTTGTCCCGGCCGCCGAAGAGCAGGAGATCTCCCGGCGCCGCGGATCGCACCCAATCGTCGGGGCGGTTCCTCGGAGTTATGAGCCGGACTTTCCGCGTTTCGGTTTCTGGGGCGCAGCCCCTACACCCTGTAGCCATGCCACCCTCATCTTGTCGAGATGGTCCTTCCTCTGCTTGGTCCGGAAGCCCGGGTCCAACATGCCGTACTTGTAGTAGCCCCCGTAATCGTTGATGACCTGAACGGGGTTCTTGTCGGTCTTGTGCAGGAAACGAGAGATGAGCGCCCTGATCTTCGCGAGCCTCCCGCTTTCCGGAGCGTCCTCTTCCACCTTCTTTTGCAGGCGAACGGCGAGCGCCCGCATGGCGTCGATCGATTTCTTTCTGTCCTTGCTCATCCTATCCTCTTGGAAATCCTCTGCGCGATGTTTCTCTTGATCTCGTAGACCTTGTCAATCGACAGCCCCGTCCTCCTGGACATCGCCTTGACGTCCTCGAGACGGGGCTTCCCGTGCCGCCCGAGCGTGTAGTCGAAGACAATCTTCTCTTCGGGCATCATCTCGAAGTATTCGTACTCCATCAGGTCTTCCATCTTCTCCTCGAATTTCTCCCGTCCGTGCATGGCTTCGATGCCGGAAGCGGCGATATCCCTGCGGCTCAACGCCGTCTCCATCTTGACGACCTGGGCCGGAGACCAGGCGAGCGCATCGGCGACCTCGTACGCGGTCGGCTCCCTCCCCTTCTTGGATTCGAGGATCGACTTGACGTTCTTGAACGTCGTGATCTGGAGCGTCTGATGCTCGGGAATCCGAGCCACGTTCTTGGCCCGGGAGGTGTAGCGGTAGAGCCCCCGGAGGTTGTGATCGAGGAAGGTCTTGAACTGGATGTTCTTGGAGGGATCGAACCGCTCGATGGCATGGAGAAGGAGACGCATGGCTTCGCCCTGAAGCGCCGCCATGGGAACCGGCGCCCGGCTGTAGGCCTGGATCTTGTGCCGAAGCATCGGCCGGTACTTCTGGATCAGCTCGTTCTTGGCGATGGGATCGCCCGCCTTCGCCCGCCGAATCAGATCCTTCTCGTCATTTGCCGCCATACGCCCGCTCCCCGAAGTGCCTCGAAGCGTAGTCGAGGATGATCGCCTGCCGTCCCTTGGTGGTGAGGTACGGCGTCTTCACGGATTTCCTGAGGTCCCTGACGAGGCCGTCCCCGGTCTTCTTGGCCACTCGGATGACGGAACCGTCCGCCTGTCTTATGGACACGTATCTCCCTTCGATCTGGAACTCGTCCACCACCTTGCTAAGGATAGAGTTGTCCCAGGTCAAAGACCCGACCTTGGAATCGAGAACCTGGGTATCGGAAGGCTCCATCTGAAGAAACACCGTAGGAGTGGGATCCTCGGAGACGTTCTTCTTGAGCCTGAGAAGATTGTTCTCCAGGTACTCCCTCAGGCTCAGCAGCCTCTCCCGGCGGAGATATTTGGACTCGGCCCAGGACCGAACGGACTCCTCCGAATCCTCATCCCTCTTCCTGACCTCCCACTCCGAATTGCCGTCCGCGGCCTCGCTTCCGAACGCCTCGTCGCGAAGAACGGGGAAGATCTTGTCCAGCGCCCGCATGAGGTTCACGAACTTCGTGTAGGCGGACCGCCTCAGCTCGAACACACGGGACAAGGATCCCCTCGGGCTCCCGACCTCGCTCGGCGTCGAGTCGTAGATCTCCGAGAAGACCTTCCGGGCCCCGATCAGATCGGAGTAGATCTCCTCGGCGGTGTCGGCGCTGAGGAGATCGAAGTTGGCGAAGACGGGAGGAGGCATGAACTCCTCGGGAAGGTCCTCCTTGAGGGAAAGACGGTGGATCGAATCCTTGAGATCCTGTGTGAAGTCCGGGCGAGCCTTGTTCCCCGGAACGGATTCCGAGTCCAGATCCGTGACCGCGTTGCGCGCTTGCCGCTTGAACTCCGCGCCGTACTTCTCCATGATCGTCAGCGCCGAGAGGACCGCGTCCTCCTGATCCTTCTCCGTGGCCTGCCTCGGGACCGGTACGCCGAGAGCGTTCTTCTCGAGAACCGTATTCTCCTGGAAGATGTACTGAACCTTCCGAATGTCCGAAGCACTTATGTTGGCTTCGTTCAACGTCTTCTTGTCCTGGCTTCCGACATCGAAGAACTGGCTGAAGATCCTCTGGAATGTTATGTAGGCCACACCGTCACCCTTGACGAAACGATCCGCCGTGCTCCGCGCCTGCTCGATGAACCGATCGATTTGGCTCTCGAGCCGTGTCAAATGCCCCTCCACCGCTTGCGCCGCCTCTCCGACCGCCTCGACGTTCCTGACCGAGCCCTCGCTGAGGGGAGGAAGAGGACGAACGAAGTCCAGCCCCGCGGAAGCCATCTCGTTCCCGTCGTTGTCGACGGACAGACTGAACGTGGTGACGATTCCGATGTAGCTCGTGATGGTGCTGAAGTAGACGAACGGAAACCCCGGGACGAGCCACCGGTGCCCCACCAGGTTGATGCTCACGGAGCGGCGGAACTTCTCGAGAACGTACCGGTAATCCGCGATTGCCTTCATCAGGTAGATGAAGGCCTGGTCTCTCGGGGCGTTCTCGTTGAAGATCTTGGCGGCCATCTTGTCCTTCTCCTGGATGAGCGAGGCAAGATAGCGAAGCCCGTCCTCGGACTTCAGATCGAACAGATTCGAGACGGCCGCGAACAGTTCGAAGGAAGGGTGGTCAAGAAGAGGGACCATTCCCTTCTCGACCTCATCGTCGCTGACGATTCCGAAGAGGTTGTACGTGGACCCTGAGTCGGCCTTGGATTGGTACGGGCTCTCGACTGCCCCCTCCATTCTGATCCCGTCCTTGTTCAGGGACCAGAACTGGGCCGGGTCTGGCGTCTCTTCGAAGCGGAAGAGGCTGTCCGGCGCGACGGTCACCAGCTGAGCGCCAAGATGGGTCGTGCTGACGATCGCACGGGTTGGCTCTGCCATGAAGTCCCGTTCGAGACTGAAGTTTCCTACGAACTCTGGAAAGATCAGATTGCAGGAGGGAGGGACGGCGTAATAGGTCTGAGGCAGAAGAAGATAGTCATTCCGGAGATAGGGGCGCGGGATGGCGTACATGTGGTCGTCGCTCTCCACGCCCGGGAATAGGAGGGGAGATCCCTCTCCCTCGAGGGGTGCGACGGGGCCCGCGACGCTCGCGTAGGAGTAGAAGGTCATCTTGTTGAACAGGCTCATCAAATCCAGGATCGTGGACCCGGGCTCGATCGCGGAGTTCATTTGATCGAAGAAAGCCGTCGAGAGAGCTCGAGGGATGAGACGCCCCAGACTTTCGTCATAGAACGCCGCAATCCTGCCGAACAACCGGGTCCTCACCGCCTGCATCCGGAACAAGGCGTTGTAGGACGAGAAGTACGCCATCAGGCGCAGGACCCGTTCGGCATAGTTGGGCGAGATGGGATCCCGGTACGGGCCTCCCTTCCCGCCCGTGTTGGGTGTCGAAAGATCGAGCGCCTTCCCGAAGACGGCGTAGTTGAGGAGCTGCTTGGCCGTGTAGGATCCCGTGTGGGCCAGGACCGACCCCGAGACGATCGGCGTCTGGGGGAGAGGACCGAAGCCGTGGGCGTACAGCTTGCTGTGCGCAAGAAGTGCCAGGTCCCCCTCGGCGGTCAGAGACACCGATTGGCTGTTCGGCGTCTTCTGGAAAACGGGGGCTCTCACGCGCCCCTCCCAGAAGAGCTTCAGCTTGTCGAGATCCTCGTCCCCCTCCTCCTCCTCGTCGTAGAAGAAGATGGCCACCCTCGTGTCCGGACGGAGATTGCGAAGGACCGGGTCGGGCTCGATCACGATCTGCGCCTGGCCCGGATTGTTCATCCCGACGGATACGTTCAGCCCGATCCACGGGACCTGAACCCCGTCGAGGAAGACTTTGTAGATCACCTGCTTTCGAGCGACTCTTGTCATGGCTAAATCGGGGCGGCCCTCGTCCTGGCGTCTATGTGCTCGAGAACCGGAGGGTCGGGAAGGTCGAGAAGGGCGGCTTCGTCGTAGTCCGAAGGAGTCACCCTTCTCATGCCTTCCTGGCTCAGGAACCCGGCGAAATCCCTCTCGTTGGCGCCCGCACGCCAGCGACTTCTCCTGGTGTTCCGGTCCACGATTCTCGGAACGTCCACGTCCTCATACCCGCTGACATGGACAAAGGTGAACGATACGATCCAGAGGCTCTTGTTCTGGGACTCCATGGACACGACGTTGCTCAAAAGAAAGCCTCTGAACTCCGAAGTCCTCCACCGCAGCCTGTCGATGTAGCCCTTCCTATAACAGGCCGTCAGCCTGAAGTAATCCTCGTAAGCCCTCAGCCACCTACGCAGAGCCCGGTCTCGCCGGCTGTCGACCAGGAAGGTCGAGACGGTGTAGACGCGTGGCTGCCTCCCGTAGATGTAGACCTTGCCCGAGTCCTCGGAGTTGGAGACCACCTGGGCGCGCTCCTCGTCCGCGATGTTGATCGACTGAATGTGCAGCATGTCCGCGACCGCCACGGGCTCGTCCTCGAGAACCCCGTTGACCAGGCGATGAGCGGTCAGGGTGGCACGGACTGCCTTCCCGAGATCCTCGGCCGAGGAGGAGTAGATCCGCCTCGACTCAAGATCGGTCGAGTCGATCACGGGGCTCATAGCGGTCCCCTATTGATCAAGAAAAGATTGAAGGAGAACGTGGCGGTCGTCGGCCTGCTCGACTCGTAGGCGAGCGAGGTGGACATGATGTACCCCTCGCGGTACTGATCCCTGTACTCCAGCACGGCCGAGGCCCCCAACTGGACGCACCGCTCGCCACGAAGATACCTCTCGTAGATCTCCCGCCACGCCGAGATCCCGGGCCCCGCCAACCGGGAGTCCTTCAGGAATCCCGAGTACGAGAAGACCCGAGGCCGACGCCCCACGCCCCCGAACAAGACAGGCTCCCCGAGCGAAAAGGAGAAGGACATCTTCTCCTGGTCGGGTTCGTTGACCGAGGTCAGGATGAAATGATCCGTGGCACAGAGGATCTCCCCGTCCGGGCGGCGGATCGAAAGGACGGATGCTTCCTCCTCCGAGTCGTCCACGATGATCTGATCGACATCGTACGGATCGAAGACGTTCACACCTCCCGCCCGCACCACGTCCGGAATCCGCTCCTCGATGCGGGCGTTCACATCCTCTATACCCCGCGTGACTGCGGAGGAGGCCTCCTCGTACGGAATCCGCTCCTCGATGCGGGCGCTCACATCCTCTATACCCCGCGTGACTGCGGAGGAGGCCTCCTCCACGCCGGATACGAAGTTTGAAGGATCGAAAACCATATCAGGGCTTCTCCTCCTTCTTGATCACCACCCAGAAAGCCTTTTCAGGAGACGAGCCATCACGTATCTGGTTCACCTCCCTCTCCTGGTTGCCGACGACCTGGTTGAAGATCTGAGTGGCAACAGGAGACATGGATAGAATCTTTTCCAGCCGGCTTCTCGCCTGCCCCGCTCCCTTGAGTGCCTGCTCGATGTTCAGGCCGTCAATGTCGATCCCAGCCGTCTCCACGGCGGCACGAAGAGAGGCCGCCGTGTTCGACGTGGTTCCGAACAGCGTGGAAAGACGGCCCCAATCCTGGACGGCCAGTCCCCCTCCGGACCTTCCGTGAAAGGCCCGGGTGAACCCGAGAACACCCTCGAGTCCTTGGCCTCTGAGATACTCCTGGATACGACGAAACTCTGACGGGTAACTTTTCTCGATCACCTCGAGGTTTGCGGTTCTTCCGACCAAGTCTCTCATGGTTTCTGGAGCGCCAAAGGCCGTCAATGTCCGGTCCTCTATCCCGTCCATCTCTATCCCCGGAAACAGATTCTCAGCAAGCCCTCGATGTCGACCCATGATCAGGCGCTCATAGGCTGCCTGAGCCATGACGGAAATATCTCCACGCTCTACTGCCCCCTGCAAAGTCTCCTGGAGTCCGCCACGGCGCAGCCACCGCATTCGTCCCGTCAGTCTTTCGTAGATATTGGTTAGAACCCTGCTCCGCACTCCTTCAGGCAGATTCAGAGATTCTATCGTAGAGGGAAGCTCCTGAAGACTGACTTCTCTGGGCCCTCCCCCCAGACTCGAGTGCGTCACCCGTACCCTGCCTTGAGGCGTGATCTGCACACGAACATGTTCTCCTTCCCGCCCTCCGAAAATTCCGGGCGCTCTCCCGGGCCCTCCTAAAAACATCTCGGTCAGCATAGTCTCGCTGGCACCCCGGACGCCTAAAGATTCGATTGCCCCTGTAATATCAAGACGATTCTGGAAGAAATGCGTAGCCCCTCTAAATCTTATCCTTATTGCTTCCTCATCGTCACCGATTCCTCTTGCGAGATCCACCGCCCGAATATAGTACGGATCCATGTGATCCGAGCGCCCCAGAATCCGCCCAATTCTCTCAGTGAATTCCGGACTGATAGTTCGCTGAGCAGACCCAAGCAACACATCTTCAAGTCGGGCGTTGGGGTCAAACCGGTCCGTTCCACCCCCGGCAAGCTGCCACAACCGCGTAGCGGCGGCGTAAGGGTCCCTTCTTCCTGTCACCGTTTCCGCGAATTCGCCCATCCCTTCCCCGAGCATTCGATGATAGATTCCCTGAATCTCGAGGGCTGCCTGATCCGGGTCTCGGGCCCCGAGGTCATTTCGTGCCATCTCCCGGAACCGATTCTGCTCCCTCTCGTAAACCCGGTACCACCTGGCCGCCTCGAGATTCTGCATACCGGTGAGGTCCTGGAATCTTCGAATTCTCTCGGATTCATTCTGACTCAGGAAGAAGCCGCCGCGTTCCTCTGCCACAACCATCTGGTACTGTGTCATCCAGCCAAGGCGACCCGCCATCGCCGTCGTTCTCGGGTCATACTGGGCCGTGAGCCCCGCCCAGGGATCCCTGGCAAGCGTCTGACCCACGGCTGCCCGGACGTCCATGGCCCCCATGCCGCCCGTCAGGAACTGCATGTAAGCGGGACGGTTCTGGGTCATCATCATGCCCAGTCCCTGAAGGGCCCCCTGCTGGTAGAGCCCGACTCCCGCCTGGAACCGGGTACGGGCCTGAATCCGGAGGGCTTCCTCCTCGGTTCGACCTCCGTACATCAGGAGTTCTTCCCTCGTCAGAAGACCGGCCCTTTGTTGCGCCCGCATGGCCCCGACGAGATCCATCCCCGCTTCCCGGGCCCGCGTCTGTCCAAGAGCCATGCCCCTCCCGACGTCTTCGAACTCCCGCATGATGTCGAAGACCTCGCGCTTGCTCATGCCCCAACGCCCCGCCGCCTGCCGGGCCTGGCGGGCCATCCCCGCCACGCGCTCAGCCGTTCCATACATCTGCCCGATCGTCTGAAAGAATTCCTCCGCCTCGTCCTCGCTCAGGTTCAGGGTCTGCTGGATGTCACGAACAGCGAAGGTCTGGCGCCCGACCTGGCGCCCCAGCTCTCCCGCACCTCCGGCCCGAACAGCCCTCTCGACCCCCATCACACCCATCATGCCCATCGCCCGTCCCTGGAGGGCCATGACTTCGGAAGGATCGAGACCCATCTCCCTCTCGAGCCGGCCGAGCTGCCGCATCATCGGCGCCGCGAAAGCCTCTGCACCACGGCGGCTCACGCCCGCGGCAAAGACGCCTGCGTACTCTCCCAGACCCGCCTCCTCGAGGGCGTCTCGCGTCAAGAAACGGAGCTGTCCCTGAAGACGGCGCGAGAATTCCTGCGATCTCGTCGTCTCGAGGAGCATTCCCTCGCGACGCATCATGAAGTTGGACAGACCGAAGCTGGCGAGGTTCAAGGCGCCGAACAGACCCCGCTGCGCGCCTCCGGCCATGCTATAAGCCATGTCCTCCCGGGCCATGACTTGGGCCTGGAGTCTCTCCATGTCCGTGCGCTGAGCAGCGTACCGGCCGAGACCGAAAGGAAGGCCGCTGCCGTAGGCGGTGAACGCCGACTGGAAGAAGTTCATCCGCTGCTGGAGATCGAGTTGCGTGCCGCCACCCGTGCCCGCCGGACCGAACGCCCCGGCCCCCGCCAGGAACGCGAGGCCGCCCCCGGCCGCCTGGGTCGCTGCCCCGTAGCCGCCGGCGATGGGCTGCGCGAAGCCTCCGACCGCCGCCCCTCCCGCGCCGACACCGAACGTCGTCCCTCTGCGAACCAGGTCGGTGATGGTGTCGAGCAGGCGCCCCGCCGGCGTGCCCGGCATGGGCCGGTCCTCCCCCGCCGCGAATCCCCCGGCGATCCCGGGAGCGGCGCGCCCTCCCATGCCCTGGGAAGGCATCTGCACGTTCTGAAACATCTGCTCGCGGCTCCGCTGCATGAATGCCTCGGAGCGCTGTCGAGCCTGTTCTGCGAAATCGCTGAGGTCCCCGTCCGCCATTCTACGGTCTCCGGCTCTTCAGGGTCTTTCGTCCCTAAGTATACGCCGCGGGCTCGGGATAATAAAACCCCGCCCTCCGCGAACGAAGAGCGGGGCCAAGGAGAGGGAATTGGGAACCTATTTCAAACTCGCCTTCATCTTGACGAGCTCGGATTCCGCCCTCAGCATGAGTTCCTCGTCCGTGATCTTCGCCGACGTCGGAAGCTGCTCCTTCAGCAGTTCCTTGAACTTCGCCATCTTCGCCTCGCCAGAGGGCTTCTCCCCCTTCGCGGCGAGCTGGTCGGCCCAGAATTCCACCCACTGGACGACCTGAGGGACCATCGCGGCGAAGAAGTCCTCGAGGTGGGCCTTCTGGACCCACCTCTGGTTCTTCAACCAGTTCAGGAGCATGATCGAGAGCGGCGGAAGGGCGATGCCCACGACGGCCGTGACGACCGCCGACAGGATCTGTTGCCAGTCCATGGACTTCTCCTTTCGGGAAAGCGGGCTCTCAGAGAGCCATCAGGATGTAGGGGACGGCCTTGGTCAGCAGGATGGACACGACCCTCTCGGCCGCCAGAAGGATCTTCTGGACGCTCGGCTGCGCCTGCTGGATCCTCGCCGCGTTGTACAGCGAGTACAGGGTCGCCTTCCGGATCTTGAGGAGCTCCTCGAAGTCGATCCGGTCGATCTCCTTGTCCTTGAACATCAGGAGATCCTTCTCCATCTTCGCCAGGACCTCCTTGCTGGCGTCGAGATGCTTCCCCCGGAGAATCACCTCCCCGTCGCCGGCGAGGACCTCGAAGATTTCGGGCATCTGGTCGTGGATTTCGCCCCAGCACTCCTTGAGGTAGGACCGGACGTTCTCGTCCTTGACGTCGTCGAGACCCTTCTTCGCGAGTCCGTCGAGCAGCGCCAGCGCGGCCTCCTTGGCTGCGGATTTCTCGGGCATGTCTCGTCTCCTTATGGGGTGGGTTCGGATGGACAAACGCCTGGATTTTCTTCTCTCGAATCGTCCACGTAAGAATCCAGGTCAGTCCGCGGCCTCGGCCTCCATGTCGACGGCCTTCTTGAAGTCCTGGACGGCGTCCACCTTCAGCTCGAGGAGAGGACGGTCGACCGGCTTGCCGGCCCGGCGCCACTCCTCCTTGGCGGCGTCGTCCAGGGCGTCGTACGCCTGGACCTCCTCGGGAGTCGGTCTCCGGTGGGACGTGTAGAACTCCCACCACTGCTGGTTGACCTCGGCGAGGCGCTCGCCCTCGATGCCCGCGGGGCAGAAGACGCTGCAACATCCCGAGACCAGCAACAGCAGAAGCAGCGTGGCCAGAACGGTCTTTCTCATCTTCAAACTCCTTCGTAAAGTCGAACGAATGTCCGGGTCCTTCTCATCTTCGCCGCGACCAGGGAATCCTCTTCTCCCCAGACCGTCGGCGTCTCTTCCCTGAGGTGGAATACCCTCTCCCCTCCCGACAGGTCGGCGCCGGGGTAGAGAGCGTCCAGAGCCTCCCGGTCGATCGCGAATCCCTTGCGGACGAGAATCTGGATCGTATCCCCGAGTCCGGGAATCTCGGGAAGCTTTCCCTCCGACTCCTCTTCGTAGAGGTCCTCCACATACCGGCTCTCGAGGCCCATCTGATTGGCGAGAAGGATGAAGGAGGACTTGGCTCCCGCAGCCGAGATCTGGGAGACGAACCGCGCCTGGCTGATGGGAGGGAGATCGTTGTCGGACCGGAACTCCGTCGAGGCGGCGGCACGCTCCTCGACCTCGTCCCGGGAGACCTCCTCGCTCTCGTAGTAGGGGCGCAGCTTGTCGGATCGGAGGTCCCGCACCCCCTCGCGGACCATGTCGATGAACTGGTCCGTCTTGTTCGCGGCGTAGTAGGTCTCGCTCACTGCCCTTCCTTGTTCGAGATTTCGACGGCGGCGCCGAAAGCCGTTTTCCGGACCTTGAAGACCGACTGGGTCATCGAGATCAGCTCATCCGCCTGCTTCTTGAGGCGATGCTTCTCGGCGTCGCTCTCATCAACAAAGTATACCTTCCTGAGGTGGGAGACCAGCTTGTCGGCCTCCTTGGGATCTTTCGCCATCGCGTAGATCCGGACGACCTCCTTTCCGAAGTCGGCCAGGACCATCCGTTTCTCGGCCTCGATCAGGTCGACCTGCTCGAGAAGATCGTAGTCTGAGAGCGGCACTCCCTTAGCGACGAGTCTCGCCCGAAGGTAGGCTAAGGGAGTGCATATTGGTTTTTTAGGTTCTCCCGAAGGGCGTACCTGTAGGCGATCGTGACGTCGGCCAGGACACTCCCCAGCAACGCCGTCATCTCCTCGGGAAGGTCGTCCACCCAACGGAGACGTGCCTGGACTTCGTCGCTCTTGCGCCACTTGCCGATGTCGCCCGTCGGGAGAGGAATCTCGGGGAGGTCCTGCCCGTCGAATCGGACGAGGCCCAGGATGATCTGGAACGACCGGTGCTCCATGTCCTCGTCGAGATACTTCTGGAAGTCGGTGTCGGGGTTGGCGGCGGGCGCGAGACGGCGCAGGATCTTCATCTCCCCGGTCCGGAAGGTCCGCATGGTGACCTCGACGCCGCCGGCCATCTCCTCGGTGTACAGGCAGTAGCCTTGGGCCAGGTGCTGCTTGCTCTTCACCTGCTCCCAGACTTCTTTGTAGACCTTCTTGAAGGTCTTGTAGGGAATGAACCCGAGGGCCGAGTTCACCTTCTCCGGGATGTTCTCGTCCTTCTCCTCTTCCTCGGGCGCGTCCTCCTCCTGGGAGGGGGGCTTCTCTTCCTCGGCGGCCTTCCCCGCCTGAATCGCCTCTTTCACCTTGGCCTCGGAGATGAAAGAGCCGCGGGGCCCGCCCGTCACCTTGGGCTCGTTGGGCATGATGTCCTCCCCTTGTGATTATCCTCCTGCTCTCACAGGCAAGTATAAGCTCCATCCCACAAAGGAGCAAAAAATCCTCGCCTCTTTGTCATAAGAAGAGTGAACAGGGTCGTAATTTGCGCGTGTGCGCAGCGGATCCCTGTTCGCCAGAGGTGCCGGCTGAGGAGCCGGCAGAAAGGAGGAGTCGTGAGACTCTTCAAATTCAAAAAGGACACAGAGGAGGACCGCGCCAACATGGGCGCGGTCGGAGCCGCAATCGGCCTCGGAGTTGGCCTCGGAGCCGGCTTCACAGCCGGCTTCGTCCTCGACGCATGGCGTCGGGGAGAGGGGGCTCCCTTCGAGCCCTCCCCCGCCGCCCTCGCCCGCGTCGACGCCGTCCCAGGCGTCGACGAAAACCCCGTCAGGGCCGCCGCGCTCGCGGTCGCCCTGACGGCCTATAACCTCAAAATCCCCTCGGATTTCGAGTGGGACGACGTCTCGCTCGAGATTCCCGCTTCGGTCGAGGAGGCCAAGAGCCTCCTCGAGGAGGCCGGCTTCCGCGTCCCGAAGGGCGCGGAGAGACGGGCCTCCAAACGGTGGGAGAGGGCCGAAAAGGCCTTCTACCGCCGAGGAGGGGCCGAGGAGGAGGTCGAGGAGGAGGTCGAGGAGGAGGTCGAGGAGGAGGTCGAGGAGGAGATCGAGGACTAGACGGCGGGCGGGGGCTCACATCTGTGGGCCCCCGCCTCTTCCTCTCTGGGCTTTTACTCCTCCAAGGACAAGGGGGAGGAGACGCGACCGAATGGCACCGTGTCTCCCTCCCCCTTGTCCACCTCTGGCTTTCCACGGTTTTTGAAGAAAGGAGGCGGCGATGATCCTGGCGGTTCTCAAGGCCCTGTTGGCAGCGTTGTAGCATGGCAACTCGAAACCGGTACCGCAGAATCGAGATCCCCAAGAAAGGGGGCGGACGACGAGTGATCGAGGTCCCGTCCCGAGATCTCAAGAACCGACAAAAGGAGCTCGCCAAGAGGCTCCAACCCTACGTCAGGTACTCGAAGTACCTGCACGCCTACTCCAGGAAGAAGAACATCCGGACCAACGCGGAGGCGCTTCTCCTCGACGACCCTGAAGGGCAGCACGTCCCCTCCTGCATCTTGCAGATGGACATCAAGGACTTCTTCGGATCGGTCACGAGATCCATGGTGACGGCCGCGCTGGTACACCTGTCCGTCCCGGACGGACTCATCGAGGAGATCAGCCGAACCTGCTTCCGGACGAAAAAGAAGACTCCCGTGCGGGTGTCGACCTACCGAGCCTCCCGGATTTGGAGAACGACGTACCTTCCCCAAGGAGCGCCGACCTCTCCCGTCCTGGCCCACTCCGTCCTGTGGCAGATGCTGCCGCGGCTGATCGGCGCCGTGAACTCCCGGACGAACCCGCTCTACCAGACGAAACTATCCATCTACTGCGACAACATCACGCTGGCGTCGGATGACCCCGACGTCCGCCACCTCCAGTTCATCCTCAAGTACGTGCTCGAGGAGATCGGGTTCTACGTCAACGAGAAGAAAACGAGATTCAAGCGGCGCCCGGCCTCTCGAGTCGTGTGCGGTGCCCAGATCAGCGAGGAGGGGATCGGACCTCCGAGGAGATTCTGGCGCACGCTGCGCGCCGACATGTTCAACGCCCTGTGCGACCTGCGGGAGGGGAATTCTCCCGCAGGTTTTTACCTGGAGGACGGGGCGCGGAAAATGATCAGGTCCGCGCTGTATCGAGGGCACAGGGTGGGGGATCCCTTGCCTCCCGAGGCCGACGAGGTGAGAAACCTCATGAAGGACCGGGTCCGCGAGATCCCCTTCCAAACGTGGCGCGGCAAGATCGCCCACGTGAGCATGCTCAGCCCGAGGAAGGGCGAGCGCCTGCTCTCCTTGTTCAACCAGGTGAAGGAGGCCAACGAACGATGCCGAACATCATCCTCCTCTCCGAGGACGAAGACAGCGCAGAAATGCTGTCGGTAACCCGGGTCAGGAAGACATCCATCTCCCACCTGTTCGCAAAGATTCAGACCAGACGCGTGCACGTCCCGCTCCTGCCATACGGAACCGTGGCCTACCAGAAGACGAACTCCGAAGAAATCTTCGCCGTCATGACCCCGCCGAAGTTCATAGAGGTGGTCTACGGCAGCCGCTCCTGGCGCATCGCGGTCCCCTGGCGCGTCTTCCGGATGTCGTTTACGGGCGGCTTCTGCCAGTCGACGACCCTGCGCTTCATGAAGAAGTTCGCGTCGGACCTGTCGGACCCCCTCTACTACGCCCCGCTCCCCAACGTGGAGAGAAGCGGAAAGGTCTGCATGCCCGACAATCTCGGGTCGGCCACGAAGTCCTATCCGCTCGCCGAGCGTCCTCTCGTCGTCATTCACCAGTTCGACACGTCCAAATACAACTCGGACATTCTCCAGAGCCTGTCCTACAACCCCTTCGGAAGGGAGTACGCCCCGGACGCAGGTCCGAGAGGAGTCGGAGAAATCATGGACAAGTGGGAGGAGGAGTCGAACCTCATCCACGACCCCCATCAGTGCTGCCAGTGGTCGTGGCTACAGACAAGCCTGAAGTTCGGAGAACTCATATGAAAAACTTCAACCTCTTCGCGATCGCCATGCAGGAGTGCGAGCAGATCGAGTACGAGTCCGATGCCCTGGCGGAGATCTGTCGCGCCATGGAGGGACGCCCGCCCAGGGGCCCCCTCGGAAACGCTCTCCATGGAAGGAGCTTCGTCTCCCATCTGCGCATCGTTCTCGGGCGAAAGCGCAGTCACGACCCCTGCTACTCGAAATTCACGGAGGCATTCTCATGAAAGTCGTCCTTCCGGATGCTCCCTCAATCGTCTCTTCGGTCTCGCAGGCCCAGAAGACGGCAGGTCCTCTCCACTACACACTCGGATCGAACGGCGTCTTCAAGATCGTGAAGATCGGCGGGCCCGATCTTCCGGTCGAGGCCTACGCGGTCCGGAAGACCTTCAACCCCGACCTTCCCGAGATCAATCCCGGACTCTTCCTCAAGAGGGCGGACCCGGTTCCCCGCGAGACCATCCTGAAGGCGCTCGACGTTTGCCGGAGAGCGGCTGAGACATGGAACAGCGAGTTCATTCTCGTCCTCCGCTGGCGGAACGGCGGGTACGTGCTCGACAAGGCGGACTTCGGAGCAATCGGACCCGGCGATCTCAACTACCACATCTCTGGGAGCATCGTCGGCACGATCCACTCCCACGGCGCGCACATGGGCGCCTTCTTCTCGTCGACGGACGACAGGGACGATCTCGAAAGCCTCGGAATCCACATCGTCTTCGGATACGTCTGCAACGAGATTCCGCAAGCCGTGGCCTCTTTCGCCGGAGAAGGGCAGCGCATCTCCGTCAACGTCCAGCCCTTCACGAAAGAAGAGGTCGAATCCGTGAAGGTGGAAGACGAGGAGTTCGCCTTCTTCACCAAGGGATTCCAGACCCTCGACTTCGCCAGGTCCAAGAAGAAGGGCTACCTCGTGAAGAACGGCAGCGGCAGAATCCTCCAGTGGACCGAGACCCGGGCAGAGGCGGAGGAGTTGGCCGGAAAGACTCTCGACATCGAAGAGGTCAAGCCTCCCAGGAAAAAGACCGGGGACTGGCGCAACACCTACGGGCGCGTCCAGGCGGCCTGCCAGAGCCTCCAAGAGAGGCACTCATTCTCGGCCCATGTGGAGGAGTTCCTGGGGTACAGAAGGACGGAATCCTCCAGCCCGGCCCAGGCAAGCCTCCGTCAGGTCCTCTGGGGAGCCTCCCCCTACGAGATCGCGGAATACCTGGTGAAAGACAAGGGCAGCGACGCGGCAGAGTTCGCCTGGGAGATCCACAGCGAGATCCTGAGCCTGCTGACGAGACGCCAGCACGAGACCCGGCACTCCTCGGGCCTCATCCTCCTCGGGAATATGTCAGCGGATATTCTCGACCGCGACGTCCCCGAAGACGAGAGCGACCTCGACGAGTGGGACAGGGACACGGACGTTCTCGACCGTGACATTCCCGAAGAGGAGGAAGACGAGGACGAAACCGAGGAGTGGGAAGAATGTCCTGTCTGCGGCCTCCCGATGCAGGACGGGAAATGCGAGAACGAGTGCGTCTGCCCAAAGTGCGGAGAGCCCTTCGAAGAGATCGACGGGATGACGACCTACTGCCGGCACTGCAACATCTGCGCCTTCTGTCTCGAGCATCTCGAGGACGGATTCTGTCTGGCATGCAACGAGCGCAAGGGTCCTCCGGAATTCTGCCCGGCGTGCTGGGACTACCTGGGAAACACAGACGGCTGTCCGCAGTGCGAAAGGTACCGAACGGTCATCGAACTCGAAGAACCCTGACTTGAAAGGAATACCATGCCGAACTCGTACGCCATCGTGGGCTGTGGCGGGATCACGAACTACCTCTACGACTGGCTGGTGCGATACCTGATCTCCAAGAACGAGCCCTGCAACCTGTACCTGATCGACGGCGACGAGATCGAAGTCTCCAACATGTCCCGGCAGTGGTTCGAGAGCATGATCGGATCCAACAAGGCCGAGGCCGCCAAGAGCGCCATCGAGTCCCGGCTCTCAACGACAACGCTCCTGATCCACGCCGTCCCGGTCTTCCTGAACACGAGGACCGTCGAAACCCACCGGGCCGTCTGGCTCAAGGAGGGCGTCATCGTCCTGGCCTGCGTGGACAACAACTCCACCCGCGTGTTCCTCGAGTCCGAGGTCGAGAAGCTCAAGGACGCCGTCCTCATCTGCGGCGGCAACGAGGAGACCTCGGGCCAGGCCCAGATCTTCTGGCGCCGGAAAAACAGGAACAGAACCCCCAAGATCTCGGACATCGCTCCCGAAATCCTCCAGAACAGCGGCGCGCTTCCCGGCGACGGGGGATGCCTGGTGTCGTCGGGGGGCCAGACGGCGATGGCTAACTGGGGCACCGCCCTGGCCATGGCCATCATGCTCCAACGCGTGGAAGAGAATCCCGAAGAAAAACCGAAGGAGAACGAGATCGCCCTCGACCTGGCGCGTGCCAGGATGACGGCGTTCAGACGTCCTTCCTTGAGGAGAAAGAAGAAATGTCGGACTTCCTCAGAAAAGTCACCGTCGGCCGAGAGCAGGACCACGACCTCCGGAAATACCCCGAAATCCCGGTCGAGTTCGAAGAGGGCGAAATCGTCACGGTCTCGAAGCTCCGCAACCGGCTCTCGGACCAGCTGAACCTCTCCGCGTCGATGGTCGCCCTGGTGGACGGCGACGTCGTGTCCGGCTCCACCGTCCTCGAGGACGGCCAGCACGTCCACTTCAAGATGGCGGCCAACGAGAAGGGATAGGCTTGGACCCGTAGTCCTGATCCAAGGAGGAAACTCATGAAGAAATATCACCTCAACGCCAGCACGCTGGTCTGGCAGCACCCGATCCCGCCCGACGACAGGCCCTCTCTGACGCAAAGATCCGGGGTGTGGGTCGGGGACAGAGGCGAGACAAAGGCCGTCCTGAAGAGCGAAAACAGCGTGGAGATCGAAGGGGAGATGCAGATCATGGCAAACTACTTCTCCCTTAGCTCCTGCGGTGCGTCCGGCAACTGCCTCGACCTCTACGAGCAGCACCTCGGAGTCAGGGACGAGGATCCGAGGGGATCCTCGTTTCCCGACGAAGTCGTGGCCTGGGCCGTCAACGTGATGAGCGACTACGCGGAGAAGAACGGAGTCGTCCTCGACCTCAACCTCTACGGCCACGACACCGGAAAAACCCCCGCCCCCTACCGGACCTGGTGGATGGGATACTTCGACAGCCCGACGCCCGTCGATCCATCCTGGGAACCCGAGAGGCTCATGCAGGCGGTCGAATCGTGTCTGCAAGTCGGGATCTCGGGGCGCCTCGAAATCGCCGGCGTCTGTATCGGCAATCTCCACGTGAACGCCGGGCCGGGGCTCCTCTACCGCCATTGCCGCGCCACGCGCATCGCCGAGGACCCGAAGGCATTCGACTGGGTGCGCCGCTTGCAGACGGAGAAGCAGATCGAGATCTTCACCAACGATTCCCTTGCCTGGTACCTCTACCAAAAGAGGAGAAAGGAGGAGGGACTCCGTCCCCTCAAGAAGAAAATGACCGACCAAGACTTCGAGGTGATCCTCCGCCACGAAGTCGAGATGCCCGAGAACCTGGAGTTCCGCGGCGTCCGTCAGGCCTACTCAGGTCCTACTTCGTATTCCGGACACATCCGTCCCCACCCCTTCGTAATAGGCCCTCAGCACTTCAAGAGCACCGGCACCGGCATCGACGTCTCGGTCCCGTGCGCGCATTGCAAGCTCCCGATGAAGGAGCACACCTACAACCCCGCCGTCATGCTCGCCATCAAGGGATCGGTCCGGCAGAAAGTCCTGGCCGGTATCGCGAAGCAGATCGAAGAGAAAGCGAAGGAGATCGAACTCGCCGAACCGGTCATGAACCTCCTCGACGCAAGAACGGGAAAGGGCGCTGACCTCAAGACGCAGATCATCTCAGGAGACTCGTGATGAAGAGACTCGTCGATTCTCTCGACCTCGACAATCTCAAGAAAACTCTCGAGGAGGAGGGATGCCGGGTCCCTGAGAACCTGGAGGACGAGCTGGAAAAGTACCTCCGCATCCTCTCCTGGCGCCTGAAACCCGGGCGCCAGGAGGCGGATGTCGGATTCGAAAACATGGCCACGATGTCCAAGGCCGTCCGATCCCTCTTCCAAACCGACGTCTACCGCCACAAGGGTTGGTTCCTGAACGAAGGGAGAGGCGCGGTGCGACTCTGGAGCCCCGAATTCTTCAGCCCGTCCCAGCGGGCGCTGGACGACCCCCTTCCTCCCACGCTCAAGAAGGCCTGCCCCCTCATGAGGAGGAAGAGGAAGGGTCTCGTGTTCAATCCCCGCCGAGTGCTGGGAGAAATCCCGAGAACACTGAGCCGGAAATCGGGCCCGGAGCGCTACGTCTTCTTCTTCCGACAGAAGACGACAACCGGCACGGACGAGGCCGCGTTCCAGCTCACGAACAAGGCGGTCGAGAAGTCGATCCGAACCACGGTCTTCGCCGATCATCTTCTCCTTCTCAAGGACTCCGAAACGGCGCAGGCAACCTACCTCAAGGTGCTGGGTGGACACCGCATGTTCGTCTGGAATGAGTACGTCTCGATTCTTTTTTCCGAAAAGGATTGACGGCCACTCTCCCCCGGCTTACACTCCGGGTTGCTTCGGCGGTGCAACGCCGCGAAAGCTTCTGCCGGAAAAATGGGGGATCGACATGGACCCAGTTGAAAAATTGGGCGAGGGGTATTTTTGCCCCGACCAGGCCCTGCGCTTCAGCCGCCTCCCCGTCGAGGTCATGACCGCCCGCAACCTTCCCTTCCCGGCCCGCCTCCTGTACGCCTACGTCATCTTCCGGACCGGGTGGCCTTTCGAGGAGAAGCCCATCTGGTTCTCGGTGAGAAGGATGGCAGCGGACCTCGGCCTGGGACGGAGATCGGTGGAGCGCCACCTCGCCACCCTCAAGAGCGTCGGCCTCATCGACCGCTGGACCGTCGATGAGCGGACCTACACGATCCCGCGCCCGATCGACAGCAAGGTCATCGCTGAAATCGACCCGACTCTGACCTCCGCAGGGGGCCTCCGGGACCGGAGCGGGATCCGCCAGATGGACGGCGCCCCCCTATCTCCAGAAGAGCTACCCCCGCCACATATGGCGGGACCCCCCGCCACCGGTGGCGGACCACCCCCGCCACATATGGCGGACATAATAAGACAAAGGAAAGAGACAAAGGATACAGATACTCCGTCACGAAACGTGACGGAGTGTGGGGGGTGTGAAGAAATGGAAAAGGACCAGACTCACGGAGGCTCGGAGAGCCGGAGAAACCTCCTCGATATCGCGGACGAAGTTCAGCGGAAGAAAGAGAAGGCGGAGGCCAAGAGGCGCCTACGCCTCCAGGTCCGCAGCCACATGAACAAGGCAGAAACCTTTAGGGGCAAGGGATTCTGCAAGTTCGTCCAGACGATGTGCGGGTTCTACAACGTCGAGTTCGCGGACTTCATCAATCCCCAGGTCCGCCACGTCCCTCCCCGCTACGCCAAGCTCATGAACGACGCCCTCGAGAAGTTCATGGACGGGCACGGTCTTTCCAAGACCGAGGTCGCCGCCGTCCTTCACAAGGCGGTCGAGTCCTGGTCCAGGACGTCCGAGGTCATCAGCCACGACGGGAGGCTTTCGATCTACATGATCCGACGCCACGTCGACTACCTGGTCGAGACCTTCCACAAGCCCGGGAAGAAAAGAAGGGATCCCCGGGGCAGGATGCCCACGGATATCCCCACGTTCGAAAGCGCAGACGAGATGTTTGGAGAAGAAAAATGACCCAGCAACCGGAACAACAGCCTCCTCTGTTCACGGGCATCGTCGATCAGAAGACCTTCAAGATCGGAGACAAGATTTACGAGTCCGGCGACAAGGTCGAGCTCACGGAGGCGGAGGAAGAGATCCTGAGGTGGGTGCGGGACGCCGAAGAGGAATCCGTCGAGATCAGGCAGCGTCTCGTCGACTTCCTGATCCAGACCGACCGGGAAACCGCGATCGAGATCGCCAGGAGCGCCCATCGCCTGAGCTGGCTCGGGAACGAAACCAAGAGCCAGATCTTCTCCCTGGTCAACCGCCTCCAGGACCGGATCGGCGGCCAGATCCCGGTTCGACTCGAGAAGGACCTCTCGAGCCTCATCGTCCGCCCCTTGCGGATGGACTCGGAGTCCCTGAACTACACGGCCCCCCGGATCCGGGCCATGATCGGTATCGAGCCCCTCATGCCCGTGGTCGACCTCGCCAAGATCCTGGGGAAGATCACCGTCGACGTGCGGCTGAACAAGGACCTCGAGTTCCAGCCGATCCTCGTGAACGTGGAGAAGGCCGAGGAGGCTTCCTACGAGATGTTCCTGGAAGCGGTGACGAATCTTCTCAAGAAGCGCCCGCACCTCTCGAGCATCTTCGGGTTCGAGACCGCTCCCACGGAAGCAGGCGGCCTGACCGTCTGGCTCATGCTGGCTCCCGCCTGGGGAGGTCCCGATCCCCGGAACGCTCAGCGCGCCGAGGCGATCAAGTCCTTCGCGAAAGAGAAGAAACCGGAGTTCATCTTCGTCCTCAACAATCCCAAGCCCGAGTCCCCGAAGCTGATCAAGTACATCCTCTCCTTCCTGAAAGACGGAGGGGATGCCCTTCACCACGAGATCTACGTCGACCTCACCGGGTCCGAGCCGGAGATCTCGTGCAGTCAGATCAGGAAGGGCTTCGGTGCCCCCGAGGAGAACCTGTACACACAGATGCTCCAGGAGAAGTCATGACCGGGTCTCTTCCCCTTCTCGCTTTCGTCGATGGTAGCATCGACAACAACAAGACGGAGGACCTCTCCGTCGGTTCCTGCGCGGCGGTGATTGTCCGGTCGAGGAGGGCTCTTCCCTCCTCGCCGGAACCCGTCGTGGACCGCGTCGTCGTCTACGCAGAGCACCAGATCGGAAGGGAGAGCGTCACGAACAACCGGATGGAGCTCAGCGCCATCCTTCTGCTCACCTCAGCCATGACCTTCTTCGACGAGCAGCAGGTCACCTTCTTCTCGGACTCGCAGTGGTGCCTCGGCGCGCTGTTCAATCCGGAATGGACGGTGAAGAAGAACCTGGATCTCGTCAACCTCCTCAAGGAGCGGATCGAATCCTCCGAGCAGAAAGTCGTCGGTCTTCACGTGAAGGGGCACGCGGGATCCTTCCTGAACGTGCTCGCCGACTACGCTGCGCTCAGGGCAAGGGCCCAGCAGAAGACGATTCATCTGGACGTCCCCGCCCATCCGGAAACGGAAACGAAATGTCTTCTCTGCGCCAACTATCCCTGCAAGGCGGGGAAGCGCGTCAACAAGAAGGACTGGACGCTCGGCTTCTCGTACCTCAAGCGCAAGAAGTACCGGGTGTGTCCTCTTTTCACGCCCTACGTTCAAATGGCTTGGACCGGACTTCCGGGTTCAAGGGAGGAGGCCAGGAGATGAAACAAGGCATCGACGACGATGCGGCGGCGATCATCCACGCGTCCGCTCTCGCGGCGAGCCTCGAGACGGAGATGCGGAAGATCGCCGAGCGGGGAGAAACGCCCCCGAAGGACCTGCTCGTCGCGAAGGGCCTGGTGGAGAAGACGGTCGAAATTCTGAGGAGGGAGTATGGTCATCCGGAAAGACCCCCTGTTCGAGACCAGGGCGGTGGAGCTCTGGTTGCTGGACGTTCGACATCCGATTGGTATCGCCGAAGCCGTGGAGGCCCTCCCGAGGACGCAGCCGGGCTTCCTGATGGACGGAAGCCTCGTCGTCGTCGAAAAAGAAGACCCCGCAAACGACGTCGCAAGGGTTCTCGCGGCGCTGGCGAACCACGCGGAAACGGCGGATTCTTTGACTGCGCGTCAGGCCCTCGCCTGGTTGAGAAGGAACATCTGGTACGAGCCCGCCGAGATGACGGTCGAGGAGATGGTCGAGGCGACGGACGTGCTGATCGTGTCCCAGATCTCGGACCTGACGGTGCAGGAGCTCCGGGACCTGGGAAGTCACCTGATGATCCGGGCGGCGGACGCCGGGAAGGTGACGATCCTTCTCGGTGAACAGGCGGGCGAGGTCGACCTTTTGATCAAGGCCTACGGACCCCGAGTGAAGAGGATCGCATGAACATCCCGACCGAGGCGCGCCTTCTCAGGAAGGCGATCGACGGGAACTTCCAGACACTCTTCCAGCTCGGTTTCCGGGTGGAGATGCTGGCCGAGCCGTACAAGACAGCCTTCGACCGGCTGGTGACCTTCTACCGGAACCATAACGAGATGCCGTCCACGGATCGATTTCACACTCTCGTGAACGATCTCGGCGTGACCCTTCCTCCCGCTTCCGAATGCACCTCCGCGGCGTCGGTTTACCTCGAGCAGCTCGTGGAGTCGTACCTCGGGCAGGAGATCTTCAATGCGCTCGAAGAGGTCACCCAGAAATTCAACGCCGGGGCCTTGAAGCATCACGCCTTTCTCGCGTTCTGCATCGACCGACTCCAGAACATCCGCGAGACCTACGACTACCAGAACAGACCCTCGAGACCGAGAGACCTCGCGATGGGTCTGTGGCACTACTACTGCCAGACCGAGCGCGGGGAACACCCCGGCATCCCCATCGAACCCAACTTCCTGTCCCTCAACGAAGCGCTCGTCAAGTGGCGCCCCGCAAACATTACTACGATCGTGTCCCGGTCGGGCGTAGGCAAGACCTGGTTCTCGCTCATTCACGCCCTCTACGCGGCTCTGCTGGGCTTCCGGGTCTTCATCGCCTCGATGGAAATGACGGACGAGGAAATCAACCAGAGGCTCGCCGCCCTGGCGGCCATGGTGAACTTCGACCGTACCCTGAAGGGGACCCTGCTGACCGATCAGCGCGAACGCTTCATGCAGACCATTTCGGATCAGCACAATAACACGGGCTACTGGGCCAACATCCTGTACCTGAATCCGGGCTCCGACATGACCATCGACGCGGTAGAGGCGGAGGCAGGCGCCTTCGGGGCTCACCTCGTCGTGGCCGACGCCTTCTACGACTTCCCGGAGACTTCCTCCCAGAAGGACTTCGAGAAGATCAACGAAAACCTGAGACAGGTACGGAGGGTCTCCCTCCGCACGCACCGCCACTGGTTTCTCACGGCGCAGCTCAACAAGTCGGGCAGGGGGTACTGGGGCGCCGATGAATTCTCGATGGGCGGGAGCGACAAGTTCAACCACATCTCCAACAACGTCATCTACCTCGTCCAGGACCTCAGAATGAAGAGGAACGGCAAGGTCGTCATAAAGATCGGCAAGGCCCGGAACGCCGGCGATCAGAGGCCCTGGACCCACAACTGGAGCTTCTACGACATGAAGTGGGATCCCGTGTCCGTCTTCATAGAACCCAAGGCCACGAAACCGGGCCGAGGAAAAACCCTGGAGGGACATCTGTGATGAAGAAAAACGCTCGCAGGAAACCAGGAAAGTCGAAAGGCTTGCGGATCGATCGTATCTTCACGAGGAATCTCGGAGACGGACGAGCCGTCCACCCCTACGACGCGGTCACCTGGGAAAGGCGAGACATCGTCCACCGGACCAAGGAGAAGATCGTCTTCGAGCAGAAAGACGTAGAGGTCCCAGCCGCGTGGAGCGATCGAGCGGCATTCATCGCGGCCTCCAAATACTTCCGGGGCCACCTCAACCAGCCCGGCCGGGAAGCCAGCATAAAGGCCCTGTTCGACAGGGTCGTCGACACGATCACGGCGAAGGGAATCGAGGGAGGTTATTTCGATGAGAAGAATGCCGAGATCTTCAACCACGAGATCAAGGCCCTCCTCGTCGGTCAGCGGGCCGCCTTCAGCTCCCCGGTCTTCTTCAACGTCGGGGCGATGGACAAGCCCCAGGGGTCGGCTTGCCAGCCCTATCATGCGAGGGTTACGACCGCCAGGGGGCCTATGCCGATTGGCGAGATCGTCGACAAGAACATCATCGGTCTTTCGGTGTATGACGGCGATGGCCTGACGCAGGTTGTCGCGGTGAAGTGCAACGGGACGAAGCCCGTGTTCCGCATCGACCTGAGCGACGGGACCAGCGTTGAGGCGACCGCCGACCATCTTGTGTGCGCCCATGCCTCCAGACGAACGAAACGCATCGAATGGCAGAGGGTCGATCGTCTGCGGCCAGGGATGGTGATGCGGCTTTATCCGCATGCGCTGTTTCGTTCCATCGGGTTGCCGGGAAAGAAGTGCCCGGAGATCCGCTTTCCAGAGATCGTGGGCGTTCATTCGGTGGGCGAGCAGAAGGTTTACGACATACAGACGCGCAGCGGTAGGTACCTCAGCGAGGGGGTGCTTGTTCACAACTGCTTCATCCTCGGGATCGAAGACAACCTCGAAAGCATCTCCGATATCCAGAGAAGCGAGGTCAAAATCTTCAGCCGCGGCTCCGGTTCCGGCGTCAACCTCTCCACCCTGAGAGAGGCGGGCCACCCCCTGTCCAAAGGCGGCTTTGCGTCGGGCCCTATGTCCTTCTTCCTGGGATACGACGCCTGGGCGGGAGTGATCCGCTCGGGGGGAATCCTGCGCAGAGCCTCGAAGCTCCAGCGCCTGGACATCTGGCACCCCGACGTCTACAACGGAAAGGAAGACGGATCGGACTTCATCTCCTTCAAGGCTCAGGAAGAGCGCAAGGCCCGAAGCCTCGTCATGGCCGGCTACACGCCGGACGAGGCCTACCGGACGGTGCGCGGTCAGAACGCCAACCTCAGCGTCGGTCTCAGCGACGACTTCATGAAGGCCGCGATCGAAGGAAGGGAGTGGCCTCTCCAATCCGTGATCAGCGGCGCCGCCGTCGCCACCCACAAGGCTGACAAGATCCTCGACAGCATCATCAGCAACATGCACTTCTGCGGTGATCCGGGAATCCAGTTCCACTCCACGATCAACGAGTGGCACACGGTGCCGAAGGAGGGGGAAATCCTGAGCTCGAACCCTTGCGGCGAGTTCTTTTCGATCCCGGACTCCGCGTGCAATCTCGCCTCCATCAACCTCATGGCGTTCTTCGAGCTGCCGGAGGGCCTCTTCTTCGAGATGGAATTCAGCCAGGCCGTGCGGCTCATGCTGATCGCCCAGGACATCCTGGTCGACCTGTGCGGGTACCCCACCCCGGAGATCACCGAGAACTCCCACAAGATCCGGCCGCTCGGATTGAACTTCGCGAACCTCGGCGGCCTCGTCATGTCGATGGGTCTCCCTTACGACTCACCCGAGGCGAGGAACTGGGCGGGAACGATCTCGGCGCTCATGACGGGCGCGGCCTATCTCACGTCGATCGACATGGCGGAGACTCTCGGACCCTTCGAGTCGTTCACCTCGAACAGGCGCGATGTGATCAGGGTCCTCAAGATGCACGCTGAGAAGGTCAGCGATATGATCGCCCGCGAAGGGACGGAGATCGGCAGCCTCCTCGACAAGGCCAGGGAGATCTGGGAAGAGATCCTCAAGCGGGCCCCGAAATCCGGCGTGCGCAACTCCCAGGTCACACTCATGGCGCCCACGGGAACCGTGTCGATCATGATGGACTGCGCGACCACGGGAATCGAAGCCGGCTTCTGGCTGACAACCGAGAAGACCCTCGTGGACGGCGGCCATCTCTTCATGCCGCTGACCTCCATCCCTCTCGGCCTGGACGCCTTGGGCTACGAGGACCTCGAGAAGGAGAAGATCCTCGAACACGTCAAGACCCACCACATGATCGAGGGTGCGCCGGGCCTGAAGGAGACGGATCTGGCGGTCTTCGACACGACCTATCCTAACGGCAAAGGGAAGAGGGTCATCTCTTCGGATGGACATCTTCTCATGCTTGCGGCCGTCCAGGGATTCGTCTCGGGTGGGATCTCCAACACGATCGGATGCCCGAAGGACACGATCAAGGAAGAGTTCCGGCGTCTGATCGTCCGGTCCTGGAAGCTCGGGCTGAAAGGCATCACGGTCTACCGGGACGGATCGAAAGTCCATCAACCCATCAGCGGTGCGGGCAAGGCCGCCGCGGGATCTCCCGGCGAGTACCTGGTCCGATCCCAGAAGAAGAAGCTTCCCAGGACGCGCCCGGCGATCAACCACGCGTTCAGACTCGGCATGTCGAAGTGCTACCTCGACGTGGGGTTCTACCCCGAAGACAGGAAGGTCGGGGAGATCTTCGTCTCCATGGCCAAGCAGGGTTCGTCTCTCCGCGGCCTTCTCGAGGCGCTTTCCCTGTCCGTCAGCATCGGCCTTCAGCACCAAATTCCGCTGATCGTCTACGTCGAGAAGATGATCGACATGAACTTCGACCCCAAGGGCTGGACCGACAACGACAACATCCGCAGCGCCTCCTCGGTGGTGGATTACATCTTCAAGTTCCTCGCGCAGTTCGACGAGGAGTCCTCGGCACTTCTCGGCGGAGGCACCTCCTCCCAGGAAAAGATGCCCAAGAAAAATCCCGCGCCGGAAACGAACTCCCAAACGCTCGGCGACGTCTGTCCTCAATGCGGAAGCCTCATGATCCGGGTCAACGGAACCTGCAAGAGGTGTGCGGTCTGTCTGTTCACGGAAGGAACATGCGGATAGGAAGTCTCATGGACCGAAATTCTCTGTACTCGATTCTCGAGGGACTCCGGAACCTCGGAATCATCAGGAGTCACATTCACGAATCCGGGGAGAGCCACTTCAAGTTCTCCTGCTTCATGGCCGCCTACCGCCACGACGACGGAGATGACCGCTCTCCTTCCATGACCGCATACATATGCCCGGACGGACCGTCCTCCGTGAAGTGCTTCGCCTGCGGCTACAGGAAGAAATTCGTCACCGCCCTGGAAGACCTGAACGCGCTCACACAGGGAGCGGTTCTGAATCTCCTCGACACGAGCCGAACGATCGAGGACGAGACCCGGAAGGCGAGGCCGCCTGCTCCGAAGGTCGAAAAGAAAGTCAAGATCAACAACTACAACAACGAACTGACCCAGTATTTCCGAACGGGGATCCCGCCGGAAGGCGTCTCGTTCATCGAGTCGAAAGGCGTCCCGATCGGCGTGGCTCGCTGGCTCAAATTTTCGTGGATCGAGCAGGCCACCCGCTACCGGTACGACAAGGAACCCTACGAGATCAGGAATGCCGTCCTCATCCCGGTTCTTTCGAGAATTCAGGGACGGACGATATGCGTCGGCGCCCAGTACCGACCGCTCCAGCGTGAGGGAAAACGAGCGAAGTACGGGACGTTCTTCAAATTCAGTTCGGGCCACTTTCTCTACGGAGAGCACCTCCTCGACTACGCCAGGGGCGAGCGGCTCTTCGTACACGAGGGCTCGTTCGACGCAGCGCACTTCCTGTCTCTGGGAGAAAGAGCAGTCGCCCTCATCGGACTTTTCCTGGGTAAGAGCAAGATCCGGAAGATCATCCAGGCGGCCCCGAGAGTGGTGTACGTCATGCTCGATCCGGATCAAGAGGGGCAGAACGCCGCAACGACAGTCGTGAAGGAGCTCGTAGCTCATGGAGTCGCGGCGCAGAACATCGTTCCTCCGAAGGACCCCAAACTGATGACCAAGGACGATCTCAGGAACCTCTTAGGATTTTAGGAGGAGACATGAACGGAAATCCCAACCAGAGCTTCGGACAGGGCCAGCCCTTTCCGAATCAGCAGGGCCAGTTCCAGGGACACGGCTCTCCGCAGGGAGGTCAGTTCCAGCAGGCCGGGCAGTTCCAGCAGGGCGGCCCGCAACCCCAGCAGGGCGGCCCGCAGTTCTCGACCCAGGCCCAGGTGTCCCCCGAGACCCAAGCGATGCTGGCGGCAAGCGAGGAGTCGAAGCGACGCAACGTCTCGACTGGCAGCGCGATCTGGAACCAGATCTGGAGGCTCAGGGGGAACCTCCGGGACTTCTACCTCAAGAAAGGACAGAGCACCGACCTCATCCTCCTGACGGAGGGCAGCAGAATCCTGGCCCATGAGGTCTTCCGCAAGTGGGTCCAGGCCGGCGGGCACAGCTTCCCCGATGTCGAGACCGTTCGGTGCGTCTACTGGATGCTCAGCGCCGACGGGACCCAGTACATCCGGAATCCCCAGGGTCGTCCGTGTCCGGTCTGCAAGGTCCTGACGCGGGACCCCCGCTTCTACATGGTCTGGCCGGTCGTCGACCTCCGACCCGCCATCATCAGCGGCCAACAGTATTCCTACATGATCCGGCTGCTCGTCTGCTCCGACAGCGGGACGCTCGCCCACATCGGGAAGAGCATCGACGCCTACGCGAGCCAGACCGGCGGGCGCTCGACGCGCCAGTTCGCGCGCTTCTCGGTCAGCCGCTCGCAGGGGGACCGGACGCCGAGAATCGGAGACTCCTGGATCTTCAGGGGCTACGAGAATCCGGCGAACTGCCAGCCCCTCCTCAACCAGATCCCCGATCTGGAGCAGGGGTGGCCTCTGATGGACGATGAATCCCTGAAGCAGATCCTGACGACCCACATCAACCTCTGCAACACCCACGACACCGGCGGGCGGTGGACCTACTCCGAGGATGGCGCTCTCGAGGTCTTCGGCCGCCCCATGAACCAGGCCCAGAGCTCCAGGGGGACGATGTTCCAGGGCGGTTCCCAGCAGGGTTTCCAGCAGCAGAGCCAAGGCGGCTTCTCCCAGAACCCTCAGCAGCAGAGCCAGGGCGGCTTCCAGCAGTCCCCGCAGGGCCCCCAGTCCCAGCAGGGCTTCCAGCCTCAGCAGAGGCCGCAGACGGGGCAGAATCCCTTCGGCCAACAGCCGACCCAGCAAGGACTCTCCGGGCCCGGGTTCGGGCAGAATGTCGACCAGGGTCAACAAGGTTTTGCCCCTCAGAGCGGTTTTCAGGGCCCCGGCCCCGGCAACCAGTCCTTCCAGGGCCAGAACCAGTCCCAGCAGCGGCCTGCGCCCGCCCACGCGCAAGGATTCGGCCCCGCCCAGCCGCAGTTCGGCCAGCAGGCCGGTCCCTCCTCTGCCAATATGGCAGGGCCCCGTGGGACCATGTTCCAGACCTCCCAGGGGCAGCAACAGCCCCAGCAGGGCCAGATGCCTCAGCAGGCCCCCACGCCCACCCAGATGCAGGGCCAGCCCTCCATCGAGGACCTGGAAGACCTGAACGAGTCGAATGCCTACAACCCGTTCGAACAGAAACCTCTCTAACGAGGAGCGATGAAGTTCGGAGAGCTCAGAAAAAGAATCGAACGCCACGGGGTCGTCTCGATCGACCTCGAGACCAAAGCTCCCCCCGGGGAAGATCCCAAGGAAAGCAAGAACCCCCGCAAGGCCCATCTCGAGCTCATCGCCCTTGCGGCGGGACGGGGGAGCGACTACTACTCCATCGCCGTGGACCCGACACCGGAGGCCGTGGACTTCACCAGGCAGTGCCTGGCCAATCCCGGTCTCCGGGTCGTCGGCCACAACATCGTCCAGTTCGACCTCAGAGTTCTCCACCACCGCGGCATCTACGACATCCATCAGGTGAGAGCCAAGGTCATTGACACTCTGGTACTCTCCTGGCTCCTGAACGAGGAGATTCCCCACGGCCTGAAATTTCTCGTGAAGAAGGTCTTCCGGCACGACATGGTCGAGTACGAGGAGGCATTCCTCTACTCGAACGCTATCCGGCAGATGCAGGCTGCCGAGCGCGTCATCGCAGACGCCGAGAGGCAGAAGGGCGAGATCGACGACCGTCTGAGGAAAGAGGGAGAGGCCGAAAGACGGCGGCTTCTCGCGGAGCTCAAGAGCAAGTACAACGCCCGGAAAAAAGAGAACCGCGAGAAGATCGCGAACCTCAAGGAAAAGATCGATCTCTACGTGGAGAGCGGGTACGGGGAGCAGGTGCGGGAGGCACTCCGCGAGAAGATCCAAAACCAAATCGACGACCTTCAGGGATCGATCGTCCACCTGAGAGCCGAGGCCGACCGGGACAAGAGGACCTACGCCTGTGACGACGCCAAGCAAACCCTGCGGCTCTACTACTACTGCCGAAACAGGATCTACGAGGAGGGGATCCCCGACTGGGCCGAGCGGGAGATCCAGTCGGTCTTCGGCGCCGCTGCGATGGAGGCTGCCGGCATCCACGTGGAGCCCGAGCGTCTCCAGGAACTCGACGCGGTCTTCGATCCTCTGATCGAGGAATTCGAGGCGGACCTGTTCAACCTCGCCCACACGGAGTTCAACCCCAACTCGACCGACCAGGTCGGGCACATCCTCTATGACGTTCTCCGGCTCCCGGACTACAGCGGCGGAAAGCGCAAGACGAACGTCCACATCTTATCGAGGCTCAAGCACCCGATCGCCCAGGCGATCCTGAACTACAGGTCGATCACGAAGTTGCGGTCGACCTACGTCGTGAAACTGCTCGAGAGATCCCTCCAGGACCCGGAACATCGGATCTTCGCCAGGTTCAACCCGGTGGGGGCCGTCACGGGCCGCGCCTCCTCGAGCAACCCGAACCTCCAGAATATCCCGTCGCGGAAGAAACCGAAGGAATACGACGAGAGGATCCAGGGCCTAGGCCCGAAGATTCGGTGGGTGTTCAACGCGGCGAAAGGGCGGAAGCTCATCTGTGCCGACCTCTCCCAGATCGAACTCAGGCTCATCGCCTACGTAACGAGGGACCCTGTCTTCCTGAAGATCTACAGCGAGCGGGCGGTCCACAACAACATCCTCTACTACACGGGTGACGTCCACGAAACAACGCGCCGAGCCGTCTCCGAGATCGTCGGTTTCGACATCGGAAGGAAGCTGGCAAAATGTCTGGACGGCTCCACGATTGTCCACGCCGACGGGACGCTTCGATTGATCGAATCGATCCTCGTAGGAATCGAGCCCGACGAACACCGATCCATACCTCCGATCGACCTCGCAGACGGCCGCGGCGGATTCGTGAAGTCCAGGCAGGGCCTGGTCCGACACGACAGGCCGTGCAGAATCGTCGTCACCAAAAGAGGCGTCGTATGCTGTACGGACGACCACCGCTGGAAAACCGAGGACGGCTATCTCATCGAGGCCAGGCATCTCAAGCCGGGCATGAAGATTCCCGTCGCGGAAATTCCGATCATCAGAGACACGCACCCCAGGACGGTTCGCGTCAATCCGTTCACCCGACGAATCGAAGAACGAGGAGCATCCCTGGCTCTGAACGAGGACTGGGCCTACTTCGCCGGCTTGTTCCACGGGGATGGGTCCATGACCAATGATCATGCCTGCTGCATCACCCATGGGAGCGACGACAGGTACGCGCCGTGGCGATGCACCGTGAGCGAAGCATGCAAGAAGATCGGCTTGAATCCTTCCCGTTCAGGGGATCTCAGATACACCTACCTCGGATCAAGAACGGTCGTGCGCCTTCTGGCCGATCTCGGCCTCGTCAAGGGCAGGAACAAGGACATGCGTGTTCCCTGGTGGGTCGTCGAAGGAGGGCGCCGAATCATCTGCGCCTATCTGGCCGGACTCATAGACACGGATGGGACGGTAGGCGTCGACGTGAGCATCACCCAGAAGGATCCCATCTTCATCGGACAGATCGCCGTTCTGCTCCGATCCATCGGCTGCCCGATAAGCATCGAACCGTCATGGAACAAGACGTACAGACGGTGGTACTACCGTCTGCATCTTCTTGCTCCCGGGTTTGAAACTGCAAACGACGAAATCCCCCTTCGAGAGCAGAACAAGAAAGCGAGACTCGAGGCACGAGCCGCCAAGGTCTGTAAGCGGGCTCGAAAGATCGAAGACGAAGTTCGACTTGTCATCGATGCGGGCAGGCGGACCGTCTACGATTTTCACATCGAAAACGATGACCACCTCTATCTCCAAGGAGGTCTCCTGGGCCACAACAATCTGAATTTCGGGTTGATGTACGGCTTGGGTGCCGAAGGCTTCGCACGGTACGCGGGACTCTTCCTCCCGGACATGAGCTACGACGTTCAATCGTCGACGAAGTTCATAAACGCATTCATGCGTCTGTACGTGAAAATCCCCGAGACGATCGAGGACCTCGAGGAGCAGTGGCTCAGGGGTGTCCATAAGTTCACGCTCGTATCCGGCCGGCAGCGCCACTTCAATCCGAAGGACGACGTGCAGCCTGGTAAGATCTTCAACTCGATCATCCAGGGAAGCGCGGCCGATTTCTTGAAGTGCATCATCTCGTCGGTCTACGCGAACATCGTGAGGTCAGGGGCGTTCGGCGATTCCAAGATCGTCCTCCAGGTTCACGACGAGATCATGCTCGACGTGCCGGAGAGTCTGGCAGAAGACATCGCCGTCCTGACCAAGTACATCATGGAGCTTCCTTGGTTCGACATCGTCGTTCCGGTTCTCGCATCCGTGAAGGTCTGCGACGACTGGAGCGAGAAGGACAACGATGACGTTCCCGAGGTAGGATCCGTCCCTCCGGCCGAGACCGGAATCAAGCCTTCCGTCGCGATGCTGTCCGATGCCCAGAGGGTCTGGGCGTCAAAGTACGTCTCCGACTACCGGCAGTATCGGACGGCCCGATCCGAGCCCGACACGATGTCGGTTGAGGAGTACCTGAGAACTGGAGGGCGATGATGGAGAAGGATCTCTTCCTGGCTCTGTGCGGGGCCCACATCCAGACCGGCGGAAGCGTGACCATCAACACGTTCCGCTACCAGAGGAATATCGGCCTCTCGAGATTCGAGAAGATCGATGACAAGCGCCCGAAGCCTACACAATCCACAATGTGGTACGACGTAGAACCTCTTCTCGAAGATCTATCCCTCGTCCTCGACCGGTTCGCCCCTCATCTCTCCATGGATGACGTCGTCTTCACCCCTGAAGACGGAGACGCCGGCGTGACCTGGCGCTGCCTGAAGTACGATTTCCCGTTCCTGAGGATCGTGCTGGGAAAAGACAAGATCATGATGAGGTCAGTTCTGAATCGTCTCGGCCAAGTCCTCCGGGACACCCTGGACGGGAAGATGAACAAGAAGGAGTGAGCACATGGTCCAGACCAACGGAATCAACCTGGACGACGCGGTCGTCCAGCCCTACGGCAACCGGTCCAACAGGATCCTGAACGCGGAGGACCTGGCCGGAACCCTCGTCAAGAGGAGCCGGGCCCGCCTCGACCTGATCCTCAGGCGCCGCGACTTCGAGGCGGCCGTGGTCGAGACGGGGGACGGCCCCCGATTCGGCTTCAAGGTGTCGGGGCAGGGCGATCCCTTCCGCCCCACCGGGGTCGGACTCTCGCAGGCCGCCAGCCTGACGAAGGTCCACCTGGATGACTTCCGGCGGACCGCGGCGCGCTATCCCGCGCTCGCGGCCGACATCTTCAACACCTGGTGGCACGACGCGGACATCCTCAACCGGACCGGAACGGCCCGTCAGAGGAAGAAGAAGGTGGATCCGAACATCCATCGCCAGCTGATCCGGAACTTCCTTCCGACCAACGGAGACGGCGGTGTCATGCGGGCGATCCTCTCGAGCTCGTACAGGATCATCGACAACCACGACGTGGCGAGCGTGGGCCTGGACGAAGCCGCGAAGACCGGGAACAACCTGACGGTCTCGGGCGCTCTGTCCGACCGGACGATGTTCCTCGACATCATGACGGATGTCCGCTCCGAAATCACCTTCCCCGAGAAGGGACGGGGGCACAAGATGATCCGTGTCCCCTGCGGGGCCGGGCTGCGTCTGAAGGGTTCGGACGTGGGGCTCTCCACGCTGGTCGCCTGCCCCCTCCTCATGGTCTACTCCTGCTCCAACCTGCTGGTCAGTACCGAAGAGCTGAGGCAGATCCACATCGGCGCCGACTACTCGGACCTGACGGTCCTGTCCGAGAGCACGATCAGGAAGATGAACGAGTCCCTGTTCGCGCGTCTCCGAGACGTCGTCAGGGCGACGATGGTCAAGGACGAGTTCGACAAGGTCGTCGAGATCTTCTCCGAGAACGCGGGCTACCCGGTGGAAAACCCCCGCTTCACCATCGAGAACGTCTCGAAGAAGTTCTCCCTCCCCGAATCGACGGGGACCAGCATCCTGGACCGGTTCGTGAAGGAGGCGGACGAGGTCGGCAACAGCCGGTTCGCGCTGGCACAGGCGTTCACCGCCGAGGGCCGCGAGGTCGCGGAAACCGACTTCGAGAGGGCCGTCGGTCTTCAGGAGATCGGCTCGAACCTCCTGCGGATGGCGCAGAGGGACTTCGCCAAAACCATCGACGTGGAAGTGAAGTGAGAAGAACCCGCCCTCCCGGGGAGCCCCCATGCTCCTCGGGAGGGTCGTCAGGGGAGGACTGAAATGGCCAAGAAAACGGTGCGGGTAACATCCGTCCAGACGCGCCTCATGACACTCGAGGAGGCCGAAGCCATCGCGAGCGACGAGGGCCTCCTGTACCACGACGAAGGGAATCTTCCTGAGGGCGTCGTATTCGCCCGAAACTGCGACGACTTCCACTTCCTGGAGGCGGCCGAGGACGACAAAAAGACGAAGGAATTCATCGAGAACCTTCGAAGGAAGTCGACCTACTGCCACGTCTACTTCCCGGAGATCGGATGAGCGACATCAAGAAAACGACGCGCGCCCTCCAGAAGATGTACAAATACATCGCCGGCAAGCGCCTCAGCAAGATTCGCAAGGAGTTCTTGTCGGCCGTCTCCACGGCGGAGGACTGGCGCCGGAACGACCTGGCGGGCATGGGCTACTCTTGTGGCCTGTGCGTGGACTGCTGCAAGCGCATGCCCATCCTCTACGCTCCGATCGAGAAGATCATCCTCGAAAACGAGATCGCCAAGATGGTCAGGCCGGTCCGCGAGCATGTGGAGGACCGGGCGGCCGCTTTGCTCGAGAAGTGGAAGAGGTTCTGCGGGGACTACGGCGTGCCGTGGGCCCATCCCCCGAAATCGGACCTCTTCCAGTTCGAGTGGACCGAAGAGAACGAATGGTGTCCCTTTTTCCTGGGACACTGCCTCGTCTACAAAAGCCGCCCCATCTTCTGTCGAGTCGGCGCTTACCAGGTGTGCCGTCCCTTCAAGCACAGGACTCCTGCTCCGATCCCTGAGATGGCCAACGAGGGAATCCGTCAGGTTCTCCGATTCGGAAATCAACACCCCGAGTTCAACGATACGATCCCTCCGGAGTCCGGGACCACAATCGAGGACTGGTTGATCAGAGCCGTTCAGGAAATGAATAGATGGGTCAAAGACAGAAAACCCTCTGGGATAATTCCGATCCTCTCCCTCCTGACCAAGTGATCGTATTCCGGGGCCTTGCCGAGGTACCTCGGAAACGTATCGAGCAGAGGATGGATCACTTCGTGGCCAAGCCAAGACGATCCAAGCGGGCCCCCGGCAAGGCCACGACCTTTCCCGTCTTCTACAGCCTCGACGAGACCCGGTGTCTGGTCCCCAAGTACCTCTACCTCAGGAACAAAACCAAGATCAGGAACGAGACGGACTCCGTCTGCTTCCGGGGCCTCGACCTCGACAGGCCCATCGAGTTCAAGGGAAGCCTCAGGGACGAGCAGATTCCCGGCGTGAACGCCGCGGTAGAGATGCTCCGGAAATGGAGGGGAGCGATCATCCGTGGGAAGTGCGGCTCCGGAAAAACCGTGATCGGCGTCTATCTCCTTGCCAGACTCGGATCGAGACGGTCGGTCGTCCTGGTGGACCAGAACCACGTAGCGGAGCAGTGGGCCGAGGAGATCACGCGGTTCCTTCCCCAGGCGCGTATCTCGTTCGTGATGCCAAAGGCGACCCAAAACAGGATCAGAAAGAAAATCGGCATCGAAGGGGAGGCCCCGTCCAACGTCGACTTCTCAGGCAACATCGTCATTGTCATGGCTCAGACGGCCTTCAAGCACCTGAACCCGGCGAACCCGGTGGAGTGCGGGCTCCTGGTGGTGGACGAGGCCCACAAATTCTCGGCCAACAGCTTCATCAGAAGCATCTTCAATTTCTGCTTCTCCTACTCGGTCGGGCTCACCGCGACCGACGAGCGTCCCGACAGGCTCTCCTGGATCTTCAAGTACACGCTCGGACCCAACGTCGTCGAGGTGGAAGGAAGACGGATGAGCCCCTTCGTCCTCTTGGTGGACACTCCTCTCCAAGCCAGGATCAGCGAGGAGGATCACAAGATCTTCTTTTGCCAGAACCTCTACAAGACGATGACCAAGTCCCGATGCAGGGACTTCTGCGCCCTCGACGGGAAATGCGAGTGGCAAGGAACCGGAAACTCGATCCACTACAACGACATGTGGCACGCCCTCGTCGAGGACCCTCTCTACCGGGAGGGCCTGCTCTACCTGATCAGGGCCTTGTACGAGAATGGCCGCCAGGCTCTCATCTTCTCCAAGTTCAAGGCCCACCTGGAGGACCTGCGAAACGAGTCCGTGCGACGGGGCATCCCGGAGGAGATGACTTCCCTGTTCTTTGGAGGGATGGAAAAGACATCGTGCCTCGCCAAGCAGATGACCTTCACGACCTACAAGAACACCGAGCATGCGATAAACGCCCCGCACAAGGACGCGGCGCTGTTCTGCATGCCCATCAACAGGGTGGAGCAGGTCGGGGGCAGGATCGAGCGGTACGTCGAGGGAAAGTCCCGTCCCATCCTCATCGATCCGATCATTCGGGGCACGGAGACCTTCGTTCACCAGCACCAGAACCACGTCAAGTTCTATAGGAGCAGAGGCTATGAAATCGTCCAGTGCGACCCTGGCGATGCCGCTCGTTGGATCGCTCAGGTTCGTCAAGCATGTTCGGGGACGTCCCGATGAAGTCATTCGGGAGCGCGTCCTTTTCGAACAGGAAATCGACATGGAGGAAGTGATGGCGAAGAAATCGGCAGGCAAGAAGAAAACGACGGAGAAGAAACAGGAGGCTCCCCCGGTGTCGGCGCCCTTCGCGATGCCCATGTACTTCCGGATCAACGAGAAGCTCGCCAACGTGTTCGGCGACTACTCGAGTCTGGAAGTCGGGTTCGACATCCCGATCTACGCGGGAAAGGACTTCGAGAAGGCGGTCGACGACCTCATGCCCAGGATCGTCCAGAAGATCCAGACGACCATGAACCAGATCGTCCAGGGATCCGGCTGGCCCGCCCCGTGGGGGCAGCAGGCCACGCAGCCCCAGCCGCCGCAGGGCCAGAACTTCGGGCCCGCGCCGGCGACCCCCGCGGGCGGCCCGCAGTTTGGCCCCCAGGGAGGCCGCCCCCAGTTCGGACAGCAGCAGTACGGCCAGGGGCAGCCCCAGCAGGGACAGCAGGGACAGCAGGGACAGCAGGGACAGGTCCCGCCGACGACCCCTCCGGGATTTACCCAGTCGTAGCGTTGGTCCGGAGCGACGGGTCCAAGCCCTGCTTGGGCCCGTCGTAACCGGTCTGGGAGAGAAGACGTGGCAAAAAAGAAGACCCTCAAGAAGGCCGCGGCAAAGACCTCCAAGAAAAAGAAGGCGAAGAAGAAGGTATGCCCGGAGTGCGGCGGCGAAAAGACCGGCCGGACGTACGACCACGCCGAGACCTGTTCGAAGTTCAAGGGAAAGAAGGAGGCTCCCAAGACCGTCGTGCGGATGGAGATGTCGGAACTCGCCAAGAAGTACCAGGCAACATACGGGGACAACTTCCTGGTCGGCTCCGAAGATTTCGACGTCTTCTCGATGAACAGGATCTACACCTCGATCTTCGAAGTGGACTTCGTCATGAAGCTCGCCTTCGGAAAGAGGATCTGCATCAGTGGCGATGAGTCCGTGGGTAAGACGGTTCTCTGCCACATCATCGCCGGCGCAGCGCAGAGAACCTGCCGCCACTGCTTCCTCCCCATCATCAACTGGACCAACGAGGAAACGGGGGAGATCAAGGCTGCCTGCAAGTGTGGAAAGTGCCAGCCGATGGTCGTTCTGCACCTGGATGTCGAGGACTCCTTCGATCCTCCGTGGGCCAGGAGATGGGGAGTCCGCGTGGAGGACAAGAAGATCAAGAGGCAGGGCTTCGAGATCATGAAGAGCAAGGACGAGTCCTTCTGGGTCTGCCTCCCGAGCGACGGGAACTTCGCGTTCGATTTCGCCGTTGACGCCATCAAGTGCAACGCGGTCGACGTGGTGATCTTCGACTCCCTGGCCATGCTGATGCCGAGGGAGTCCACCGAGACAGGGACGGGCGAGGGCCGGATCTCGCCCCTGGCGCGGCTTGCCTCCGACGGGCTCCGCCGAATCGTGAATGCCCAGATCATCGCCCGCCAGTCCTTCAACGCGAGAGCCACCACGATCTGGACAAACCAGTTCTACCAGGGCCCGACGAAGAACCCGAGGCAGAACCCCAACAGGCTCTCGGCGGGGCTCAAGGCGAAGTACACGGCCGACTACGAAATGAGAATCACGAGTGCCCGGTACGACATGGACGCCAGGAAGAGCCGGGTGGGGCACGACAGATCAGCCCGCTACGTGGACGTCACGTTCCAAGGAAGAAAGTCCAAGGGAGGAGGACCTCCTCTCGGAGAAGGGCAGTTCCGCCTCTACCTGGACACCACCAAGACCCGGCACGACTTCATGCACGCGGGGCAGACCGACGACTACGACCGCCTGTTCGCGTACCTCCACGATCTCGGGCACTACAAGCAGGAGAAGGGATCCCACGTTCTCATGGGCCGGAAGTTCTCCCGCGTCTCGGACATGAAGCAGTTCCTCATGCGGGACGACATCGCCTACCTCTCCAGGTACCTCATCTTCAGGGAGATGCTCCAGACCAGCGCGAAAGATCATCTCAGGCTCGAACACTACAACTATTCACCTTGGGGGCTCGATCCCTATGTCGAACAGATCGAAGAGGCGGATTCGACTTCCGTTGACGAAAGTGAGAGCGGACCGGAAGGAGGAGATCCTGGCGAGGGAGAAGGCCCGGATTGGGGAAACATCGGACAGGAGTCGTGAGACCTCGAGGAAGAACAGGGAGATGGGAAACGCATTCGAGCGGTTCCTCTCCAATTACCTCGGCGCCGAGATTCAGAGGGGGTCCGGGTCAGGCCTGATCGACAGGGAGGACCTGATCCTCGGAGACGACTTTCTCTGCCAGCTGAAGGCCACCTCCAAGGCATCCATGCAGGTCAAGTCGTCCGCCCTGAAGAAGCTCGTACAGAACGCCGAAAGGGCAGGAAGATCTCCGCTCTTCATCATCGGATTCGAGGAGAATGGGGTCTTCACGCCCTCGAGGGTTTTCGTGGCGGTTCCTCTGGGGGACTGGATCGAGGAGAGATGAGCGAAGAAAAACAACGACTCCTGGCGATGTGGCCCGAGGTGGTGGCTTGCAACTCGTGCGCCATCTCGCAGTACGCCAGGAACAAGGTATTCGGAGACGGCAACGCAAAAGCCCGGATCGTGGCCGTGGGAGAGGCTCCTGGAGAGGGCGAGGACGCCTCCGGCCACCCCTTCATTGGCCGCGCCGGCGTCACGCTGACGTCATGCCTCTCCGAAGCCGGGATCGATCGCCGGACCATCTTCATAACGAACTGCGTGAAATGCCACCCGCCGAAGGAACTCACGCCCCCGTCGGGAAATAGGGCACCCGACCCGGTCGAGATCCAGAACTGTCTTCCATTCCTGCACAGGCAGATCGACATCATCAGGCCGAGAATCATCATTGTCCTGGGGCGGGTTCCGCTCTTCGGGCTCTTCGGCGTCGAAGCCAGGCCCTTCAGTCCCTGGTTCGGGCGCCAGATCCCCTACACCACATTGAGCGGAGAAATCATCCCCTCCGTCATCACTTACCACCCCCAATACCTCGGGTACCGTCAAGGAGACCGGGACCTCCGAATCAAGTATGTCGATTTGTTCAGAAGGATAAGAGAATGGACCGAGAGCCAGCCCGGATGAGCGACACCGAGATCCATCAGATGTTTCTGCTGGCCGCCTTCTTCGCCGATACCGATCTCGGAAGGATCACGATCGGTGAAGAAAAAGTGACTGTGAAAAGGCCCGGCAAGCCTGACACCGAAATTCCCAAGGAGGCCTTGCCCAGGATGAGCCTCCTCGAACTGGGCGATCGCCTGAAGGAAGGGGAACCTGCATGAATGCTCTGGCAGAGTTACTGGGAAACTTCAATCGAAGCATCCTGTTCGACGAGACGGACAAGGAAGTCACCAAGCTTCTCTCGTCTTTCCTCTCGGGAAGAACCAACCGCAGATCGAGCAAGCGCGTCTCGGTCAGCGACCTCCTCTACCCCTGCTACAGAAGGATGATGTTCAAGCTCAAGGACAGTCTCACCGATCCGATGGGCCCTCCCAAAAGCCAGAAGATGTTCAACGCGGGGACGGCGTGCCATGAATGGTGGCAAAACCGATACTTCGGCCCCATGGGCATCCTCCACGGAGACTGGGAGTGCTCCTGCTGCAAGAGGATCGTCCGCGGGACGATGCCGACCGAACCCTGCATGACGGAGCACTCTCTCGTACCCGAAGAGGGTCTGAAAACCTGGGAACCAGAGGTCAAGACCTGCAACGATCTCAAGGCCGAGTGGAAGTTCAAGGAAGTTCGCTTGGAGATGGAGATCAACGGCATACCCCTGGTAGGATATTCCGACGGCGTGCTCCTACTCTCCGAGGATACTCTCCTCGAGCTGAAGTCCATGAAGACGAATCTCTGGGAAGAGACCAAGAAAGCGCGCCCGAGAGATGTTCATCAGGCTGAGATCTACTCCTGGATCTGGGGCATCAAAAGAATCCTGGTGGGGTACATCGACCGAGGGTCGTGGGACTTCAAGCCCTTCATCCGGAAGGCAACGGATGGGGGCATAACCCTGGTAACCCAGAACACCGCCATTCTGGCCTCGATCATGGAAGCGACCGGCGGGAATCCCATGCTGGCGCCTGGGATCTGCAAGTCACGGAACAGCGGGAAAGCACCGACCTGCGGCGGACGGGATCTGTGCTTCCCCAAGAAGCGTGGAGGAAGGAAGAAATGAAGGGAAAGAAGACGCCAAAGAAGCCCTCGAAGAAGACGTCAAAGAAGAAGGCCTCGAAAAAGGCAGCGAAGAAACCGGCGAAGAAACCGGCGAAGAAACCGGCGAAGAAACCGGCCAAACCGGAGAAGGTCGAAATCGAGACCACCCCCATGTCCGACTCCGAGTCCCTGATCACGGAGCTGGGCATCGACGTCGGCATCAAGGCCTTCAAGGACCCCATGACCCTGTCCTCGATGGACCTCGAGGAGAAGGCGATCAAGCTCGTGCGAGACCGCTCCCAGAACGACGCGGAGCTGGCGGCGACCCTCTACGCCATCGAGAAGAAGAACATCCCGGTCTCCCACGGATTCGATCCCAAGGACTACTTCCGGGAGCAGATCGGGATCAGCCACACCCGCGCCTTCGAGATGATCAAGACCTGGGAGATGCTGATCCTGGTCGGCGTGAAGAACGTGAAGCGCCTGATCGGCCTCTCGTGGGAGAAGCTGAAGATCGTGAAGCGCGGGATCGCCAAGGACCTCATCAACGCGTCCACCATCGACCTGTGGCTCGGGAAGTGCATCGCCGATCCCAAGGCGCGGGGGTACACGACCCTGGAGAGCCTCGAACGCCAGCTCAGGGACAAGGAGGGCAAGGACGCCAAGGAGATGCCGGACAAGCTCAAGAGCGTGAGCTTCAAGATCCCCGGGAACGAGATGCACCTCATCCACACCTTCGAGGACGTCGCCTCCAAGGCCCTCGAGTCGGACGCCCGCGGGGAGTGGTATCTCCAGGCTCTGACCGAGTTCGCGTCCAACTACGCCAACACCCTCGAGGGGAAGGACCACTTGTACTGGAAGTCGCGCGGCCTCACGGTCCTCAAGGAGGTGGCGGAGCGCGCCGCCCCCGTCGTCTGCGTGTTCATCCCCCTCTCCGACGAGATCACCGCCGAGCGCATCGGCGTCGCCCCCACCTCCCTCATCTACCAGGGCTACAAGGACGGCGAGAAGGAGCCGCTCATGTGCCTGGCCAACTCGGTCGCGCATGCCAAGAAGACGATGGGCGTGAAGCACGTCCGCGAGTTCCCCATCATCGTCGGGGAAGGCATCAAGATGGGCGAGTACGTCCCGCTGCGCACCGACCAGGTGGACCTCTCCGAGAAGGCGATCCAGCAGGCCCAGGCGATCAAGTCGAGCCCGGCCGTCAACAAGAAGATCGCCGAGATGGTCAAGAAGATGGGCGTGACCCAGGACGTCTACGAGACGCACAAGCGCATCCTCGAGAACAAGCGTCCCCAGGGACTTCACGTCAACCGCGCCATCCTCGCGTGGCTCTACACGTTGGAGGCGAGCCGCGGATGATCATCCATGTGGATGCAGCGTTCACCAAGCACCGGTCCGGGGTTGGGGTGGTGATCCTGAAGAACAAGAAGATCTACCAGCGCGCGGAGGGCACGGTCCCCTCCTCCCTCTCGAGATCGAGTATCGAAGCGGAGGCTTGCGCCGTGCTCTTCGGCCTCGATCTCGCGATATCGGAGGCACGTATTCGTCCCCCGAAAAAGACCCAATCCCTTATAATCCACACGGACTGTCTCTCCCTGATCGAAGGAGTGTACGACTCTGAGAAGAGGCCCAGGACGGCCGAGGCCGTGATCCGGACCGCTGTCAAGGAACTGAACAAGTCCGTCGAGAAAGGAATCTTCAGCGGCTGGAGAATCGAGCCCTTGAAGAGCGGGGAGAACCTGGCGCACGACCCAGCCGTAGAAGCGAGGTTCGCATGGACCAGCCGAATCCGGCAAAGGTGAAGAAGTTCTGGTCGATCATCATCAATAAAATCGAGATCTCCCCAACTGCCCAGATGGGCATTCGAGCGCGGGTTCTCGGCTGGTTCATCTACGTCATCATGAGGGCGGGGAAAAACAACCGGTCCCTCAACTATCACTACCTGACGCCGAGAGACCGTCCGTTCGAGTTCGACGTCCCTTCCTGGTTCTTCGAGGACAAGACGGTCGACAAGATCACTGCGCGGGACGTGGTGAACCAGTTCATCCGTCTCATGAAGGTCCCCGTCGAGGTCATCCCCCCGCGGCCGCTGGATCTGCCTTGGCACAAACTCCCTCCCTCCAAGCGGAAGGAGATCATCAGCAAGCTGCTCAAGCAGCAGAACGCCGATTTGATCGAGAGGCCTCCCGATGCCGAAGAAGAAGAAAATTGACCGGCCGAAGATCCTGGGTCTCGACACGTCGTCGGTGAGAACAGGGTATGCCGTGGTCCAGATCGATCTGAGGAAGCGAAAGAAGATCGAGTTCCTCGACCATGGCTCATTTCAGGTCGGCAAGGGCGGAATCGGGGAGCGGCTCGTCCGGTTCCAAAAGGAGATCCGGCGCATCCTCGAGAGGAACAAGCCGGACACAGCCGCGATCGAGCGCCACCACCTCCGGTTCGTGAAGACGGCCCAGACTCTTTTCAAGTTCGCCGGCGTAGCCATCACGGAGGCCGCGGCGGCGACCAGCCGCGAGGTCGACGAGATCAATCAGGAGACCATCCGAAGCGTCCTGGGGTGCGTCCCAAGGACGAGGAAGGAAGCGAAGGAAGAGATCATGCGGATCTTGCGGGACGACTACGGCGTAGAGGTGGAGAACGACGACGAGGGAGATGCGGTGGCGGTGGCGATCGTGGGTGCCGGACGTCTCAGAAAGGCTCAAACGGAAAGGACCGGGCCCTGACATGATGCACCTTCTCAGGGACTACGAGGACAAGAAAGCCGTCGGAGAGTGCGGCGCCAAGAATCTGAAGGACTCTGAGGCCACCATGAGGTTCTGCGACGTCGACTGCCCTCAGTGTCAAAAAACGCGAGCCTTCAAGAAGGGAATGAATCATCCCTTCTACGGCGTGCCTCAGGAAAAGAGATCCCGAAAACCTCGAAGAATTGAAGTCGAGGAAGTCCCGGACGAGGACGGCCCTACATGGGAAGAGATCGAGAAGAGTCATCTTGGGTAGGAGGTTCCGTAAACCAGGATCTCTCGTTGGAGTTTTGTCGCGCTAAAGGGTGGGTACACGATCGGCGCGCAGAACATCCTCGCTCGCACACTAGCGACCCTGGGGAGCGTAGAGTCCCCCAGGCCTCAAAGGTCGGTGAAATAGGTGACTATTCATGGACCAACTCTGCTTTTGGTTGATGGTAAGTTCATCCTCAGGTTCCTCTGATCTTTGGACCCGGAATCCCGGTCCAAGTCGTTGACACGGAGGCACCGACAATATAGGCTCAAAGCGTGGAGCAGGAACTATTCAAAGACGGGGCCGTACGCTGTCCTTACTGCGGGTCCACGATCCTCAGATGCTTGAAGACCACAGACATCGAGACGGACGGGATCAAACAGAAAGGAACGAAGTACCTCTGTCAGTCCTGCGGTCGGACATCCTCGATTCCGGACTGAAGGATGTCCGGTTCGGATTTCTCGTCCGGGCGGCCTTCGACCGGCTGACTCACGCGAAACTGACCCTCCTTTCCCGCCTCTCCGGACGCACCAGCCAGGACATTTTCAGGGTATTCCTGGCCGTCTATGAAGCGTACCCGGAGTATCTTCCTGCCGTCAAAAGACACCGCCCTGTGACCGTTTCGGTCCGACTGAGCCAGCGCGACGCGGACCTCTCCCTTGACTGGGCGTGGCATCGAAGAATCAGGCGTAATCACTTTCTCGGGGCCCTGGCGGAGGCTATCTTCGCCAGGGTCCCATTTGAAACGCTTGTCTCGGTTTTTAGAGAGCAGGTCGACCGACAGGCGAGAATTCTGGAGACGATCGAATGTACTACTACTGCGAGGCGTGCGAATCGAGAATCAAGTTTCCCACCGAAACGGGAAAGCCCGTCTGCCCCACCTGCGGAAATGACCTGATCACGATCGGCGAGGGGGGAGACCTCGGCTCGCTGATGAACGGGGTGATGTCCCTGGCGGTTCGAGCGATAAAGGGAGTCGAGACGCTGAACAAGACTCTCGAGGATTTGAGCGGGAAGCTCGATCAAATTCGCGGGGAGATGCGGGAGAACAACAAAGTCGAGCACCGCAAGATCGCCTACAACATGGCCCTGGACAACGCCCGTGCCGCGATCAAGGACATCGTCCACAAGAAGATCATGGAGGGCGGCGAGGATGAGTGAGGAGAAGAAAAGCGAGCACAAGATAATCCTCCCGACCGACCCCAAGTTCAAGAAGGCCCTCGAGACCTACGCGCCAGGCGCCTTCAAAAGCTACCTGAAGGACAGCGGGGGGCTCGAGAGCATGGGCGACGAACCCTCAGGACTCGAGCCTACGTGGGTCCACAGGGAGTACCCTCGATTCCACCTGAACCACACCATCATGGACCTCTCGCCGACCCAGTCAAAAATCGTAATGCACTTCAAGAAGATCAGCCCCCAAGACATGGAGACGCTCGGCGAGGTGGTCTACCGGACACTTCAGGGGACGTCGATGTCGGTGCAGGCAGAGGCTGGAAGAAGTCCGGTCTACAGATCCCAGTGGGACCTGATCATCTTCACCACCAAGTTCGAAGCACCCATGCTGAGGAACCGCATCCTCTCCCAGGTTGACCACTTCGAAGACTTCAGGAAATGAAGAAGTACGAAGACTCCGACTTCGGAGACTTTTGCAGGATGTTCGAGGGGGTCGAAGTTCTAACTCCCGCAGAGGAGAAGCGCCTCCTCCTCCGAATCAAGAAGGGAGACCAAGAAGCAAAAGAGCACTTCATCAAAGCCAACATCCGGTTGGTCATCTCGAGAGTCCTTCGCTTCTGCTCCCCGAACGACCCCCGCACCATGACTCTCATCAGCGACGGGATCCGAGGCCTGTTCACGGCGATAGACCGGTTCAAGGTCGAGCTCGGTTTCAAGTTCTCTACCTACGCGGTCTGCTGGATAGAGTCCGGGATACGGAAGGGACTGAAGTTCTTCGAGAAGGAAACCGTGGCGTCCCTCACCAACATGGCTCACGCCTACAAGACGGGCAAGAGAGACCTGACGGAAATGCTCGGACGATCCCCGACGGACAGGGAAGTGGCCGAGTACCTCGGGTGGTCCTCCTACAAAACGCGGGTCTTCCAGAAGTACAAGGAAGACCGAGCCATGATTGCCCACAATCTTTCCGGCGAGATCCCGGCCGATACCCAGGAGAGCCCCATCAGCCAGTCTGTCGGAAAGGAAGTAAGAGAGAGCATAGGGCGTGTTCTAAAGAGGCTCACCACGCTTGAAGAGGACGTCATCCGCCGGCGCTACGGAATCGGCTGCCAGGAACAGACACTGGCGGACATATCCCTGGTCTACAAGAAATCGAGGGAGAGGATCCGCCAGATCGAATCGACTGCTTTGAGAAAACTCTTCATCCTTCTCAAGGAATCTGATATCCCCCCGGAAATGAGAGCGAACCCCCCGGAAAAACCAGGGGGTCCGCAGGATGAAGAGGAATAGGCGAGTTTCTACGCCGCCTGTCTCAAGTCGTACACCTGGATCGGGCGGACCATGTCGAACTGCCCGTTCACACCCTCGGCGATGATCACGTTGTTGGAGTCGACGCCGATCGAGTGCGCCTCGATCATGCAGTCCTCCATGTAGAACGCCCCATAGGGACGGTTCCGGGCGTCCTTGAAGAACGGGCAGAGGCCGGTCGGGATGTTGAAGAGCTCGCTCGCCAGGTTGATGAAGAAGTCCCGGTTGTCGTTGTTCGAACGCGCCCCGAAACCAGGAGCGAGCTGGAACCGGCTCCCGGCCGCCGGAAAGAGGCTCTCGTAGCTCGGCGGCGTTCGCAGCTGGTCCTGCTGCCGGGGAGTCGTTCCGTCCGCGGCGAAGTTGAACGGCTGCCCGTAGCCCCTTCTGGGCGCCACGGCGTACATAAGCCGCAGGAGGCTCGGCCCGTAGAAGAGGATGCGGTTGACCTGGAAGTTGGCGAAGAGGCGCCCAGGGACGAAGTAGGACCGCTTCGATCCGATCTCGAAAAGACGAGCTACCTGGCGGTTCTGGGCCACCTGCAAGGTCTGCAAGAGACCGATCGGATAGAAGTAGCTCTTGGCGGCCAAGGCGTCCGCGTTGTCGTCCTGGACCATGGCCAGGCGCGAGGGGCCCGCCAAGATCAGGGCGGACTCCGCCGTGACGTACTCACCGTTCTGGAGTTCCGCCTGGACATGCTCCGAGGCGAAGTTCCAGTTGACGAAGCTGGTGCGGGCCATGTTCTGCTCCTTTTCTCAGATGTAGATCGTGATCTTCATGGACGCGGCGCCCACGAACGGAGTTGCGTCGAAATCCAGGGCGATCGTGTTGGGAAGGTTCTCGACCTCCCGGATGTCCAGGAAATCGAGTTCCCGGAGATCCCTGTCCTCGTCCACGACCTTGGTCCGGACACTCTCCACGTTGGCGCTCACGATGTCGAAATAGCTCCCCTCGATGTTGTACGGGCCGAGGAGGGGGTCCATCTGCCTGCGCAGGAAGCGGGCCAGGTTGTCGATCTGGACGGTGACCGAATCCTCGAGCTTGAGGACGTCGCTCGTGTCCGTGGTCACGGCGCGCCCCGCGATGACATCCCCGCCCGCCTGGGCTTGGGAGGCCACCCAGTTCCCGCCGTCGAGGACGACGTCGTTCAACTCCTCGTTTCCGCCGTAGAAGTCCCCGAAGGGATTCAGGAGACGGTAGATCCCCGTGCCGGGAATCTTGGTGAGAGACTGCGCCGGTTTCTCGGTCGCGCGCATGGCGCCGAACATCGCGGCCAGGAAGTAGGCCGGAACCTGCTGGATGACGTCGCCGCCCCCGTAGAAACCGGACTGCTCGGTTGGGTCGGTTTCGTCGGTGAACTCCACCTCGATGTTGTAGGGGAAGACGTTCCGGATGCGCCGGTTCGCGATGCCCTCCGCGTATTCGGCGATCTCTCCGGCGTACTCGGCGTCGGTCAGGGACCTGGACTTGATCGTCCAGTCGTCGATCGTTCCACTGACCGGAGGCGCCCCTCCGATTCCGTTGTCGTTGACCACGGTCAGGATCGTGGTCGCTCCCGACTGGATCGAGATGATCCGGGCCGAGAAGTCGTACTCGGTTCCGGACACGTCGGCGGTGCCTTCCATCAGGTCCCCGACGATCACGCCCTGCGCCACGAGATCTTCCGCCACGGTGACGGTCGTGGTCGTCGTGGTCTTGTTGAAGGTGGACGTGCTTCCCGTGGCCCGGGTGGTCTGGCGCTCGAAGAGATGGTTCTGGAACATGATCCGGTCGCGCTTCACCTCCGGCGTGGACTGCTCGTCCACGTGGTTGCGGAAGGCCGAGAGGACGCTTTCGTTCTGCGTCAGCGGGACCAGGATGTAGAAGAGGTCGCTCTTCAGGTGCTCGATCGCGTCCGTCCAGGACTGCACGGTGTCGTCCTCGACCTGGAGGGCGTAGACCGGGAAGGTCGAGTTCAGGGTCGCGATTCGGGCTGCCATCCCGAGAGGATTGGCGGGCACGGGGAACCCCAATAGGTCCTCCCAGGTGTCGTCGTTCACCTGGACCGGGTTGGAGGCGTAGACGTTCCGGCGCGCGGTGAACGTGGTCAGAACGGTTCCAGCCAGGCTGGAGCCCGAGATCGTCTTCTCGATCGTGTAGTCCAGGTTCGAGAGGTTGTCGTAGGCGGTGATGGTGTACTTCAGGTCGGTGAAGGCCTGGTCCGGAGGCGTCCCGGCGTTGAGATTCCGGACGATCAGGTTGTTGGCGTCGACGACCCGGCTCACCGTCAGGTCGGCCTCCGTCTGATCGGCCACGTAGAAGGCGAAGTTCGAATCCGTCCAGCTCGAGGGAGGCGTCCCGGGAACCAGGTTCTTGATGAACATCTCGTACTGGTTCAGGGCCCCGGGGAAACCGGGGTTGGTGCTGGCGCCGACGACCGTGACCTCGAACATGGCCTGCCCCGAGGCGCTGTAGACCGTGTCGCCCACGGCCACGCCCGCAGCCTCGAAGTCCTTGTTGACGGCCGTCATGTACCGCTCTCCCGCCGGCACGTTCGGGACGCTCTCGGCCGTGATCGAGGCGCCGAGAGAGCTCAGGAGCGGGGATCCCCCGTCATTCCAGATCTCCCAGGTCACACCCGTGCCCGTCGCAGACGACTGCGGGCGGTCGGGATCCCAGTTCTGAACCGTCAGCTGGGTCGCCGAATCCACGGAGACGATCTTGAAGATCGGCCGGGCGTTCGTCGTCCCTCCCGCGTCGTTGATCCCGTGCACCACCACGCTGTGCTGGCCGGGAACCAGTCCCAGGGTCGTGAGGTCGATGGCGTTCGGGTTCCCGCCGCCGATGTTGAAGGTGCGGTTCCCTCCCGTCTCGGCGGTGTAGGCGCCGTTGGAGTCCGAGTAGAGCGAGCCGCCCGTGAGATCGATCTGCGTGTAGTGGAAGACCTCGAAGACCTTGTCGGTCTCCTCGGCCGTCGACGCAGGCCACGCCGGAGAGGTGATCAGGTTCACGGCGTCCATCGTCGTCGTCCCGACGTTGGCGCTCACCTTGAAGGCCGGCACCCAGTCGAGATCCGCGTCCTGGACCCAAACGATGTCCACCTGGTAGGGAGGGCCCGTGATCGGGGGCTGAATGCCCGCGGCGGTGAAGTCGTACTGGGTTCCCGTGATCGTGCGGACGCCGCCCGTCTCCACCGAGTAGTCGATCCCGTCCCCCTGGATCAGGATGTCCCACCCCTCGACGGTGAGGACGTCGCCGGCGACGACCCCGGAGGCCTCGAAATCGAAGGTGAGGTCGACGAAAGTCCGGTCCAGGCTGGCGTCCTCGTCGCCGAGATCCCCGGTCCAGGTGTCCGCGCCCTTGTTGATTCGGGTGACGTCGAGCTCCGTGTCCGAGACGATGGCGTCGACGTCGAAGGTGGGGTACCCATCCACCAGGATCACGTCACCCGCGGCCACCTCGTCGATGATGAAGTCGGCGTTGGCGTCGATGAACTTCCCGGAGGTCGAGGAGTAGGCCCCCGTGGCTCCTTCCGAAACCTCGAAGGTGGCTGAGAGGGTCGGGGAGAGAGTGTAGACCGGGGGGTCCACGCTGAAGTTGTACGAGGGAGAGACCTCGGCCACCCCGAATCGGTTCGAGATGAAGACGTGGGGCCGCAAGATCTCGTCGACCGCGGACGGCTGTTCCACCTTGGCGCCGGCCTCCAGGCCTGGGAAGTTGAAGGGGCTGTTGGACTGGCCGCCCTCGTAGTAGCCAGCGTTTCCTCTCCAGACCATCTGGCGATTGACACCGATCAGGACGAGAGGATTCTGCGCGTCCTCCACGATGGGCGCGGGCGTCACGAACCGCTGGGTGATCTCGACCGAAGTTCTGAGGCTCATCTCAATCTCCCTCTGTAGAGATGTTCACCTGGAAGGACTTCACCTCCCGAAGTTCCTGGTACTGGACCTGCCAGGCGATGGTCATGTAAGTGGTCAGGCTGACCGGCGTCACGAACAGTTCGATTTCGGAGTCCGAGAGCACGGGCGTGGTCGACCCGATGATCGGAACGGACATCTTCTGGAGCCGGGTACGCTGCATGTGAATGTCCCGGAAAAGCCGGAGGAACATCCCGACCACGAGAGCCAACTCTTCCGACTCCACGTCCTCCCTGGCGAAACAGTTGAAGACGAGCGGCATGTTCACGAGGTCGTTGAACTTCTGAATCCTGCCCCTCGGAACGTCCGGATCCCGCAGGCTGTTGATGGAAGACTCGGTCCAGACGAACTGGTCCCGTCTCACGATGACCATGGGTCTCGGATCGGTCTTGTTCAGCTCGTCGGTCCACGCGTCTGCCAGTTCAATCTCACTCTCCGGGGCCGTCTCGCCGTCAGGCGTTTCCTTGTAGAGGTACGGATTTGGGAACCGCTCACCCGAATTCCCGTCCGTGAAGAGGTATTCCTGCTTGAAGCCTTCCGTCAGCGCCTGGAGTAGGACCCTCTTCGGGTAGCGGATATAGTCCCCGACCCTGGTGAACTTGTCGCCGTAATCGGGGGTGGACGACATCCGCTACCTTCCCAGGAGGTTCAGCAAAACCGGTTCCCAGATGGAACGGAGACTGTCCCACTCCTCCGCCAGGCCCTGACGGAAGTAGGGGTTGTCGAAGACTTCCCGGAGCGACATCCCGGCGACTGACCTCGGTCCCGATGCCGTCTTGGGGATCTCCTTCTCCTGCGGGGTCCCGACAGGGGTCGAGAACTCCGCTAGCTTGGAGAGGTCGGACACGCCGAGCAAGCCGGCGAGATCCTCTCCGAAAGCCTGTTCCGCTTCGTCGAACTGATCGTAAGGCATCTTCTCCTCCTTAGACTGCGCGGACCGAAAAATTCAGGAACGCCCTGGCGGACATTCTCGATCTCGCTATCTCCGCCCCCTTCCGGACGAACTCGGTGCCGGTCCGGGGCTTGGTTCTCCACTTTCCCCTCAGAACACTGTCCAGGGTCGCTTTCCTGAAGATGATCCGACCGTCATCTAATTTTATCGGGATGACTTTTCCAATCAAATCCCACATCACCCTGGACCAGTGCGTGCCTTTGTTCAGGACCTCCGCGTACGGCTCGCTCGACTCCACCACGATGGTTCTCCCGTACACAATCGCCCTGAGACTCTCCTCCAGCCGGCCTGATCTGTGCTTGGCCGTGCGGTAGATCACCTCCCGCATCCCCGTCACCACCTCGGAGGCGAACTCCTGCATGATCTCAGGATCCACCCCCTCGGTCATCTCGATCACAGCAACGGGCATCGTCTCCCTCTACTTCTCCTTGAGTTTCTTCTTGATGTCCTCGAGGGTCAGGACTCCCTTCTTCCCGATGGGGACGCCGAGAGGCCCCTTCCCGCCCCCGACTCCAGCCCCTCTTCCCTTCCCCTTGGAGCGGATCTTTCCTCCGGGGCACGGCTTCTCGGCCGCGACCTTCTCGACCAGATTTCTCAGAGCCTGGCCGGCCTCGGCGTAGAACTGTGACGAGGACATCTTCGTGATCGTGGGCTCTCGTTCCACCCGAGCGTCCTCGTGGGCGCCCTCAGGCTCTTTCGCCGATTCGTCGATCTGCTTCTTGATCTTTTCCTCGATGATCTTGGGCAGATGGACTTCGGGGTTCGCGTTTGCGTCTTTCATCGCCAAATCCTCCGGTCTTCGATGGGTTTTTCCGGGTCATTGAGAGCGATCTTGTCCACGTTGGGCCGAATCACGTGGGCCCAATGAGGAGTTATGACGAAGTCGAGGTTCTCCGGGATGGGGAGCGAGTGCTCCACCTCGGAGGCCACGAGTCGTTTCAAGGTAAGATTCTGGTGGGTGACATAGTCGTGCATCCTGACGGGAGAGACATTCACGATCCTCCATATCTCTCCCGAGTTCACTTCCCGGATAATGTCCCTCGATCTCACCTCTGGAAAGTTCGAGATTCGGAGTGTCGTCTGAGCGGGCTGGCGGCTCGTCTGATCGGGATGATCTGTCTCCGCCTCGCTGATCAAAAGCCCGCAAGTCAGGACGGGGGGCCGGAACCCGCCCAGCCAGCCGGTAGCGAAACACGTCGGGCACTTGCTCCTCGTCACCTTTTTCAGGGCGGGATCCCAGCAATTCGGGCAGCGGACCTCGCCATGAATCTTCATGTAGACGAAAACAGGCTCGCCGCCGAAACGAAGGGTGATGGAGATTTGACGCACCATCTCCTCGGTCATCGGCGCCGCGTCGGAGCCCACCTTCGCAGGCCCTGCCTCGATCGTGCGGTCGTCCACCACAACAGTGACCTTGTAGTAGAACTGCCTCCAGAAGTCGTACTGGTTCGCGGTCTGGTCCACGAAGTAGGTCTGCGGGTAGGCGATCTCCCCGACCTCCTCGAAACCGCTTTCCGGATGATCCGAGCGGAAGACCTTGACCGATACTTCTTCGAGGCTGTGAATGGTGGGACGAAAGGTCCAGTACGCCACCAGCATCCCGGGGGACGGGCGGTAGACCTTGAAGTCTTCGAACTGGACCTGATCCGTCTGCATTCGGTCACCGCGCGTGAGGGGTTTCCGGCTCTCACTCGCTACCGGCCTGGGCGACTGCACTCACGCTTACAGCGCCACACGCCGAGGAGCAGTATGTCCCGCAGGGCTCGATCCTCCTCGCATCCTTCTGACCGAGTAGACCCGGAACTTTTACGAAAGAGCAGAAGAAGAACTCTCACGCGGGGTCGTTGACCTGCTCCACCTCGACGGTGACGGGCACATCGAGCACTCGCGTCGTCTCGTCCGGATTCCAATCGATGTTTCGGTAATACACTTTCTTCCGAAGATTCAGCTGGGTCTCGGCTCCCATGGGGACCTTGATGTTGGCGCCGGGCTCCACTCGAGTCCAGTCGTCAGGAAATTTCGGAGTGATGGGAGGACCGACGTCGTAGGGTCCGAGCGAATAGATCACGTGCTGAGTTCCGTCCATGTTTGTAATTCGCACGTAATCCGTTGCAATCCCCGTGATTTGGAGGTCATCGGCATCGGTTCCAGCCGCCTCGACGTCGTCTCTTCCGTGGAGTTCGTACTGCATGACGATCAGTCCTTCTCTTCCACCTCGATGGTGACGGGCACGTCATTCAGCCTCGTCGTCTCGTCCGGATTCCAGCCGATGTTCCTGTAGTACACCTTCTTCCGAAGGTTTATCTGGGTCGCGCCGTTCAGAAAGACTTCAACTTCCTTCTCCGGTTCGACCCTCGACCAGCTTGCCGGAAAGGTCGGTGCGAGACCCAGGGAGAAGATGACGTGTTGGGTCGTGTCCCGATTCCGGATTTTGGCATGGGTGGACCCGATCCCCGTGACGTGAACGTCGTTGGCGTCGGTTCCGGCCGCCTCGACATCGTCTCTTCCGTTGACCTCGTATTGCATGGGATCGTCCTCACACGTTCACGACGAGCCAGTCGGCGTTCTGGAGCCCGCGCCAGGCGTCGTACATCTCCGTCAGGTTCTCGCCCCAGGCCCTCCCCATGTTTTCGGCCGTCTTCATGTTGGCGGCCATGGCCTGGGCCTGGGGCGCCAGCTGCGCGGACAGTTGGAGGTAACTCCTCCACCGATCGTACAGGTTCACCTGAACATCCCCAGCCTGCCACCGGAAGTCGTTCCGGACCATCCATTGACAGAGCTCGTTGAGAAGCCGAAGCCTCGCCAAATCCAAGAGCGGTCGGACCGCCTTGACCGGCAGGGCCTCGAAAGTCCAGAGATCGTCGAAGACGGGAGGAACCAGGTTCAGCTCTTCCAGGGCCTCGAAGAGAATCCTGGCGAGCTGCGTATCCCGGGACTCCTCCTTCTTCTCGATGTAGTTGACCTCGGGATAATCCCGGGTCATGGCCCTCATCTCCCTGACGAGCGGCTTGGGTACCCGAATCTCCATCGGGCTGTCCTCAGGACTTCTTGTTCTTCTTCGTCTTCTTGGTCTTGGACTTGTCCTCGGGGACCTCCTCGGCCTTCTCCTCGACCTCCTCCTCGACCTTTTCGGAAACCTCGTCGGTCTCCTTCTTGGGCGCGTCGGTTTCGACGGCTGCGCTGACCGTGGCCGCCGCCATCTCCCGGGCCTTGACCGGCGTGATCTTCTCCACGCGGTTGCCGTCGGTCGAGGTCATCTCCGTCTTGTCTTCCTTCTCGGCCTCCACGCTTCTGCTCACCACCTCGGGCATGGCCTTCTTGGCCTCGTCGGTCTTGGACGGCCTGGCCTTTTCGGCGACGTAGCCTTCCACGTGCCAGCCCAGGCGCTCGACCACGAACTTCGCGCTGACCGCGCTGCCGAGGTGCACCACCCGCCCGTCCATGTCCGCCACCACCAGGGATTTCCCGTGGTCGGCCATGACGTTCTCGTTGAGCTGGTCCTTCTGGGTCTCGGTGACCTTCCCGGGATACAGCTCCAGGGTGGTCAGATCGATCTTCTTCCCTTCCATCGAGTAGACCTGTACCTGTTCCATGATCTCCTACCTTTCTCCTGCTCCACCTCGATTCTAACAAAAGCAGGCCCGCCGCCGGGCGGCGGGCGGGCCTGCTCCTGTTTTTCCGGCCGTCATGCGGCTACTACACCGGCGACGGGATGGACGAGAGGGTGTTGTCGTTGATGATCCGGAGACTCCCCTTGCCCGTCAGCGAGTCGTCGGGGTCCTGGAACTGCACCGGGATGGTCAGCTCAGCACCCTTCAGGAGGATGCAGCCGATGCCCAGGATGTTGCCGAAGCCGGCCCCGATCTCTTCCCAGGCCTCCATCTCGATGAAGCGCCCGCGCCGGTTGATGTAGAACTTGGTGTTGTCCAGGATCAGGATCTTCCCCAGGAACTGCGGGCTCGGGAAGGAGAAGATCTGCCCGGGCTGGACGAGGTCGGGGTTGTCGCGGATCGTGGTCACGTAGGTGAACCCCGCGATCGTCGTGTACTTGAACCCGTCCCGGACGATCTCCGAGGTGATCTCGAGACCCGCCTCGTTCAGCGACCACGCGATGGTCGCGTCGTGGTCGTACTTGTGCATCAGGAAGACCTTCGAGTCCATCTCCCGCGCGGACCCGACACGGGTGAGGTCCCGCAGCACGATGCGGGAGAACTCGGTCTGGTCCGAGAAGAGGATGTTCGAGTGGAAGGCCTTCGCCCGGTTGAGGGCGTTGTTCGGGATCGCCGCCCACACCCCCTGGTACGCCTTGTTCTGCGTGAACAGGAAGTTGGCGAGCTCCAGCTCGTCGGTGAAGTTCTTGGACGTGGAGAGGACGCCGCGGGCGACCAGCTTGTTGTAGCGGGCGCGCGTGGCGAGGAACAGGGCCGCGTAGACATGGCTCATGAAGGCCACGTCCTCCTGCTCCTGGATGTCCCGGATGGTGTTCTGCTCGATGATCTTGGTGATGGGCATGCGGTATGCCCGGAGCTCCGACTCCGTCTTCTGGAAGATGTCGGAGGAGATGGTGTGGAAGCGGATCGCGTAGCGGTCTCCGCGGATCCACGACTTCTCCGGCTCCCCCCGCCAGTTGATGTGCATGGCGACGGAATCGGGCTCGATGTCGTCCACGTATTCCAGCGAATCGTGGACCAGGGAGCGCTGACACTCGCGCTCCGTTACCGTTTTCGGAGGGACGATGCGCCGGCAGAACGCGTTCTCGCGCAGCTTCTTCTGCACGTAGAGATCGCCGGCATCGGCGACCTTCTCCAGGAGCTCTCCGCCCCTGCGCACGGCCTCGCCGAAGAGGGCGTTGAACCGTTCGGGAGTCATGTCCATGGCTTTCTCCTTCTCAGATTGGGGCCTGTTCGCCCTCAGAATAGGGCTTGCTCACCACGCTCAGCCCTCACTCCGAGAAAGGTCGTCCCTACGACCCCTTCACGCGTCCGGCCGAGCTGAAGAGGAACCAGAGGTACTCCCCCCGGATCCTGTGAACCACCCCGAAGTACGGGGTGTTCGCGCCGATGCTCGCGTAGGGCTGGTTCTTCGGTTTTCCCCCGGTGCCCACGATGACCAGGTCGCCCCGCACGGGGGTTCCCTGGACGTCCCAGCGGCTCTTGTGGAGGCCGATGGGTATGTCGCTCCCGATGATGCCCGTGAGACCGCCGCCCTGGGCCGGGAGCTCCGGGGCGGTGTCGTCGAAGTGGTCCTTCTGGACGTCCCGGACCGTCTGGTTGTCGGTGTCCAGGAAGTTCATGAAGACCGCCTGGTCCGTGGACACGGCGATCTTCGCTTTCCCGTTGGTGTCCTCGGCGATGAAGATCCCCTCGTCGATGTCGACCCCGCCGTCCTCCAGGTGCTCCAGGTTGGCCGCGGACAGCTTCGAGTTCAGACGAACGATCGACGTGGTCTTCCGCGCGTCGTAGTCGGACTGAGGCATGATTTCCTCCCATCACAAGGGCCGCTGTTTCAGAGTCCCCGCAGCTGGCTTTCGTGGTCGGAGAGGACTCTCCCGATGGGATCGTCCTCGTCCAGTCTCGGTTCCTCGCCGGTGGGGACTCCCACAGCCGGCAGTTGGTTGAATCCCATGGCGACCGCCGCCTTGAGCGCTTGCAGTTGGTCCGGTTCTTCGATGAACTCGGCTGCCTTCTCGGCGGCATCCCTCGGATCGATCATCCCGTCGGCGACGAGACCCAGAACGTCCCGGAGGATCTGATTCTCTCCCGTCAAGGAGGCGACCTTGGTCCTGAGGTCCGTTTCGCGAAACCCCGCTTCCTTGATCATGTTCTCCTGGCGTCGGATGAGATTCCCGATCCGAGAAACGATTTCTTTCTCGTTGCTCATCGACCCACCTCCGAAAGAACGTCGAAGGCGGTCAGAAGTTTCGCCACGCAAAGGTTGCGGGCACGATCCTCCTGAGCCTGCTTCTTGAGTTCGTCGGCCATCTCCGCGTCCTGTGCGGTCTGGTCGATCAGGTCGGCCAGGGCAGAGGCCTCTGAGGTGATCTCCTCCTCGGGCGCCTGGTCCTGCCTCGGCTTCGGAAGTCCGACTTCCTCGGCCTGCTTTTTCGCGTCTTCGATCATCTTGTGCAGCTCGACCTGATCCATCGAGGGTCTCCTCGAAACGGCGTTCCTACTTCGCGTAGTCGCCGATGTAGTTGTCCCCCGTCACCGCGGTGGCGTAGAGGCGGGCGCAGAACACGCCGAACTCCTCGGCCTCCTCGTCGGACATCTTCTCGATGTCCTCCTTGGTGATGTCGAACTCGTCCCGAAGCAGCTCGGAGACCGTCTCCCCGATCTGACGCCAGGCCTCGGCGTCCTTTTCCGCCATCTCCTCCTCGGTGACCTCGAAGGCCAGCGAGATCTTCTCGGAGGGCGAAAGGGAGCGGATGGTTCCCTTTTCCTCCGCTTCCTTCAGGAGGTCGAGGGCCCGGTCGAAGACCTGGATCCGCTCCTGGTCCTCGCCGTACAACTCGCGCACGTGGTCCATCTTGTACTCGGCCTCCTTGGTGATCATGTCGTTGTAGATGTCTTTGAGGCTCATGTTGAGACACTCCTCAGAACGTCGTCCATGACTGCCGCTCCCAGCAGCACGATCCCCTTCTCATCGATCGATTCGAACCCCTCCAGTCTTCCTGCCTTCTTCTCGAGGGCGATCGTCTCGACGGCGGAGCCGAGAAGGACGGTCTCGTCGTCGTCCAGAAAACGAGACCCGGACTTGAACGCTTCCGCCAATTTCTTCATGTCGATCATGCAGCCAGTCCTCCCGGTTCGCGGGGAAGAGAACCTACCCCCCGGTGGGTTCCGGCGGATTCGGTTTCTTCTCCTGGGCCGGCTGGGTGCTCTCGGCGACCACGTTGGGATTGGTGCCTGGCACCGAAGGAGCGGAGCCCGCCGACTCGTGGCCCTGGAAGTTCATCACCTTGTCGGAGATCTTCTTCCAGAGGCTGTCGTCGTTCCCCGGGTCGCCTTCGGACGAGGACGCCGCTCCCGTCGCGCCGACGGGGGCTTCCGCGGCCTTCTCGAGGAGACCGTCGACCAGGGCGCGGCCGAAGATTTTGCCGGAATGGACCAGGTCCTCGGCGATCTTCTGCATCGCTTCGTCTTCCCCGGCGAGACCTCCCTGGGCCTCGGCCTTCTTGTCGAGGCCTTTGGTCCTGATCTCGGTCATCAGCTTTTCGAAGTCCAGTTTCATGGGTCCTCCTTGTGAAGGTTGAGACCTTCTCACCTCCGTTCTACGGGGTTGGTCGGAGATCCGACTCGACCATCATGGCTGCGACGAAAGGAAGGAAAGGACCGAAGTCCCTTCCGGCCGTCTTGTCCAGGAAGTTCAGGCTTTTCTCTTTCAGCGCCTTCCCGGCCATCGCGGCCTCGACCTCGGGACGCTCCGCCAGTTCCGCGAACTTCTCGAGGTCGATCGATCTCAGCCACTTCAGGTACCTGTCGTAGGCGCCCCCTTCCTTGACGATGTCCGAAGGGGACGAATCCGGACGTCGAATCCGGATGATCCTGATCGAGAAATGAGGCTCGACCATGGATCGCTCCGGAACCAGCCCCGTCAACTCATCTAACAGTTTAGAGGAAGGTTCCTCTTCGTCAAGTCCGTCTGGCATTTCCTGATCCCCGATCAGGCTGTCAGCCTCCCTGGGCTTCAACATGATCCCCAGGGAGGTGAGGGCGGTCAGGGCCTTTCTCAGGGGTTCGCTCCTCAGGCTGGAGAGGAGACCGCCCTCCATCTCGGGGGTCCCGGCGCGATCCTTGGCCGCCATGTCGTAGAGGACCTTCCAGAGATCAGGGTGGATCGGACTCTCTCCGAGGTCCTTGGCGGGCTCCTGGGCCGGAACCTCTTTCTCGATGTCCGCGGACTTCTCCCCTCCGCTCGCCAGGTAGTCGAGCATGCCGGCGAACTTTTCCATCTCTTCTGAACCTCCCACGGGGACCGGCTCTACCGACGCGTGGTCCATGCCCGGGGTCCAGACCACCCTGGCCTTCCCTTCCTGGAGATAGGAGGCGACCTTCTTCAAGGAGTAGGCACTGCGGTCCGCCGGAACGCTCACCACGCTGATGTCGAAGAACCTGGGGAAGTAGTTCAGGGAGAAAACCCTCTGACCGTCAGGAAGAATCCTCCCCAGCATGCTTCGAAGGTGCTCACAGTAGTCGCTCCTCTTCCGGGCCGGGTGGCGGCAAACCACGCACACGTCGAAAGGCAACTTGGCCCCCATTGACCAGGGAACCGGCTCGCCCCGGTCGATCCTTCGAATCACATCTGGGGCCTTTCTCTTCAGGATGAAAACGATCAGCTCGACCCGGTGCATCCTGTCGTTGTAGGCCGAGCAGCAGACTCGCTCGCCGATCGAATGGATCGGGTCGTGGTTGTTGTGATGGAAGTAAGGATACCCGTACCTCTCGAACGTCTTGTGCCCGTACTCGATCGGAATCGGCAGACGGTGCTCCCGGATGTACTCCTTCACATCCGGAGGCATCTCCTCGCCCTTCAGACTCCACTCGGGGAAGTAGTCCGAATTTTTGTTGCTGTTGTGACAGACGACTTGAGCCACGTTATAAGTGTGCTCTTCTTCCACTTCGAGATCGTAGACCGGGCCGTCGATCTCGAATCTCTCCATCTTTCGAATCGGAAGACAAACGTAGTCATCGATGAAAAACTGCCTGTAACGCGGCCGTCCTTTCGGAGCGTGCCTCCGGAATTTCCGACACTTCTCGGCCAGACTTCTACCTCTACTGAGCGAGAAATGAACATGATAGGCCTTCGGAGCGGGACAGACAGTGGACGGAATCCTGACGGACCAAAGAAGCCTCTGAACTCCGAGAGCCAGATCCTTCGAGACAGTGTGGGCGTAGGCGCTGCCATCCTTCAGATTTTGAGAACCATCGCCGTCGAAGTAGCCGGAAAGGAAAGCCAGTATGACGTTCTCCGGCTGACGGGCGAAGTCTCCGGGAATCCGTTTACCATGAGAATACTCGCCGAACAGCCGATAGATTCTGGACACTAATTCGTGGTTCCTCAACCGGACAGACTTACAAGCCCCATGCCCTCTATAAACCTGGGGAGACCCGAGAGCCCGAAGGTCGTCGATCAGATAGGCCTCGGAATCGGAGACTGAGAACTCCAGGTCGACACTACCACCATTCGACACGAAATTGCCGTCAGCAACCCAGAGACCGACTACTCGAGCCTCCGCCTCGGTGAAGATTGCAGGCGCGTCGTGCTTCGGAATGGAGCACAGCAGAAAATCCTTCAAGGCAAGGCTATCGGCACGCCTCCACTTCCCGGTCAGGATCCTGGGCTTCTTGGCGCAAGCGACCGACTGGGGGCGTTTGCAGATACCTTGAGCGCCCTGCGTCTCCGGAATACACCTCGCAGTCCGATCTCTTGCGCACAGAATCTCCTCATGTGAGAGGGAGAGAAATTCGTGGTTTGGGGTTGTTCCTATATCATCGACAAGACCTTCCACCGAGATCCGGACACCGCTACGGTGATGACGGTATTCCCATGTAGTGAGGACTTCCCTGAAAAGGCCGCTGCGGCCCATCACCCGCATCCCCTTAGAGATCTTTTCGATGGGAAGGTACCTACCGCTTTCCGTCAATACAGGGGAGCCCGGCAGAAAACATCCCCAATACTCTCCCGCCCCGATCGCGTGCAAAAGAACGTAGCGGCCGTCATCCCTCGGCCGAACCTGGTCCATGAACTCCAGGAGACGATCCGGGATGTAGATGCCCGACGCGATCTTCTCCATGGCGCGGGGGTGGAGCGGGATGGCCGTCGGGCCCCACTCGGGAACGTCCATCCCCAGAGGCGTGATCAGAAGACCTTCGTCGGTGATCATTTTCCCTCTAACTCATGGAAGGAGGGGGAAGTGTCCGTTGCCTTCCCATCCCCTGCTGAAATCCCTGAAGGAGCTGTTGAGCATACTGCTGCCTGACCTGCTCCGCCATCGCCGGGTCGTACCCCATCATGGACTGGAGCCGGCCTCCGGCGTAGGGAGCGAGCGCGAAGGCTCCGAGCTGGGGAACGATTCCCTCCAGCCCGAGCATGGAAGCCGCCATCGGGAGACCGATGTAGGGAGCGATATCGAGAACGGTCCGCATTATCCCCGAGGGTTGGCGGACCCCGGCCTGCTCGAATGCCTGCTGAAGCCCGGGAGGCACTCCCCCTCCGATCAGCTGCCCAAGTTCCTCGACGGGAATCTGCCCCGGAGCGGGGGCCCCGGTGGCCGGGGGCGCAGTTCCCGGGGCGGGAGGGCCCTGGGCCGGTGTGGTCGGAACTCCGGTGGACCGGAAGGCTCCCAGACCCTCCATGAACGCGGTCATCTGCTGAGCCTGCTCCGGGGTCCAGCCGCTTTCCATCAGGCGCTGCGTGGCGGCCTGGCGGGCCTCGGCCTGCGGAGCCGTGATCTGGGAAGACAGGGGGGCCGACTCCACTACGACCTGGCGCATCTGAGGCGCGGCCGGTTCGGTCACATGGAGCGCTTCCTCGAGACCCTTGGGGAAAAGCTCCGGGAAGTGCTGCCGGGCCGCCGCGACATCCTCCGCCCTTTTCGGATCGAAGTCGGGGATCTCGCGCTTCATCTCTTCGGCCCACTTGTTGTACTTGCTGACCTGCTCGTTCATCTGTGCTTGCGATCCCGTGGGCCGGAACTGGACCTCGGGAAGTCTCCCCCGGGCCGCCTCCTCCGTCATCACCCGGACGCGCCCGGATGTCTGGGAGGCGGTCCCGTACTCCTCGAGGAGGCTTCTGTAAAACCCCCTTTTGTCTTCGGGAGCTTTGGAGAGGAACTCGGAAAGAACTTCGCCCTGCTTCCTCGGAGGAGTGTTTCTCATTTTCCTCGCCAGGTCGATGAGAGGCTGCATCTCCTTCGGTGTCATTTCTCGAATCTCTGCCGCCCTGTTGAGCATATAAGCAGCAGGATCGAGGGCGTCGCCTGGTCGGGAAGTCTCCGCCGCCCGCCTCCCCAGTTGGGCCATCTCCTCGGCGCTGGGAGCGGCTTGAGCAGCCTGCGGCCGGCCTCGCTGCGCCGCCCCCGCTTCGCGCATCCGGTTGCTCTGGGCCAGGAGACTCTGCGTGATTCCCTCCGGATTGGTGAGGCCTTCCTTCGCCACGATCGCCTGGATCTCGGCTTTGGGAATCTGATGTAGCGTCCCCTGGTTGGCCCACCGGCGCAATCCTTCAGTGGTGGTCGGCCTCTCTCCTGCGGGAGCCTCCTTCGGGGCCCCGGATGGCGGCGGAGGCTTCGGCTCACCGGCCGGCTTCTTGGCTTCGGGCTTCTCGACGGGAGGAGCCTTCTCCTTCCCGGGGCGGAGTCCCTCGAGACCTTCCCTTTCCTCGGGATAGCCCGCCGTCATCCTGGCGCGGCGCCGCTCTTCCGCCCTGGTCTTCTGGACTCCCTGTAGCCGCTGCTTGGCCGCCTCCTCGGCAGGCGTTCCAGGAGGAGTGATGGTGACCTTACCTTTTCGAGATCTGATCCACTCCGGGGGCTGACCGGTCGCCACGGCTTTCTCGATGTCCTTGATCTCCTTGAGCTTTCCCCTGTACTCTGCGCCCTCCGGGAGCTTTCTGGTCTCGAGATACCGGCGGACTTCCTCCTCCGTCGCGGGGCGCTCAAAAGTCTTTTTCCCCTTGACCTCGGGAAACACGATCTCTTTCCGCTCGGCGATGCCCCTGGCCCTCTCCGGGAGGGGAATCTGCTCGCGCCTGCGCTGCTCCTCCACCGCCTCGAGAATGCGCTGCTGCACTTCGGGCGTCTTTCCCATTCTTCCCTTCAGGAGCTGTTCCTCTGGTTTTTTGGAGATCTTCTTCCTGATATACTCGAGCTGCTCCTTTTCTGGAAGACCGAGGACCTTCCCTTTTTCCTTTTCCGGGAGGGCTTCGAATGCTTTCGTAAGCTCTCCCCAGGCGGCGCGCTCGGGTCCACGCCCGACCACTCTTCTGATAGCCGCGAAAGGAGCCTTCACGGCCTTCTCCGCCCGGAGAGCTCTTGTCTGACGCTCCGGGTAGGCCTCGGCCTGCTCGGGGCGCGCGAGGGGGCGCATTCCTGGAACCTTCTGAAACACCCGTCCGAGACGACCGGGCTCGGGGAGAGGCTTGGCCGGACGGAGTTCGCCCTCCGGCGTCCTCTCGTAGGTGACCTTCTTCCCTCCGAATTCCATAGTGGTCGGAGGTTTCTTCGGGATCGTTTCGGGCTCGGGTTTCATCTTCTCGGGAAGACCCTCGGCGCTTCTCCTCTGAAAAACGCCGCTGACCCCGGGGTGAAGACCGGCCTTCTCTTTTTGCACGGTCTTGTAGATATGCTCCTTGTAGCCGGGAGATACGGCTGCCAGTCCGGACGAAGCCGCTCTGAAAGGAGCCAGGGCGATGGGAGCCGCACCCGCGACCATTGCCGGCAGGCCCTTCCCGGCTACCCCCTTGGCGTACCGTGCGGCACCCTTCCCGGCGGCCGCACCCAAGGTACCAACCCCTTTTCCGAGTGCGCGAACTCCACGCCCCACACCTTTCAACGCTGCCCTGGGAAGCTCAAGCGGGGGCTCTTTCGCCACGGACGGCCTCGAGACCTTCGCCCTGGCCTCTTCGATCTTCTCCCGCCCTATTCTTGTCGCACGACGCTTTCGGGCAGCCTCACGCTGCGCAAGTTGAGGCGTGGTCCTCCCGCCGGGTTCCGACCCCGGCTCAGGTCCCGGCGACGGCCACTCGGAAAAGGGGTTGGTACCTTGGGTGCGGCCGCCGGGAAGGGTGCCGCGCGGTGGACGTTCTCGTTCCGCGAGACGTTTCCGGGCTGCCTCACGAGACTCAGGCGTCATCTTCGGCAGCCCTCTTCTCGACAACGGCCCAATACGTCCCGGCGTCTGGGCCTTCTTCACCAGCATTCCCATCTGGCGCGCGGCGAAGGAACTGGCGAACCGATCCGACGCGGTCTTCTTCAGATCCTCCACGTCGGGGGCGGCCTTGGACGGGGGATTCCCTTTCACGCCGACCCTGTCGTAGAGGCGGTTCAATTCTTCGCGGGGAAGCACGTACATCTGGGGGCCCTGGTAGTAGCCCATCTACCGACCTCCCTTGCCGTACTGCTGCGAGAGAAATTGGGCGAGGTCCATGGTGGGCTTGGCCATGCCGGCCGCCGCCCCCGTCGGCGTCGCCATCGGACCCTGCATCTGGGTCTGGGTCTGGAGCCCCACCAGTTCCCGGATCAGCTGGGGCGTCACGTAGGACGGACCGACCCGGTGCATTTGGTCGATCACGTTCCCCGCCAGAAGCGGACTCCTCGCGACCTCGGGGGCAAACGATGCGATCGACTCGAAGTAGTCCTTCGTGTGGGGGTCCTGGCGAAGGTGGGGCTTCTGCTTGTAGATCTGCTCCAGGGACTTCTCCAGGCCCCCCTTGCGGCCGAGCGCCTTCACGCCGTGTCCAACGAGGGGCGCAGCGGCAAGCGCGAGCGAAAGCGGAGCCAATGCCTTCCCGAGGGTGGACATCACGGCTCCCAGCGGCGCGGCCGTCTTGTCGAACTCGACGATCCAGTTCCCGTAGTCCAGGACGCGCTCGCACGCCACCTTGTCCATTTCCCCCTCGAACTCCCTCCGGAAGAACTCTTCGAGCGCCTCCGGATTTCCGTCCACGGCCACCTTGATCAGGCGCGCGGCGAACGCCCCGAGATCCGCCTCCTCTTCGGGGGTGAAGTCGAGATCGCCGTACAGGCAGGAGTATTTCTTCAGAAGAGACATCCAGCATCTCCTCACGAGCAGAACCATCGAGCTATCGGGTGAGTTCGCGGAGCCTCCGACGCTCGTCCCGTTCCCGGGCCGTGCCCTTGATCGTTCCCTTCACCGTCTCCTTCTCGATGTCGCCGAGCGTCTTCACGGCGCCGGCGCCGCCGAGGAGGAGAAGAATCTTCCCGGTGGGACCGAGAAGCTTCGATTCCTTCAGGAGGAAGTCCGTGAACGCGTCGAACCCCTCGGAAGCCTTCTTCGAGAGGTACTCCAGGGACTCGGCCATGTTCCGGTCCACGTCCTCCGGCGTCTTCAGGATTTCCATCTGGTCGATGACCGCGTTGCCAAAGGTGCCGAGAACGGCGGTCTTCCTCTTGCAGCGGTCCTCGTCGCTGATCTTGTTCTTCAGGGTGTCCAGCTGGATGGCGAGCGTGTGCTCGCCGTTCACGATCTCAAGCGTACCGTCCGGAATCTCCAGGTCGTCGGCGATGAGCCTGGCGTCCACGGGGGAGCCCAGCTTCATCAGCTCGTCCTTCAGCCCTCCGAAGAGCGCTTTCCAGACCTCCGAACTCTCGGGATCGTAAGAGCAGGCGAACTTCAGGAGGTCGGACAGCTTTCCACGATTCTGCTGAAGGTGCTCCCGCGCCATCCCAGCGATCTTCTCGAAGCAGACCTCCATCTCCGCACGGATCTGGAAACCCCGCGCCTCCCCCTCCTTCTTGAGGGACACGGTCTCCCGGAGGAGGTCCTCGAGAAGCATTTCGACCTGCCGCTCACAGGCCTCCTTGTTCCACGGGGCGTCGTTCCGGACGCCCTCGATCTCCTCGGCGACCTTCGTCATGTCCTGGGAGGGACGGAAGATGTCGAGGACGGAGAGGAGGTCCATCTCCGTGACGGAGGCCGTCTTGACGGTCCCCGACTGGACCTCCTGGATGATCTGGTCGGGATCGGCCAGATCGAAGGTGTAATTCTTGTCCTCGGAGCGTTTCAGGAGCGCCAGGTTGGTCTCGTGGTTGGCGAACTCCGCGACCCTGCGAATCTGCATGGGGGAGAGCTCGTGCTCCTCCGCCAGGGCGGCGACCACCTCCTTCAGGGGCTTCCCTTCCGAGAGGTACCGCTCGCTCGCGATCTTGGCCAGGTCGGCCAGCTTCATGGGATCGATGTTCATGGCGTTTCTCCTCGTAGCATCAAAAGGGTACGCCCCGATCCGCCCGTGTCAATCCTAACCGTAGCTGGGGGTGAGCCTCCCCCGCCGCTGCAAGGCGGCCAGATAACAGTAGACCACGGCCTGGAAACAGTCGTCCGGCAGGACGTGGTCGTAACGAACCGACTTGCTCCTGAAATCGTACTCCGTGAACATGGTCGTGAAGTCGTCCAGGTAGGGCTTCATCTCCCCCTCGTTGAAGAAGAGGATCTCGCCCTTCTTGATCCCGTCCACGGTGTGCTCGATCGCGAAGTTCCGCTGGACGATGTAGCGGTAGGCTCGGGAGTGCCACTTCACGGGAATCTTCTGGATCCCCGAGTATTCGCACTCCATGAGAAGGGGATTCAGCTCGTCCTCCACGCGGGTCCAGCCATGGTCCGACACCAGTCTGGCGTTCGTATGGGCGCCGAAACCGTGGTCGGACATGATCCACTTCGCCCCATAGGATCGGATGACCTCGTCGATGAACTCGGGCTGCCGGGCGAGATTCGCCATCTCCCCCGTGAACTTGATCAGCCGGAAGATCCTGAACTTGTTGTCGGAGCAGAAACCGCCGAGCGCTATCGCAGTGAACGAGGGGCGGGTGGAGGCCTTCCGGGCCACACCCAGATCCGTCATGCCCCCTGCCGCGAAGTCCCCGGTCCCGTGATCCACCCCGGCGCAGAGGAAGACATCCCTCCTCTTGTGAATCGTCTCGTGCGTGTCGGGGACCCTGGGCTCGCAACGACGGAGGATGTCCCCCTCCGTCAGGAGAAGCTGCCCCACGTCGTAAGAGAGGCCGAGGACCTCGTTGTGGAAAACCCGTGTCGGGATGTTCGGGTTCTCCATCTTGTTGAGGACCTCGCTGTGACGCATGAAGGGGACCATGATCTGCGACACGCGAAATCCCCACCGATCGTCGATCTTGCTCGGGCGCATCGCGACCCACTCCCCGTGCAGGAGAGGATAGATCTGCTTCCCGCACCTCGAGCAGATGTAGTGGTGCTTCCCGATGACCTTCGCATCGAGAAAGTTGTAGTGCTTGCAGCCCTGGCACTTCACCATCCACTCGAACTGGCATGTCTCCTTGTAGTGGAGGTTCAGGGTGTTGGAGGTCGTCTTCGGCGTCCCGGCGTAGAGGTTGAACCGGTCCTCGGGGAAGATGTGGGACTGGCACTCCTCGAGAACGGGGATGTTGTCCGATATCACGTCCTGCAACTCGTCGATGAAGAGATCGCCCGACGTGATGCCCCGGATGGGGTCCGCCGAATAGAAGCAGGACTTGAAGTTGGCGACCGAACCGTTGTTGAAGATCTTGGCGCCGACCTGCCACACGTTCTTGGTCCCGAGGAAAAGCTCCTGAAGGACCTCGGAGTCGGTGGCCATCGGGTCGAAGCGCTGCTGGCTGAAGATCTTGGTCTGGGCGTCCCGGGGCTGGATGACCAGCACGGTATGGGAGGGGATCACACAGCAGCGCGTGATGGCAATGGACGCCATCGAGCTGGACTTCTCGACCTGCCTTCCCGCGACAAGGACGATGTCTTTCGATCCCCGGGGAAACTCCTCGTACTGGTCGTAGATCGGCTTCAGGTATTCCCGCCCCTCGAGAGACAAGGGCTTCCGGTTGATCGTCACGAGGTGCTGGGCGAAGTCCGAGTATTTCCCCTCGAGGAGGATCTCATTATCCTCGAAGGCCTGCTCGAACTCGAAATCCTTGGCGACATCGACCACCCCCTCCTGGACCAGGTCTCCCGAACAGGAAGGGGTGTCCCATACCCGGAACTTGTCCGGATTGATCGCGCGGCGGATTCCGCTGGAGACGGGATCTTCGTAGGAGATTTTCATGAACCTCAGCCGACGTCAGCTTCCGCTTCCCCCTCGAGGTCGGTGATCCTCCTGAGAGGGACGTCTCCCTGCCCGGAGACTTTCTTCACAATGAACTTGCCGAAGATGTCCGAGATCTTCTTGCGACTTTCCTTCCCGACCGAACCGGCGTCCTCGAGGACCTTGTAGATCTTCAGGTAGGCGTCCACGGCCGCGCGATGGGCTTGCACCATTTCCGCGCTCTTGAAACGCCCGGCGTTGAGAATCAGCTTCTGCTTCTCCATCATCAAGCGCTTCAGGACTTCCTGATATTCGACGACGTCGAGGCCCCTCTTCGCGGCGAACTCCTGGAACGTCAGGCGGCGCGCCTCCCGAAACATCCGAGCCCTCGTAGGCTCGACGAAGGTCAGGTATTTCTCGAAGGCCTGATCGTTCATCTCCCCAACAGCGTGAAAGACGATCCGGTAGGAAGAGACCGCGATATCGGGGACCTTCTCCCCGACGATCTTGCTCAACGCCTCCGAGACTTCATGGTCGAGGCAGGCCGTGGTCAGGAATGGATCGACCGTACTCTTGAGAGGCATGAGGGACCGCAGATCCTCCAGGAGGTCGGGACGGGCGTAGTAGGCGGACACCCCGAGGACCGTCAGGAAATGATCGAGCCTCGCAGTCTCCGTCTTGTTTTTGGGCTCTCTCCCTTTCTTGACCAGATCCGACAGCTCCTTGGGAAGCCGCTTCATGAACTCCGCCTTGATCTTCTTCAGCGCGGCGATCGTGAAGACCTTTCTGGACGGAAGGAGATCGAGCCTGAAGATTTCCTCCTGGATCTCCTCGATGGACGTGTTGATGAAACGGAGACAGAGAAAGCGGTGGAAGGGAAGTGTCGTCCCGGGAAAGCTCCTGAGGTCGTTCCTGGCGCAGCGAAGCGTGAAGTCGTCCTCCTTGGTTACCTCGAGGTACGCCTTGCCCCTCTTGTACTCGAAGTCTCCCTTGAGGAGGCCCATCCCCTCCAGAACATCCAGCGATACCGAACTCAAGTCGTACTTGGTCAGAATCCGTACCCTGGACAGTTCTTCTCGCTTAGCTTTCTTCGCCATACACCTGGGACCCCAAGTGCTTCAGCTGCCTGACCACCTCGTCCATCGAGAAGAGGGCGGTCCGAATGGGAGAGTCCTCGATGTCGAGACCGAGGCGCGCCCCGATCAGGAGTTTCGCCAGGGCATCGACTGCCTCCTCCAGATCCGATGTATTCTCCACGAATTTGTAGAGGTTGTCATCATTGATGAAGTTCAGGCTCAGGACCGAGTCGATGGTCTTCTTGGTCTTCTCCTCGTCGAAGTCGACCGCCAGCTTGAAGAAGTCATAGCGGGCCGGCTTCAGGTGAGCTGCCGCTTGGACCAGGTTCACGGGTCCAAGCCGGGTGCCGGCCACCTTGACCAGGGCGTCGCGCTTACGCTCGGACGCCTCCTTGACCACCCCTCTCTTGGTGAAGACGAAGTAGACGCTCCCGCCGCCCTTGGCCTTCTTGAGGAGTGTGCCGAGAATCTCCGGGGCCATGATCTTCTCGAGCTTTCCCTTCACCACCTTCTCGCTCTCGGCGTACTTGGGAAATCCGTCGAGACCCTCGACCCGGAGACCGGAGCCCTGGCGGTGAATGCTCGCAACCCCATCCGGCCACTCGAACCGGTTGGCCTCCGCAGGGTCGGAGAGCGTGCGGGCCCGCCCCAGCTTGGTCCAGTTCCAGTCGGAGGAGAGGAAAACCCCCTCACCCACGACGAGTGCGTCCCGGTAGGCCTCTCCCTGGTAGATGCTTCTCTCCTTCCCATCGAACCCCAATGCAGCCACCTTGACGTAGGGCACGTAGTCCTCCCCGCTTCCCGAATAGAGAACCGCCGCCGGGCGCATAGCCACGGCGCTGCCCTCCTTGACGCGCCAGAAAAATCCCACATCCCCCTTTCTCGGACGGGAGGGATCCATGGCCTCCGCGTTCTTCTCGAGCCCATCGGACTCGATGGGGAGCCCGGCGAAGGACTCCTGGATCGCGTACGACCCGTCGTCCAGGCAGAGAGCCATCTTCCGACCTTCCTCGAGATTTCCGTCCCAGTCCATGACCTGGTCGAAGACGAAGGCCGCCGCCTTGTCGAGGCCGCCGCGGACCACCGCGTGGAGGCCCGCTGACTGGACGGGGTAGTAGGGCGTGAAATCCACCTCCCTGACGTCTCCCTTCTCGTCCTGGGCGGTCTTCTCGATGGGACCTTCCTGCGCCCCCGTGACGTAGGAGACGAAGGCCTCCTTGAACATCAAGTTGGACCGCATCGCGTACTCGAAGCCCTCGTCCCCGAGGGTCTCGACCATCCTCTGGAGATCGTCGAGCGAGTACGTGAGCCCCTCGGCGAAGCTGTACTTCCCCGAGAAGGGGGCACGGGTCAGGTTGTAGATGCTCATGTCGCTGATCTCGCCCCGCCCCGGCTCCACCGACTTGCCGATGGAGATCGTCTGGAGCGCCGACATGATCGACGGCTTGGTCATGGGCTTCAGCTTGTCCTCGTGCCAGAAGATGTCGAGAGGGTAGAGCTTGAAGTTCTCGATGATGACGGGGACGGCGACCTTGTCCTCGATGACGACTTGGCCCACCCCGGCCCCAGTATCAGGATCGGTCTTGTTCATGTGAACGCGCACGTCGTAGTCCTGGAGGAAGGGCTGCTGCTCGTGCAGGAAGGTCAGAATCTCCCTCTCCCACTGGGAGGGGTCGCGGCTCAAACGGTACATCGCCGTCTTCTCGAAGTCGCCGGCGATGGCGTCTTTCGTGATGAAGAGGGGCTTTCCGTCGATACTCGTCGTCATCGAATGCCTCCTACAGAGCGATTTTCACCAGGCTGAGGTACGTGTCAACCGTCGGTTCCTGGATCAAGGAGTTCAGCACCGTTATCGGCGGCAGCATGGGCCCCGTGGGGGCCCCGACAGCCGTCACATTGTGCGTGTGGGCGCCCAACAGTTCCAGCTGGGGCTTCAAGAACGTGTCAATGTATCCCTCCAGGATCGCCGGCTCCTCTTTACTACCGAAGTATACGCTCCGGCTGAACTTGATGCCGCTCTCCCCCGCCGAAGTCTTCCACTCGGCGATCGGCTGGAAGGTCTGTTCGTCCGGCTGAACATCGTGTGTGAAGCCGGCCACGGTCTCGGGTGACCACATCCCCCATGGGCCCGCGAGGCCGATCATGTCGGCCTTGATCAGAAGGCCCTCGTCTCTGAACGACACGAACTGGCTCCCCCAGGAGAAGACAGCCTCCTCCTTGTTCAGGCGTATCTGGTAAAGACCGGGGGCATCGCTGCGGCTCAGGGTGAAGCGGATCTCGTTCTGGTCCAGGTCCACCTCGAAAACCCCGAGATCGCCGAGACGGATCCTGCCTCCTCTCTTGAACCTCTTTCCCCGAGTGGCCTGACTCTGCCCGAACTTGGGGTCGTCATTCGGATTCAAGGCCCCCAGAAGCGCGCCGAAATCCAGCGTATTGGGCTCCTCCGGATCCGAAGCCAGGAAAGATTCCAGCCTCACCTTCTTGTCTTCGATCCTCTTGGGGGCGTCCGGCTTCTGAATCTCGGGATCCGAGACCTCGCCGACGTTCAGGCGGAAGCCCGGGATCACATCCATGAACAGCTCTTTCATCCGGAGGATCGCGGCGCTCTTCCTGGAAGCCAGGACGAGGTGTAGGAGCTCGTTCACGAAGTTGATGATGGACCCGTCCGGTGTGATCTGGCTGAAGGCCTCCGACGTCCGGCTCCTCGTCTGGATATCACCGATCGAGAGGGGGTTCCTGTCCTCGACCCGCCCCCAGTCGGGGATGCCGTCCGGTTGGTACCCCTGAACGGCGTTTGCGATGAGATTCTCTTCCTCCTCGGCGAGGAGCTGCAAGACGCTCTTGCCCAGGTTCTCCTTGTCTTTGTTGGGGATGGCGGGCGGATTTATCCGGCAGAGGATGATGGGACCCTGCCGCACGCCCGAGGTGGGGGTCACGCAGACGACCTGGTCTCCTACATCATAGGTGACCTCGATCCCGAAATTTCCCGTCTGGCAGAGCTGCTCGGTCCCGTTGTAGAAGCTGACAAGGTAGGCTCTCTTGCTGGGGACGGGCTGCGTAACCTCTCCCACAGAGATCATTTCTTATTCCGAGCTCCAAAGTAGCGACCGAACGTGTGGCGCGTGATCGGGTGTCCCTTCACCACATCCGCCTCGGCGCCGATCCTCGGGGCGGCCGAGATCGTCTCGTGAGGACGCTCGAACATCAGCTTCCCGATGAAGTCGCCGCTATGATACGGGGCGACGCGGATGGACAAAAGAGTGGGCTGATATTCGATCGGTTTCCCGCCGGCCTTACGGATCTCCTTGTTCGTCTTCTCGAGCTTGTTTATGGCGACGACGTCCCCCTTGAAGTAGCCCTTCTTTTCTCCGTCGCCGGCGTCCGTCACCTCAGCTCGATCAGTCATCGGGCGCACGACGGTCTCGAGGAGCTTTCGCTGAATATGGACACCACCCGTCCCGAACTCCTTGTTGAGATCCTTCACCATCTGGCCACGAACCTTATCGATGTCGTTCGTGGCTGCGAGTAGTTCCTGAGGGCGAATGACCCCGGTCTTGGAGATCTGCTGACCCGCCAAGACCCTGTCGCCTCTCTTCACCCCGAGCCCGCGCTCCTGAGGCACGAAATGGTCCACACCCCCGATGACCACGATCCAACCCCCGCCGGGAGCCGGGTCGATCGATTCGACCTTGCCCGTGGTCTGAGCGAGCGGGGCGCGTCCAGGGAGATTCTCCGGGAGTTCGAAAATCTGTTTGATCCGGTCGAAGCCGACCGCCTTCTGCGCCATTGCTCCGCCCGTATGGAAGGCCCTCAGAGTGAGCTGGGTCATGGGTTCCGAGACGGCCTGGCCCGAAAGGACGCCCACGTTGTAGCCGATCGGCGGGACCTTCCCGTTTTCCAGCAGGCCGAAGCACATCGCGCAGACTCCCTGGGGAGCCTCGCACTTCAGCGGAGACCGAACGAGCACCTGCTTCAGGCCGCGTCGCTTCATCTGTGTCACGAGCTCGGACGTGATCGCCTCCTTCTTGAACGGGCCGTCGGCGACGAAGTGGTCCAGCGCGTCGCGGGACTCGATCGGCATCAGAGTTCCCTCGGTCGTGCCGCAGTCCTTCATGCTGATTGTCTGCGTGACGGTGGTGTTGATCAGGCGCTTGCTCAGCGCTCCCGTCTCCGCCGTGCCGAGGCCCTTCTCGATCAGACCCTTGCGAGCCCCCGGCGCCGTTGCCCAGTAGCTCGAAATTCCGTGCCCTTCCGCAAACGATCGTTTGATAGGGACCGGGATGATCTCATTCTTGTGGTCCCGGACCGCCACGGGCGTGGCAATCATCTGCGTGACCATGTCGGCCTTGCCGAAAGCTCCCGAAGTGATGCTGCCTTCGACGACCCGATTCCCTTTCGTCTTCCGAATCTCGCTGTTCATCTTGTCAAGAGCCTGCCCGTAGGCCTTCTCGAAACCGATCTTGGGCGTTTTCTTCTCGGCCTCATCCAGGATCTGCTCGCGTTTCTTGTAGTCGAACTTGAGGTCCTCGAGCCCGAAGGAGTAGCCGATCTCGGTCACGAAATGAGCGCCGAGGTCCTTGATCCTGCTGATGACGTCACCGGCCTTGTTGGGCTCCTTTCTGGCGACCTCGAAGAGAAGGGTCTCCACCGTCCTCTTGTCCATCACCCTGTTGCCGGGCTTCAGCCCTACGGGAAAGACATCGTCGACCAGAGCCTGGCCCGGCGTCCAGATATCCGACCCTATCTTCACGGGCGTGTTCACCTTGATCTTCTTGGCCTGATACTGGGCCATCATGTCGGTACGAGACTTCGCCGTGACAGTCTTTCCTTTGGGATGCGTCATGAGGTAGAGACCGAGGACATATTCCTTCGACGGAGTGTGGACCGCCGACTGCTCCCGGACCGAGAGCAGCTGCTTGGACGGAAGCTTCTGGAAAGCCTCCTGCCGGGCCTCCTCGCTGACGGGGACATGGATGCCGACGGTGTTGTGCGTCACGATTCCAGAGTTGACAACAAAGGCTTCATTCGGAGGAACGCTGAAATCGTAAAGGATCGGGAGCCGGTCGATTTCTCGGCAAGAAATCTCCGTGTACGATACGGAAGTGTTCTCCACCAGGGATCTCCACTTGTCGAGAAGAGAATCCTTCTCGAATGGACCGTACCAGGCCGCAATTCTGAACGCGGCTCGACGTGTTATCAAAGAATGCCCGACAAGATCGCTTTTCGATACAGGCCCGAAAGGAACTCCATGGCTGGAAGCATACTCTTTCGCCCACGCTCTGCGTTCGGCCCGCGTCTTTTTATCCTCTGTCCTATTCTCCAGGCCTTTCTTCGTGAGAGCCGAGAAGACCGAATCGAACATTGGAACCATATCCATCCGACTTCTGGAGATTTCAGAAAAGTTTCGAACTTTAGCCTGCCATTCTTTTTTCGATTTTGATCGAAAGTTTGGAAGAAGCCCGAATCCGGATTTCTCAACGTAAAGAATCCAGGTCTTCTTCCTTCCGGTTTTTTCCGGTCGACCTTCTCTTATGGAGCTCCGGATGCCTACGCTTCTCATCAACATGGATACTTGCCGGAGAGCCTGGAGACTCGTCAATTCTACCGTCAAGAATGGACGACCGTTGATATCAAATGCGGCCTGTGCTTCCGCGTCGAGGAAACCGACAACGGCCTGCAACCGAAGCGCCGGAGGCATCTCGAAGACGAAATCCGGAAACTTCTTGTTCTGGCTTCCCTTTCCGAAAGCACTCTCAAAAGCCTTGAAGAGATCTTTACTTGTTATCCTCACCTGGTTATCTGTTTCCCACACGGGCCCAATGCGTTCCATAGCGATCTTGATCTGGCCAAGCATCTCCGGATCGGAAGACGAACAGGATACGATATCATTCCGTCCGGTCAGGCTTCCCTCCCCAACATAGACTCCCGTCCACCAGGCCAAATCGTCATCGACAGGGACAGTATCCAGCCGCCTGCCCGAGTCCAGGGCCGGAATCCTTGCGTTGCCGACCGGTTCGGAATCCCACAATGAGACGATAGGGACGACAACGTCGGGATACTCCTCATGCTTTTCGGTTTTGAAAGTGAAAAGATCGAGGGTATCTGGATCCACCCCGAATAGATTGTGGTGCTCGGAACAGATCAAAGTGTCACCGGATTTGAACGAGACTTCAAAGCATGGCCCGTGAGATGTGTGTATCGTTATCTGGTTCAAAGGCTGCCACGCAATTTTCCCCTCGAAAAGTCCCAGGACCTCATAAGCTGAATCAGCGAACTCAAGAATTCCAGTGACGCCCCCGGCTATCTCCTCCAAACCGGCGTCATCGATTCCAGGCAAGAGCTCGTTCTTCACAAATTCATCGAAAGACCCCACGAATAATGTTCTATCGGAGACACGCCGAACGTAAACGACGGTATCGGGCGAGCAGGAATCCCCGTTGAAGTCCATGTTGAACCCCTTCACGATGAGGGGATTGACCTGGATCGCCTTGCCGGGAGCGATCCTCGGCCTGAAGGGAAGCATGCTGAATTTGTGAAGGCTCGGCGCGCGATTCATCCAGACCGGGCGCTCCGCCGCCTCGTCCTTCAGGATGTCCAAAACCTTCGGATCTTTCTTGTCGACGAGATCCATGGCCTCGGTGGGCTTGTAGCCCATGCCCACGAGACGGCGCACCAAAAACGGCTTGTAGATGGTCAGCGCCATGTCGGCCGGAAGACCCACCTCGTCGATTCCGAGATTCGGATCGGGGATCACCGTAGAGCGCCCGGAGAGGTCCTGGGGCCTCTTCACCACCTTTCCCTGGAACAGCCCTCTCTTGTTCGACCTCCCCTTGATGGTCGAGACGAAGCCCCTGAAGTTCTTGGCCCTGGTGAGAGGCTCCGTCATGCCCGTCAACCCCTGGAGAGCCCCGTAGAGATCCGCCCGCATGGAAGCGAGATTCCTGTTGTCGACACCCTGATTCCTCAGCGCCTTCAGCTGATTGTTGATCATCAGGACTTCACGATACCCGTGATTAGGGTCGGCCACGTTCAGAGACCCGTCCGGCAGGGGGTAGACCGGCCTGAACTTGGGCGGGATCACGGGGACCTTGCTTGTGATGTAGGCCTCGGAGGGCGTGAGCTTCGACGATTTCAGGGCCTGGAGGTAGCGACGCTTCTTGTTCAGGTCGTCCAGCCTGCTGCCCCGGGCGATCCGGATCTGGGAAATCGTATCCTCGAGATCCCTCTCCACATTGACCTTATCGAGGAGAATCTTCAGGCCTTCTCCCGCCGGCGCCCCCTTCTTCGAGTCCGTCGTCAAGTGCCCGTCCCTCGTCACGAAGAGCGTGCCTCGCATGATCGACTTGTACTCGGCGGGCTTCAGGCCCGCGACCGCGATCAGGGCCTTCTCCATGAGCGGGCTCGGCATGGGGGTCTCGAGATCGATATGGGCCCAGTGGACCCCGTCGTAGCCTCCCGTGATCCCCTTGTCGAAGAGCCCTCCGGCCTCCGGCTTCAAGTCTGACGCCCGGACCACGGTGAAGTTCTTGATCTCTCCCCTGGACCGGGACTCCACGTCCTTGTCCGTCATGGGGAGGGCCTTCACCTTCGATCCTTCGCGGGCCAGGTTGACGCCGGCCCCCTCCAGACTCGTGACGAACTTGTCGAGAATGAAAGGCTGCTGCGGGGGCGGCGTGGGGAGGCCGGTCTGAAGGGCGCGCCAGTATTCAGGATTCGACTGCGACTTCAGTGTCGTCGTGTCTTTCAGGAAGTGCATGGCTCCCGAGGCGAGAAGAGCGTAGAGCTCCCCAGATCCGATGTTCTGTGCCGACTCCTTCCCGACCTTGCTCGGCTGCTCGTCCGTCGTGTAACTGCCGAGGCCTCTCGCCTTGAACTTGTTCCGAACCTGATGCTGGAGCTTCAGGAAGTGAATGTCGCCCGTAAAAATATCGTTGATCTTGTTCCCCGTGCCGGGATCCGTGAGCGTCTCGGTATCCTTGACGCCCGCTTTTCGCATCTCCGCCTGAACGCGGTCGAGAGACGACTCCGGAGAGAAGTTCTCCACCAGGTACTTCTCGCCGGTCTTCCTCGAGACCTTCCCCATGCTCGCTTCGTAGAGCTGTCCCGGATTCACGCGCCCCGTGACGCCCCCGGGATTGAAGAGGACATCCACCGGCTTCCCGTCCTCTCCTTGGAGCATCTCATTATCCGGGAGTATGTTGACGATGATTCCCTTCCCGCCTGATCGCTGGGAGACCTTGTCGCCCACCTGCGCAGCTTCCTCCGTTCGAAGAAACACCTTGATGAATTTCGAGGTCTTCACGACGTCCACGACCTCACCCGGAAAGTCGCTCTCCCACACGATGGAGGCGTTGCGCCACGGCTTCTTCAGCGACTTGTGAAGACGGGCGTAGTCGAATTCTTCGCTGACCTCGGTCTGGGACACGGCCGGGACCAGGATCTCATCCTTGGTGACCCGGCTTCCCTTCCTGACTATCCCGTCCCGATCGTACTTGGCCCGATCGATGTTCACGATCTCGTCCGGGAAGTGCGCGAGGAAGATGTCGAGCCCCACCCTGGTGTTCCTGTCGATGTCGAGCCTGAGCTGATACTGGTGCTCGGAAGTCAGCTTCCTCGCGGCGGCCTGGGAGATGACCACCCCGTCCTCGAAGTTGTAGCCCTTGTAAGGAACGTAAGCTGTCCTGAGCGTCTTGCCGAGAGCCAGCGCCCCTCCCTTCGAGAAGTTGTTCTCCGCGATGACCTGCCCTTTCTTGACGCGGTCCCCCGCCTTCACGGTCGGCCTGTCCGTGAGGAACGAACCTCCGTTCAGGGGGTACTGGTAGTGAAGGTAGGCCAGGTACATCTTTCCGTCGTCTCCCCGGATCTTGAGCCGGTCGTTCCGAACCAGGGTGACCGTCCCATCCACCGGGGACTGGATGCTCACGTTCCGGCCGAAGAAGTCGTCGAAGCCCTCCTTGCCTTGAAACTTGGATTGAACCACGGGACTGTCCGGATCGGTCAGGGGGACGGTCTGCTCGATGTGGCGGTCCGCCATCTGCCCGCGGTTGGGGTTGTTGTTGTGGAGGAAGGGAATCGCGTTCGACGTGACCGAGAAGAACGACCTGGGATCCCTGAAGACGTACTCGACCTGCGACGCTGGAACAATCTGAATTTTCCCCTTTGCCCGGACCTCCACCCTCGGCTTCAAGGGACGTGGCCGGTCCCCAGTCAGGTCGTACTGGTCATTGAAGGCGATGACCGCGTTCTCGAGGTCCTGAGCGCTCTTCGAGACCTGGCGGCCGGTCTTCGCGTCGATGACCTTGGTGTAGAGGCTGTCGCCCTTCTTCTCCGCTCCGATCGTGAGGTGCCCCGTCACACCGATCCGACCACCCTCCGGGCTGTGAATGGGATCCAAGAAACCCATCTGGGAGGGGTGAACCATGCGCACCTGGTCGGTCACGGCGTGGGCGCTTCGAATTCCTCCCTCTCCCATGGTGGTCGTTAGCTGGCTCGTCGACGCCATGTCCACGGGATTCTGCTGGTCCGAGTAGCGGGTGAACTCGCTCGTGATGAACCAATCGATCACGGGATTGGAGAAGGACGCGGGAGAGAGAAGGCTCGAGATCTTGGGGGCCCTGTCCATCTTGAACTGGATCGCGCGCTTCACGCTCGGGATGGCCTTCTCGATTCTCTCGGGGATGAAATCCTCGACGCTGTGGATGGACTTGAAAGCGAGCGACTCGGTGTCGTCCATCTCCACGCTGCCCTTGGCCAGGTCGATCGCCTTCCCGCTGGACCGGAGAAGAAGGTCGGGAGAGATCCGATCGTATTCCTTCCCCATCGTGATCTTGGAGATCTTCGGGTCGAGCTGCTTCGAACGAAAGAAGGTGTCGACGGCGGTGGACAGCTCCTCCGGATCCTCCGGGATCTCGGCGTAAGGACGCATGTTCCGGTAGAGGCGCGTAACCTGATCGCTCTTGTCGTGCGCCTTGTTAGCGGTGAAGATATCGCCACCCCACGCCGACTTCATTTGCGCGTCCGTGACGCCGAGGCTCTTCAGGATCGGGTAGAGGTAGAAGAATGAGGAGCCGGACTTCAAGCGGAGCACGCCCGTCTGGCGGTTGAAGATGATCTTATAACCTCCGCCCGCCGCATTGATGAAGGTCTCCGTGTTGTCGTCGGAGGTGAACCTCGAGTAGGGGCCCGGGCGCAGCCGGAGCTGGTTCACCGTCTGCACCTCGTGGCCGTTGACGATGTAGGAGGCCCGGTTGGTAATGTGAGGGAGGGTGACGAGCACCATGCCGGGCTTGGTGTCGACCACCCTCCCCGCTCTCGACCGGATCCTCACGTCCCCGACCAGGTCGGCGGAGAGGGTCTTGTCCTTGTTCTTGAACTCTTTCTGAAGCCGGATGTTGTCCCGGATCGAAGGCCCGAAGTTCTTCCAACGCAGGTTCCGGACGTCCATGACGTGCCGCTTGGACTCGATGGGAAAAGCGCGGGAGATCGCGTTCTCCACCCGCTTCATCATCTCCGGAAACTGCTGGTCGGCGTTGATCATTTCTTGCGCTTCTTTAGACGCTTGAGGATCTCATTCAAGGCGAGAGCGGTCCCGGCCCCGGCGGCGGCCCCGCCCATGATGCGACGGGCCAGGCTCGGCGTGATCATGGAAGGACGCCTGAGGTAATCCCAGACCTTGACGCTCTTGGGGTGGATGGGAGGACTGGCCCGTCCTGCGAGCCACTCCTTCTTCTGAGCCCGGTACTTCCTGAGATGGGAGGCAAGCCCCCCGCCGATCCCCAGCCCGGCGCCCGCCGCGCCGAGCGTCAGCGCCCCGTCTTCTTCCTTTTTCTTTTTGCGGGCGATTTTTTCTTGGGCGCCTCCTTCTTCGGGGAGGACTTCTTGGGCGTCGCTCCGAACCCCATCACCGAGGACTTCTTCCCTCCAGTCGGCGATCTTCTGGATCTCTTCGGCGAATCCCCGGAAGGCGAAGGAAGATTGATGTCCCATGGACCCTTCCTCACGAATCTCACCAGCACGTGGCACTTGCCCCGCCCTCCGAAGTCCGTCTCATGCACGACCTCGAACTTGTCCGGGTTGTTGTGGATCTCCTCGTACGCCGCCCTGTGCTCGGGAATGGAGGGGACCAGCTCGACGATCGTAGCCTGCCCTTCTTCCTCGAGGGGATCGATCCTACCCGCGATGAGGGCGGGCTCCCCGAGATTTCTGAGAAGCGTCTGGGTCTCGGCGGAACTCACCAAGCTTCGGTTGTTCTTCATGGCTGCTACTTCGTCGACGGGTGTTCCGGTGAACCGGGAGCCACATTCTCCCTTATCAATTTATACACGTTGGGGTTCGCGTAGCAAACATCGATGAGTTTTCGGGGCGTGGCTTCTCGAGCGCTCTCGATGGGGCCGACCCATCCCGGATCGGGAGAAGCGGTCTCGGCCAGCTTCGCGATTTCGTAGAGAAGGCCCGTGCAGAAGAGCGACTTCTCGTCCGTCTCGAACTTCCACACGAACTTGGTCCACCTCAGAATCGTGCCGAACCACTTCTTCATGAGGATCCAGACCGCATTCTGCGCCACGCCCTCGAAGTCGTAGTACCAGTCCGAGTAGCGGCGCAGCGACTCCTGGACCGCCCAGAGGGAATAGTCGTCGTCGAGGAGAAGCTCGAACTCGGCCACGATCGTCTGCTTGCCGATCGACTTGTGGTAGAGATCCATCCAGACTCCGCGCTCCGCGGCCTCGAAGGACACGGGGAGGGCCGAAAACACAGGACCCCCGGGCCAGAACTTCATCAGGCCGTGAGACGTCCGCCGCTCCTTATCGGTCCGCCGCTGCTCGAACCACATGATGGCCCGGCTCACGAAGGACTCGTCGTTTCTCGTGAAGACGAAGTGGATCTTGTTCATTCTCGAGTCTTCCTATGGACGTACAGGAAGTCGAAACCCTTCTTAGTCTTGGCCGGAACATCGTCGGTCTTCACGGCCCCCCTGTTCTTCGGAATCTCTTTCCGGGCGATCTTGGCCATCTCTTCCCGGAACGCTCTCTCCAGCGCCGTCATACGAACCTCACCGGGCGCTTGCCCATCGCCGCCATCGCCTTGCCCATGCTCTTCGTCGCCTCTGATCCTCCTTTCGGGCCCATGATCAGAGCGACGGGGCCCTTCCTCTTGGGAGGTTTGATATCCTGGTCCTTGGGGCGGGACTTCACAATCGGAGGACGAAGGTCCTCGATCTCCATCTTGGCGATCTTGGCCAATTCTCCCCGGAAGGCTCGCTCGATGGCATTCATGCTCTCATCCTGTCGAGTTCAGAATCCCGAAGATGATTGCGGCCACGGCCACTCCCACGGACACCAGGAGAGAAAGAAGAGAAACCACCTCGATCTTCTTCTCTTCTTTCACCGGAATGCGGGGATTCTCCTCGAGATACTTGATCCTGGTCACGAGATTCCCGAAAGCATCCGCCAGGTTGTTCATCCTCGACTCGATGCCGCTGACCTTGTACCCGACGGTTTTTCCGACTTCTCTCTCCATTTTTCCGTTCAACCCGTCCTTGGTGACGGACAAATTTTCCTCGACGTCCTCGACCTCCCTGAGAATCCTCTTTTCCAACGAAACCATCTGCCCGTGAATGTCCTCGATGACTTTCCTTCTGTGGTCCTCGCATTCCCTCGGAATCCTGGCCCGAAGGTCAACCAGATCCTTCTGGACCGCAGTGACGGTCCGCTCGACGGAGGACACGTTTGCTTGAGTCGAACTCAAACGGTCCAGTAATTGGGTCACGAGCTGCTCGATCCGTGCCAGTCGACGCTCGAACCCCTCCCACATTGCGTCCGTTTCTCCCGCCATCGAGAAACTCCTCCAGTTTGAGAATAATGGAGTTCGCAATCTCCAGACTGGCCGCCGCGCTCGGACAGTCCTCCCTGATTTTCTCGATCGGCAGCTCTTCGGATTCCATTGTTCGGCCTCCCGCAACATTGCTCCTACAACAGACCCAGAGTGGCCTCGCAGACGGCCCTGAAATCCTCATCCGCATGGTTTTGGGCCCAGTCAGCAAGCAGCACTGCTACCGTACCGTTCTCGGCCGCGGTCTTGAGATCGTCAGGCTCGCCGCCCGTGAGGACGCCGCCGTCCACGGCATCCCAGAAATCCTGGTACCTGTACGTGAGCATCTCGGCCTCCTATCCCCAAGCGGTGCCGTTCCAGACCTTGTCCTTGTAGTCGCTCTTGTCGTCCGAAGCTCGGCAACCATTCGGAGGGTTCGTGGGAAGGATTCCTTCAAGACGGCAATCGGGCCATCCGGTGTTCTTCTGTACGGCACCAAAATCGAAGGAGGACGCACCGCCGGATCTCTTTTGGATGGTGTTGTTGCCTTCCCATTCGATGTTGGTGTTGATCCCGTTCCGGAACAGAAGAGGAGATCCCGACATCCAGCAGATGAAGCTGTTGCCGGTGAGCTTGACGTAGCCGGTGAAAAAAGCCCCACTGTTGAAATTGAACAGCCCGCCTCCGGTACTGAAGAACCACTGGACGTAGCTCTCGATGATCTGGAAGGTGTAGCTCCCACGGAGTTTGAATGCAGCCTCGGGATTGTCCGAATTGATCATCGAGCAGTGGCTGATGTAGAGGTGGGAGCCGGCTGTCCCGTTGTCGAGATCCTCCATTGTGAAGTTCCCGTCGAGGATGCAGTCGTGGAACCACATCTTGGAGCCCTCGGCCTGGTGGCGGCGCTTGACCGTCATATTGCTGTGCTGACCGCGGCGCACATTGCAGTCCCACCCGCTGTCGGTCTGGAACTCGATGTTCTGGGTCTGAATCCCGAAAAGGTTGAACATCTTGCGGCGCGTCGGCCAGGTATGGATCTCGGGAAGGATGATATCGCCGGTGAAGTTGATGGTGTGCTCGGACTCCGTGTAATCCTCGAAGGGATTCATCACGTAGAAGTCGTGAGTCTCGGCGAGTTCTTGGGGGACCACCAGGTCTTCGGTGTACTCAGTGTTGGGAACGAGGTTGATGATGACCGGCCAGCCCTCAGGCACCTCTCGAGCCTGGGCCATCACCTTGGCGAACGTCTCGATCGAACCCCCCTCCCCCGAAGGGTGCACGACGTATGCGCCCATGTTCACGAAAAGACTGAGAAATCTCAGCAGAGACTCGGAAAATTCGGAAAACTCGTCCCCCACGACCAGACCCGTAGGGAAGGCCTGCGGGAATCTGACTCGATCACTGATTCCCATACCTACTCCTCCTTCAAAGGCCCGTACTTGTAGTTCAGCCGCAGCCGAGCCCTCTTCTGTGACGCTCCGACGTTGTAGTACCAGATCTCGAATTCGGTATCGGCAGGAACCGGAGCGGCACCGGCGGCCCTCCCCCCGACATCCACGTTCTCCCCCTGCTGGAGCTCGATCGACTCCCCGTAGTAGATCACCAGGTAGACGAGATCCATCGCGCTGATTCCGGTCGACAGCCCGGTTCCCAGCGTCACGGTGTTCGTATCGGGATCGAAAGACACGATCTCGTATTCGTCGGTCTCCGGATCTGGATTATCGGGACCCTGAGGATCCTGGGGGTCTCCGCCGCGCTCGAACTTGAGGTACATGCCCGGAAAGATCGTCTTGTTGACAAACAGAGCCTTGATCCCATCGTCGACCACGATCTGTGTGGCGTCCTGCGAAGCCGGGGCCACCGCCACGCCTACCAACGTGGGCACAATCCGGAAGGCAGACTTGTCGCCGTCATCAGCAAATCCGGCGTATCCCTCCCCGTTCAGGATGTCGACGGAATAAGGCCAAGACTCGACCTTCTTGGTCCACATCCCGGGATCGGCGCTAAAATTGACGCCCTGCACCTTGGTCCTGGCGTAGTTGGAGTCGAGATCGGCAACGTCGATCTCCTTGACCGGCTGAACAGGAAGCGCCGGAGTCATCGGGATCCCACTGTGGGCCGCCACGACCGCGTCCAGCGTAGTCTGGTCATCCTGGCTCAAAGCGTCCTTGAACCAAATGTCGCAGGCCTGGGTGCCGTCATCGGTGTCGATGTAGTCTTCGGCCGTGACGATCGTGCTCTTCCGGATGTCGTCCTTCAAGCGGCCAGAATTCGGCTTCGTGTGCGGGGGAGTGAGCCCCGTGAAGGCCGAGTACGCGTATTCATACTTGGTCAGGGTCATTACATCACCTTCTGAAGAACGAGGGTCCTCTGGGGCACCGTGAGAGTCGCGCCGCCGGTGCTGCGCCACCGAATCTCCACGGCCTGTCCCGCGCCGACTCCGGTGATGTAGGCGCAGACGGAGATCGGGATGATCAGCTGGGCTCCGACGAAACCCGGGCTGGCATATCTACGCTCCGTGTGGGTCACCTGAACGCCGTTGACATACACCGAGATGAACCCGGTCTGGTTGCTGGCATTGATGTTCAGCGACGTGCTGAAGTTGACGATGTAGTTGCCCGCGCCGGGCGTCAGGGTCATCCCGGCCATCAGCACGTCCCCGCCGCTGGACGTGGTAGCATTGCTCGTGGCGCTGGCCTGCTGGGGCGTCCCAAAAGCGTCCAGTTTCGTCTTGTCCGCCGAGGACATGAACCCGTTGACGCTCGGAGTGGCGGCGGAGTGAAGGGCGCTCCCGCCACGAGAGCCATGCTGGGCATCCGTAATCGCGCCTGTGTGATCCGAGCCGCTGTCCAGGGCGTGCTGCCGGTTGTGGTGATCGTCCGCGCCGACCCCCGTGAGGTTCGCGTGCGCTCGGGTGGCGAGATCGGCGAGGCTGGAGCCAGTCTTGTTGAGTTCGCTCCAGGGGAGATCGCCCGTGTGCGGCCCCGCACCGGAAGCGAGCGGGTGAGCCGTGGGATCGCGAGCGTCGGAAAGCCGGGCGTCATCCCCTTCACACACCGTTCCCGCGCCTGACCCGAAGTTCTTGTTGAAGGCCGTATTCTTGGAGAACGCCGACTCGGCTCCTATTCCTGCGGGAGAGATGGGGTCGGATCCACCTTCATGATTGGGGGCGTGGGCCTGAGGAACCTGCGGATCTCCAGCCACGCCCGCCAATCCAGAGATGCTGATCTCGCCCTTTCCTCCGGCCTCGTGGAAGTCAGGGTGGCCCGGAAGTTCGATGTTAGGAACCTCCGCGGCTGCACCCAGAGAAGCGTAACCGTTCGCCGCTCCTTTCTGAGAGGTGCCTTGGACATCGTCGTCGCTGATCTTGGCGTTGAGGTTGGCAAGCGTGTCGGTCTCGTGCTGAGTGCCCCCCAGCGCGTGGTTCGCCGCCGGAGTGGCCGTAGGGTCGGCCTGGTTCCCGTAGTTCTCGGACTGCGCCTGTGTCCAGTCCACGCCGTTGACGCGCAGGAAGCGATCGGCCGCGAACACGATCCCGGCGAGCGGGTTCTGGAGCGCGGCGATCAATTCGTCGTCGGTGATCTCGTTGGTGACGTCGAGAGTGCCGGCGGCCGGGACGATACGGCCCCCGAGACCGGGAAGATCCCAGTCGGTGCCGCTGTTGTTCACGAAGATGACAGATCGCGCCATTGGATCACTCCACGATCGCCGTTGCCACGATTCCGTTCGCCGTCCCCACCACGTCGCAGGACAACTCCATTCCCTGCGTGATGGCCACGCTGCTGACCTTCGTGGCGAAGGTGGTGTTCACCACGTTCAGGGAATCCAACACGGCCACGCCCTTGTTCCAGATCCTCACCGTGCAGGTGGATGGGAGGAAGAAGGCCGCCGTCACGGCAATGAGCAGGCCGTTGGTCCGCTGGGGGTACCCGATCAAGTTGGACGGCACCGCGTCCACCACATTGGTGAAGCCGTTCGTCAGAATCGCGGCCCGGGCGAACGGGTAGGTCTCGTGGGTCTTGTCCAGGGCCACCAGGTACTGCCAACCCGTACCGCTCCAGACGTAGGCCGCTAGATCGCTCAGAACCACCCGGACATCGCCAGGGCTGTTGCCGGTGGTGGGCAGAGCCAGCGGAGACGTAACGGGAGCTTTCCAGTGCGAATCGCCGCCCACCGTCGAGGATTGCCAGCCGCCGAGGGCGGTCACCCAGACGTAGATCTCGGCGTCGGCCAGGACCACGCGAGTGTCACCGTCATCGTTGCCTGATAAAGGGAGATCCAGGATTGTCGCGACGGGCTCCTTCCAATTTTTGCCACGGAGAAGGATGTCATCGATCCGGTCCATAGCGTCGTTGTAGGTCTCGGCGTCGGCGATTCCCGTCCCGAAGATCTCTTTCGGGATGTCGAAATTTTCCGTTGTGGGTTTCGGCATCGCTCGTCAGTCTCTCTTCTTCCGGAGAAGGAATCCCCCGGCCCCGCCATAGAGTGCCCCCTTCAGGGCCCCTTTGAGGCCCCGGGTGCCTACGACGGTTCCGCGGCTCAGGACGAAAGTCTCCTCGAATCCCATCGTGCTTCTCCTTTATACAAGAGCCGTCTCGGGCCCTCTTGCCGGGGGCTTCTGTTCCGGAAGAGGTCGAAATGCTTCCCGGTTTCCCTTCTGAATCCGGAGCAGGTGACTGCGGATCGCCCTCGCCAACATGGGATCTTGCTGGGCAAGCACGTTCAGCTGGTACTCCTGCTGCTCCGGAGGCACGCTTTTCATGAAGTTCATGACCTGAGCTTCAAGAACCTCCGGCGGGGGCGCTTGAGGACGCGCAGGCGCCTGAGGCGCGGGAGCCTGCGCGGGCTGCACCTCCGTGGGAATCTGCTCCGCGGGCATCTGCCCCTCCATTCCGGGCTGCCCCATGCTCTCCTGCTGAACCTTCCTGATCTCGGCCTCCGCCTTCGCCCGGATGATGTTGACCTCGGCCTCGATCTCGGCCTGGGCGATCTGCTGCTTCCTCATGTCGGCCAGGCGCTGCTCCATCTCCTTGTTCTTCCGGACCTCCTCCTTGTGCGGGTCGAAGCCGAGCTCCTCGAGGACGGTCTTGTCGGACACGGTATTCGTCGCGCGCAGCTCCATGGCGATCCGCTTCTGCTGCACGTCGTCCGCCATCTTGAATTCCTGGTGGCGGATCTCGCATGCAGGGAGAAGGAAGAATCTCCGCATCCGCGGAACGACCCATTCCGAAACGAAGAACTCGAGACGGGACAGGCGGTTGATCAGGAGGTTCTCGAGGACCCGAAGCGTGACGTTTCCTCCGCTCCAGGTCATGTTCCCGTAGACGAAGTCCGGAGGGACGTCGAGGCCGCCGGCGATCTGCTGCCGGACCATCTGGAGGTCGTTGTGAAGCGTCAGGGCCTGCGCGTCGCCGCGAACACGGGACACCTGTACCGGGAAGGGAACGGGAAACAGGGCGTTGGGGTCGCGGCGCCAGTTGGAAATGATGTTCTGTATCCTGCCCCGCCACGTCCCGAGGTCCGTGCTCATGTGCGGAGCGGGAGCCCCCGCCGCCGGCGCCGGCGAGATGAGGTCGAGGGGAAGGACGTGCTCGAGTGCCACCGCCTCCTGGGACTTGTTGTAGGTGGAGTAGAGCCAGGCGTCCTTCATGACGTTGAGGAGCTGCGGAATCCCCAGCGAGTCGTCGTCCATGGAGACGGACTCGTGCTTGAAGTGGTAGAGGTTGTCGGGGTCCAGCTCGATCACCTGGTTCTTCTTGATCGCCTCGAGGAATTCGAGCGGCGTGTCCTCCACGTAGATCTTGTTGATCTTCTGGTCCTTGACCTTGTTCTTGATCCAGCCCGGAATCCGGTAGATGTACCGGGTCTTCCCCGTGATCGGGTTTTTCTTGGGATCGATGTACATCGGGAACCACCTGTGGAGGCGGACCCGGTTCCGGTTCCTGACGGGGACGTCCTTGACCTTCGCCGTCTGCTTCGTGTGGCACTCCTTGCACTTGACGATGAAGTTGGCCCCGTCGTATTCCCACTTGGAAGACCCGATGAGGTTCTCGAAGCCGCAGCTCTTGCAGACCAGGAAGCGGTCGAAGGGGTAGATGATCGAGGCGTAGGCGTTCCCGAACACCTCGAAGTCGATCATCAGGATGAACTCGAACTCCTTGATCTTGAGGCTCTTCTCGAGAAGGTTCTTCCAGATGTCCTTCGTCCGCGAGGACATGGTGCTGTAGATCAGGTCCGTGATCAGGTAGGAGGCCTTCTTCCGGATGATCGGACCGATCGTGGAGTTGGTCAGGTAGAAGAACAGGCACCAGCGGAACAGCTCCTTGATGGTCGGGGGCATGTACCAGCTGGAAGGGTCGAAATACGGACTCGGGTAGATGTCCAGACCGAGTCTACGGTAGTTCGGCGCCGGGTAGGCGCGATCGCTCACCTGTCCTCGAATATCGGCGGTGGACAAGACTTACTCCTCATCGGCCTGTTTGCCGCTCTACCTGCTCACCGAGTTCCATCTTTTCCCGGACGTAGGCGATGCAATCGAAGGTCTTCATGTACTGGACTTCGATTGGGCTCTTCTGGTCGATCTCTTCCGGGGGAGGCTCGCTCTTCCGAACCCGGTTCTTCACGAACCTGGCGATCTGCTCGCGGAAGCCGTCGTAATGGGGCTGCGCGAACCGGAGGATCGGGTGGTAGACGAGCACCCCGTGGGTCTTGTGAGACTGCCGGATGTACTCCAGGATGTCGGAGACGTAGTTGTCATGCTTTCGCACCTGATTCGCCGCCATGACGCCGAAGGCGATCTCTCGCGGCGACGCCCCCTGGATGAGGTCGGGGTCCACGTGAGAACCGTTGAACGCCAGGCAGATGTTCTCGAAGACGAGAACGTCGTCCCAGAACAGCTCCGTGTTGAGGAAGGTCTGGAGGGCCATGATCCTTTCGAATACTTCCGGAAGGACCGGGGCCCCGATGAGGTCACGAAGCTCCGTCTCGAGCGTCTCCGGCTCCCACTTGTGCCACTCCGGAAACCTCGCGTCGAGAAGGGACTTCAGGGTCCTCGGCAGGACCTCCTCGTGAAGAATGACCTCAGAGACCGTCATTCGTGGCCCCTAACAGACTGCTGGCGTTCCAGACGCTCCCGCGGGGTTTCTCGGACGGCCTCGCCTGCTCCTTCTCGAGGGCCTTGGTGACGCTCCCCTCGATCTTGTCGTGCTGCCGCCCCGCCTTCTCGGGGTCCTGGTCGTCCTCGCTGCGCTTGGTCGGGATGTTCTCCATCAAGTAGTCGAGAACCTTCTTGTGGGCCTCGTCAGCCGTCTCGTAGGTTCCCTTGGGGTCCTGCGTGAACTTCGTGACGAAGGGCTCCCCGAAGTTCCGGCGGAGAAGCTGATCGTAGATCGCGATCGTCTCCAGCTTGTACTTCAGGAGGTCCTCCTTGACGCCAGCGGCCTTCGGGAGCGGGAAGCCTCCCCAGGCCCCGAAGAAGGGATCGACGACCCCGCCCATCCCGTAGCGGAGATCGAGCCCCGCGGTCTTGTCGTACTGGTGGATCAGGAAGGGAGCCTCCAGGGGTGACATCTTGGCCGCCTCCTTGAGGATTCCCTTCAGTGCCGCCTGCTTCGAGAGGCCCGCGTTCTTCGCCAGGGAGACCCTCTGTCGAAGCATCTCCTCGGCATGGGGCCCGTACTCGTACTTCGGGACGTAGTCCCAGACCTCCTGCTCGGTCAGGGGCTCGCCGACCTTCTGGAGAATCTGGGCGACCTCCCGGGCCCTCGCCACCTTCTCCAGGGGAGGCGTGCTCCTCGCCCGCGAGACGAAACCGTGCTGAGCGAGCTTGGCCACTCCGTCCGACGAGGCGTGGAGGGGCGGGACGGCCGGCTCCATCTCGGCCTCGTTGTGAGGCACGGGCTCGAAGGGCTCGAGGAGGGACGGGGGGAAGTCGAGACCGTAGAGGTCGTGAGCTCTCTTCAGGAAGAACCCCGCCACCTTCCGGATTCCTTCAGGAAGGCGGGACTCGATCTCCTCGAAGTACCTCCCGGAGAGAGCCGCTGCGGCCGGCGTGTTGATCGGGAACTTCCGGTGCTGGCCGACCTTGGTGATGATCTTGACCGCGAAGTCCTTGTCCCGAAGGGAATCGAGGTCCTCTACGGGCGTGACCATCCCTTCCTTCATCAACTCCTGGGCTCGGGACGAGGAATGGAAGTCGGGGTCGTCGTAGAAGTCGACGACGGCTCCTGCCATCTTGAACATCATGCTCACCTCCGTTTGGTCCCGTCGTGCGGGTCCAAACCTACATTCTTCGAGGAGGCGACGCCGCCTCCATGGGACTTTCGGGAACTCCGGGACCCGGCGAGGGCGGGGGCGGCGGAGGCGGCGCGGGTGCCGCCGGGGACGCTGCTCCCGGCAGGGGCGCGGCTCCCGGCACGGGCGCCGGCATCGGTCCGGCCGGAGGGGCCGGCATGGGCATCGGCGGAGCCCCCTGGGGAAGCATTCCCGCCGGGGGCGAGAGGAGACCCATCTCCCTCTGCTTCTCCATGAACTTCTTCTGGAGTTCCGAGATCTGGATTCTCTTCGACAGGAGAGCGGACAGGTTCTCGAGCTGCTTGATCTGTCCCTCGAGGGGCTCGCTCGTCATCCTCTGCTCCTCCTCGGAGAGCATACGCTCGATCCTCCGGAGGAGCAGCTCGCCCGCCGTGTCCCGGATCTCCTGGATGTTGGCGGGAGGGCTTTCCTGCAAGAGATTCGAGAGGAAGGCCTCGAGGCCGCCCTCGCCCATTCCCATGGCTACCTTGACGACGTAGGAATCCGATTCCTCCGCAGCCGTCTTGATCAGGTTGCGATGGAATCCCTGAATCCGGTCCAAGAGTCGGCTCATCGCCAAGAACCTCCCGAATTCTGTCATAAGAACAATGCCACGGAGCCTTTTCGCTCTCCTGTAGTGTAAACACTTCATGGAGGCGATCAAGAACCGTGGCAGAAAGGAGGCAGCTGTGCGTAAGAATTACCACAGCTTCCTCATGCTCTTCCAGGACTCTTTCTTTCTCGGGCGACGCCTGGGCAGGAAGCTCCGGAAGATGCTTCGAAAGAAGTAGCATGAGGATCGTCCGATAGGTCGGACGCCGTGGAGTAGGCCACTCCACGGCCAACCCGGGATGCTTCCCGGGACTGCCTTGGAGGCGAGCCTCCTGGGCCTCCTTTCGATTGGGACCCTTCGTGGGTCCCAATTTTTTAGATCTCTGCGTCATAAGAAAGATGAGAGACAGCTCTTTGAAAGGAGACCCAATGGAGAAGAAGAACAAGATGTACTGGAGGTTCCACCTCCAGGGGTTGCAGCGGGGACTGAGCCTCCTCGCCGCAGCCGGGATCCCCTCGTTGGAGGTCCCGAAACCGTCGGAACCGGTCCGGCGGTTCAACTCCAGGATCGAGAAGATCCTCAAGGCCCTGGACATCAAGAGGCGATACCAGAACGAGATCGTCTCCTACATCCAGGGCGCCATCCTCTCCGCAGCAAGAAGCAAAAGCCAGCAGGCTCAGATGTGGCTGGCCTTGCTCAAGGAGATCGGCGTCGAAATGACCCCGGCAGAGATGTTGGAGGTCCTGGACGCCTGGGAGGGGATGGAGGGCTTCCTCTACCGGTCCTCGAAGAGGTCCTTCGAGGACTTCTTCAAGGAGAAGGACCTGAGAATCCTCGTCACCATCAACGACGACGGCGACGAGGACGAGGACGCCGAGGAGGTCGTCTTCGAGGAGGAGAAGGAGAAGAGCTGATCCCTCTCCAAACCCGCCCCGGCGTGGCGGGAATACCGGGCAGTCGGCGCTGCCCGGTTTTTTTTTATGAAAAAAAAAGGACCCGGAGGAACGAGTCCTCTCGGGTCCCCACTCAGAAGACTGAGCGTGGCTTTAGGTGACGACTCCTCCGGGGATCCTGTAGTTGCCTTCCTCGACTCCGGAGATCGCGGGACGCTCGATCGTGAGCTGCCAGTCCGAGGCCGGCGCTCCGTTCGTGCCCTCCACGGTCCACTCGTTGGTCGAGGGATTGAAGGACGAGCTGTCCACCGTGAATCCGTAGCCCACGATCTGGTCCCCGAACATCCACGGCGTGGGTCCGGAGACCTCAAAGACCACCATCCACGACAGGCCGGTTCCCGAGGGAATCGCCGCGTCGAGAAGAAGTCGTACGGGGTCGCTGATCACGGGGGCGTTGAGGGACGGCTCCACGTGGATCGCCTGCGGGGCGATCGTCAAGAGGGACATCCCCCCGTCGTAGAGGAGGAAGTTGTAGTCGTTGGGCGTCAGGCCCTTTTCGAGATCGACGCTGAGAACGAGATTGTCCGGGCGAATCTCCGCGATCGAGACGGAGACGGGGACGACGACGCCCGCGGGAACGTACCGCAGGGCCTGCCGGGCCGCGTCGAACGGCTCGGCCTCCACCGTTGCCACCTGGTCGAGATTCTCCCCGCTGATGGTGACGAGCACGCTCGTCTGGTTTTCCACGGGATTCGGGTTCCCGATGTCGTGGACGAGGACGTCCCCGCCGGGCGAAGCCGTGGCCGTGTCGAGGTAGAGGTTGAGGTAGCTGTGAGAGGTCGAGGTGATGTCGAGAAATACGTCGTTGCCCGCTGCGGCCGTGATGGTGCCCTCGAATTCCAGATAGGTCGGAAGGGTCTTGTTAGTAGCCGTCAAACTGAATCCCGTGAATACGTAAGCCGCTCCGGGCGGGTAGAGGTTTCTTCCGTAGACGTAGAGGGTCGAGAAGGTCCCCGTGACCGAAGGAACCAGTTCCGCGTGGTAGATGACGGGCGCCTCCTCGGCGAGGATCGTCAGGGCGTACGTGGGGGACGTGTCTCCGTTCGAGTTCGTCACGAAGAAGCCCGCCGCCCCCGGCGACCCGTTATCCACGGTCACTTCGATCTCGGTATCGCTGATCACGTTGCTCGAGACGACCGTGATGTTTCCCGTTCCGGCCACGACGAGTGTCCCGGGAGGAGTGTCGTAGAACCCCGACCCGTAGATCTTCCCGGTCACGCCCGTCATGTCCTCGTAGAGCTCGAGGTCCACGGAAGTGATGACCGGGTTGTCATAGTCGATCTCCACGTCGTACTGGGAGGGAGAGGTGTCGCAGGCCCCGTTGGCGAAGAAGACCGAGACCGTCGTCGCGGGAACGGCGCCGGCCGCCACCTGGTAGTCGTAGTCCAGGGATGCCGGGTTCTGGATCCTCGTTCCGAGATCGATCGAGAGGTCGCTGCCGACCACGCTCTGGATGTCCGTGAGATGGATGAGACCCCCGGTGAAGGGGAACGTGACGGTCCCCGAGGCGCCGGGACGGAGTCCGCCCGACCAGACCGCCGTTCCGGCGGTAATGGATGTCGCGGGCACGGCCAGGGTGTTGAAGGCCGCGGGAAGGGCGTCGGAGCCGACCCCCGGCTTGAACACGCTGACGTCCACTCCCGTGACGGTGCTGCAGGGCACCCAGAACTCTCCCTTCACGCTCGTCGGGGCCCGGACCGTGGTGTGGATGTCCCCCTCGGTTCCGTAGAGCGGACCCACGGGGATGCTGTTGATGAAGATGTAGGACGCCGGCCCGAAGCCGGAGCCGAAAGCCGTCACCTCATAGATCTTATCGCGCGCCGCCTCGTAGACGCTGACGGGGATCGTGGAGGCCGACGAGACACTCGGAGGCGCGGCGTCGTCGATCTCGCAGACGGGCATCGTGATCGTCCCTCCCCCGTCGGGGTCCTTCACCTCGAACTCGATCACCTGTCCCGCGAAGCCGATGATATCCATGGTGAAGTTGACCGTGTTCTCGTCGACCCAGATCGGGACGAGATTGGCGACGAGCGCGGGGTTCACGGCCGTCACCTCGACGTTGCTCGGGAAGAGGTTCCCGTAGATCGTTCCCGTTCTTCCGATCCCCGGGGTGGTCGCCGAGATATCGAGCCACGCCCCGATCGGGATGGGGTAGTTCGAGAGGACCTCTTTCGATCCTGTCGCTGCCCCGTCCGACACCTCGATCGTGATCAGCTGCCCCCGCGTGGTGAGGAAGTCCAGCTCGATCTCCGCGACCATCTGGGAGGGGCTCACGTAGAGGTAGGAGAGGACCGTGACGCCCGCCGTGGGGGAACTGACAATCGAGCCCAGATCGAAACCCGACCCATTGATGGTGACGTCGAAGGGATAGCCGGCCGTCGCCACCGTCAGATTCTTCGTCCATTGATCCACCCAGTTGATCGTGTCGATCACCGGAGGCGCATCGTCGATCTCGACGAAGGACGGAACGGTCAGGAGCGTCGACCCGGTGTAGGGGTTGTTGATGTCGATGCCGACCGTCGTCCCTGCGTACCCGTCGGCGATCTGGTACTTCAGAAGGAACTCGTTGAGGTTGAGCGGCACCGCATCCACGACCGTGAATCCCGGGGTGTCCGGAATCACGTCGATGTAGGGAGGGAGCGGCTCGATGCCGTGGACGATGATGGCGCCCTCGGTTCCCTCCTGGGGCCAGTCGTCCGGGACGTCGTAGAAGGTCGGCGTCCCCGAGGGCGCGCCGCAGGGGAAGCACCAGGGAGCCGAGATGTTCGTGGTGTAGCCGTCGATCTTCCCCTCCGGAACCTCCTCGGAAATGAGTTCGTTGCACCCCGTGACCCACACCGTGGGGTTTCCGAATGAATCCGTGGCCAGGACGTCCCCGATGTCGACCGCGTTCGGGGGCGGGCAGCACTGGGCGCCCGGATTGCCGGGAGGATTGTGACCCCCTGGAGGAACCGTGTAGAAAACGAGCGGGATGTCGACCTCGGTCGGAATCCCGATCGGAGGAAGCGAGCCCGGGCAGGACCCCGGAACCTCGTCGTAAATGTCCCCCTCGGCCGCGATCGAGAGCCAGGAGGCCTCGATGAAGAACTTCGCGTGCGGCGAGACAGCGTACTGGCTGCCGAATCCGATGGCGCCGTATTTGGGGTCCGAGATCGCCAGCAGCGAGGCCGAGAGATTCCCGAAGTAGGAGTAGACCGGGCCCGGCGTGTTCGGCGGGGAGGTCTGGCTGCTGTAGACCAGACGCCGGCGCCAGTAGTGGTAGACGTGCCCCCAGGCATCCAGGCTGATCTCCCAGCATCCCTTGATGTCGTCCCCACTCGTGTGGTTGTGGCACTCGAAGATCTGAACCTGGGTCGTGTCGTCGGGGACCACGATGATGCGGTGCGTGACCTGAAAGTCGGCGGAGGTGCTCGACGCGACTCGGACCAGGTGAATCTCGAGGAAGACTCCGTACCGGTTGGGAAGGGCGGGCCCGAGCTGATGCGTCGAGTGGACCGCGAGGACGAAGTTGAACGAGTCCCCGACCTCGAGATCCTCGAAGTCCGCGTCCGTGATGGAGAGCGTGCATCGTTGGGCGCGCCCGTGCGGGATATGGCAGGCGACGGTAGCCGCGTACTGCCCGTAGAGATCCGACCCGAGGAGCTGGGGATCCACGTCGACCCGCATCGACCTCCCCGTGGCGTAGAAATCGAACGGCGCCCCCGTGGGCGTAAAGGAGTCCGTGGCGTAGTCGCAGTCGGAAAGAGTCTTGCTCGCGGGATAGTTGAAGTTGTCGGTGTAGATGACCGGCGCTGAGCTCGAGGGCATGGTCCGCCACCCGTACTGCCCTGTCGGATCGTTCACGTCCCCGAGCGTCGGAGCCCCTCCGGTCGAAGCGATCTCGAGCTTTTCGTCCCCTCCGTCGTTGAGTTCGGTCAGGGTTATCCCCGAGCCGGCCTGCAACTTCGTCCCGATGTAGTCCACGGTCCCGTCGTTGCTCGTCACGCGGACCTGGGTGATCTCGGAGTCGAGATCGGCGTGGCTGACCGTGCCGGCGTTCAGGAGCTCGTCGTGGTCCACCTGGGGGCCCTGCCCGGCGGTCCCGTCGTGAACGTGCCCCGAGCCTCCCATGTCCGACCGGGTGGCGTCGAACAAGGCGTCGATCTTGTCCCAGTTGAGATTGACCGGCGAATCCCAGGTGTCCAGGTAGTCGCCGTTCGCCGGCGTCTCGAGATTGATGTTGGGAGTGAAACCCATTCTTGCGCTCCCCGACTATTCTCTGAGTAGTGTAACGTCCAGGGAACCCAATCCTATTCTCGGAAGAGCGGGCACGACGAAACGTCCCCGGTAGTTCCACGAAAGGATCTCGATCTCGGTCACGACCCCCTGGACGAGAGGGGCGGCGAACTTCCCGTCGGTCTCGTGAACGAATGCGTAGACGTCTTCCGGGGCGAAGAAGACGTCCCCCCTCAGCTGGAACCGGTCACGCCAGTTCTGTCTGAACACCACGTAGGTGTCGGCGCCCCGGCTGGTGGTCTGTCTGGCCGATCTCCCGTAGAGGTCCCGGAGGGAGCCCTCGATCACGCACACGGGCAGCCCGGTCCTGAAAATCTGGTCCGGCACGATCTGGGAGTTCCTGACGACGTAATCGCTCCCATCGGCCTGCAACTCCCCCTCCACGTGAACGGCCGGGTTCAGGTAATACTTGTATGACCTCGCCTCGAACTCGTTCGTGAAGACCGTCTCGTCGATGAAGAGGGGGTAGATGCTCCTTCCGGCGAAGATCGGATCCTCCTCGCCCCGCCGGCGATAGACCTCGTAGAAGATGACGGGCCCGTCGGTGAGGTCCGGGGGCTTCCACATCAGGACGGTCTGGTTGGTGTACTCCCGGCCGGCAGGCTCGATCCAGTATTGCTTGGTGAAATCGGGCAGGAGCACCCCGGCTCTCTTGGCGATCCAGACGACCGTGACGAAAGGAGGACCCCCGTACTTGGAGAGGTCGCGGACGTCGTAGTCGGACTTGACGTACTTGATTCCGAACGAGTCCACGATCGGGTCCGGAACGATCTTGTCGATGAGCGCTCCGTCGGCGCTATAGACCTCGCCCTCGATCGAGTCGACGGCGAGCCCCACCCCCAGTGACGAGGAGACGTACCGGACATCCAGGTCCACGAATCCGGGATTGCTCATGGCGAGGCCCCCATTCCTGCTCCGAGACCGGCGAGGAGAGCCCTGAGGGCCACAGGTATGGCGATCCGGCCTGCCAGACGTCCCCGGCTCTTGTGGAAGGCCGCCTCATAGCTCTTGAGCGCCCTCTCCCGGCTGGGCGTCTTCTTGGCCGCCTCCCAAGCGCGCTCCTCGGGCTCCATCTTCGTCTTCTGGTAGGCCGGCTTCCAGAGCTTTCCGAGGGCCAGATGCAGGCGGTGGAGAAGGCCCTTCTCGGGCTTCCCCTCGATGTCCCAGGCGTGACCCACCTCGTGCTCCACCACCCGAGGGTTGACCTTCTCGGGGACAACGATGTAGTCCTTCTCCTTGCCGGGAAACATGAAAGCGTTCGACTTGTCCTTGTGGACCTTCTTGGCCTTCGTCTTCAGGACGACCTTCAGGAGTGGATTTTTGGCCGAGGGGTCGCGGACCATCTTGGAAACGTCCCTGGAGGACGTCACGGGCACCAGGGGGCGCTCGGTGGGGTGAGCCTTCTCCATCTCCTTGATGTACTTCTCCGCGTCCACCTGTTTCCGGCCCGGCCCGATCCCTTGGAGTTCCTCGCTCGTGATCGGCTCCCGGGTCAGCCCACGGGCCTTGAGGAGGTCGTAGAGACTGAGGACGCCCAAACCGACACCGGCCACCGCGGGGACAGCCGCTGCCTGGACTCCGGGACTGGAGAGGATCCGCTTGGCGGGGCCAGCCATAGCCCCCACGTCGAGAGCGATCTTTCTCAGCTCTCCCTCGAATCCTCGGGCGATGGGGTCTTTGGAGTCCACACGTCGAACCTATTTGGACCCGGAGGTCCGGTCCAAGCGACCGAGCATTTCCTGGAGCTTCCGTCGTTTGGCGATGGAGGCATACTTGGCCCTCTTCCTGGCCTTCTCGATCTCCTCCCGGGACATCCCCGCCCGCCTGTTCTCGGCACCCGTCTTGGAGAGGAGAGGGTTGGGGCCTATCTGGGGCAAGCGTTTCATCTTCTGGGCCGTCCGCTGGACCTGAGCCTCGGAGGGGACGCTATGGACCGGCTTGGAGCTCATGAAAGGGACACCGGACTCGGTGCGCCTGGGAACAGGCTTGAACCCGGCTCTAACCGTCGAGGCCTTCTGGGCCTTCGATAGAGGGCTCCAGTGCACGCCTGCGCCGATCTTGGCGAGCTCCCGAACGAAAGCCTCGTCGAACCGCTTTCTGGGCCCCTCAGGGCCTGCTGTGCCCGTTCTCGGTACTGTCCGCTTCATCGCAGCCTCAGGAAGGTGTCACGTCCGTCTCAAGGGGCAGCGCCTGGTCCTCGATCGTGACCCGAACCGGGTACTTCAGGACCGCGTCTCCCGTGAGGACGAACTCGACCTCGTAGACGTTCTTGCCGGTCAGCTTCTCGGTGACCTGGGCGAGGTCCTCGAGGGTGAGAAGACTCGAGGAGTAGTCCGGAATCCGGACACCCACGGACCCCAGGCCTCCGATCTGCGTCCCGATCTCGTTCAGGACGCTCATGGAACCGATCACGACCTGATCCTGCTCCGAGGCCGCCAGGATCCTGGCCCCCAGGACCTCGGTGTTGGACTTGAAGGAGCTCGCCGGGTCGTAGAAGTGGAGATCGTCGTCGGCGGTCCATGCGTTGACGCAGAGGGAGTATCCGTCCGAGGCGTGGGAGCCTCCGGGGCGCGCGTAGCTCTTCACGAGCTGGAACTGGTCCCAGTACCCCGGGAGATGGACGTAGATGTCGAACCCGGAGGCCGTGAAGACGAAAGCCGCCTGGATAGGGTTGATCTCGCCGAGCCTGCTCACCCGGGACGGGACCCGCAGGAGGAGCTCCTTGTTTCCAGCGTCCCCTCCCTCGAAGAAGAAGAGTCCCGAGAGGGTGAAGATCAGGCCCATCGAATTCCGGAGGTCCTGGGGCGCCGTCAGGTACTTCAGGGTCCAGGTGGTCGGCGTGACCACGCTGTCGACCGTGAAGGCGTACTCCTGGAGGGCGACCGCGAACTCCGTGGGGTGGCTCATGATGTACCGGGACAGCACGGTCTTTCCGACGGCCGCCGTGATCGCGGGCTTGTAGATCACCCCGGCCTGATCGTACCCCGGCGTGGCGGGACCCGTGATCGTCAGGCCGTCCACGCCGAGGAATGCCTGCTCGGTGACCGTGCCCGTGACCGCCCACTTGCTGGTGTCGATCGTCGCGTCGTCGAAGGGATCGTAGGGATCGGGTTTGGTGCCGATCGCCGCGGGAATCCCCTCGGTCTCGGGCTCCAGATAGGAGAGAACCTCGCACCCGCTGAGGGCCAGGTTCGAGAAGTCCAACAGGGCGTTTCTGCTCTCCATGGTGGAGACTCCTTCAACGCTGGGTTCCTACGAGTTCGAGCTCGATTTTCCGAGGAGATAGCCCCCCAGACCCCCGGCGAGGAACGGGTGTCTCTTGGCCATCTCGATGAGCTTCTTCACGGCCTCGGGTGCCGCCTTCGCGGCGCCCGCTCCGGCCTTGGCCGCTCCGCCGGCGGCTTTGGTCGCTGCGGCTCTCGCCGCCTCCGCCGCCTTCTTGGCTGCCGGAGGCATCGCCGCCGTCTTCTCCAGTTCCAGGGCTCCCTTCAGGAAACCCATCTCGAAAGAGTTCATCGGGCCTCCTCAAACTTTCCGTTTCGTCTTCTCCGCCAGGGCCTTGATGAAATCCCGGGCCCTGGGCGAAGCCTTGGACATGAGCCCTCTCAGACCCGACCCTTCTTTCCGGACCTCACTCGTCTTCGAGAGGCCGGTCTTGACGCCTTTCACGACCTGGCGCATGGCGGCCGGGCGGGGATCCTTCAGGCCCTTTCCCGGCAGGTCCGGCATCCGGTCGACCGAGCGTTCTGCCTTCTGGAGCGCCTGCTGCTTCTTCTCGACCCGGGGATCTTCGAGCCCCTTCCCCGGAGGGCCCGTGTCGCCCTTCGACGACTGAATCTTCGCCTTGATCTCCGCGCCCGTTGCGCCCTCCTTGAAGATGGAAGACAGCTCGGAGGCGAATGAGCTGAAGAACAGGTCCGTCGCTTTCTTTTCCATGTTCGAGGGCTCCTTTCCGACGCGCTTCGACAGGAGACTGTACGCGGCCTCCTCCGCCTTCTCGGGATCGATTCCCTGGCTCTGCGCCTACCGATGAAACTCCTCGTCGCTGGGCTTCGGATTCTTCTTGAAGAAAGCGAGTATCTTCTCTTTCATCACTTCTTCTCCGGGTTTCGTTTCCGAGTGTGCTCCCTCAGCTTCTCACGGGCCCTGGCCTTTCGCCCGTAGAGATACTCGCTGTAGCCGGGCATGATCGAGTGAAGGATCACGCTCTCGGGCTTCTTGACCTCCTCCCGGGATTTCTGCAAGGACCCGGGCGCCAGAAGAGAACCGGCCCCGTATCCCAGCAGAGGCGCCAGACCCATCGTGGCGAGATAGGAGGCCCCGGCCCCGGCGATTCCTCCCTTCCGTTTCCTGAGAGACGCGAGCGCCCTCATGACGGCCGCCCTGGCCTTTCCCTTCAGCGACCGGGAGATCTTGGTCATCTCCTCGCTGAATCCGGAAGTTTCGAGGGCGCGCTCGATCATGCCGCGTCAGTCCTTTTTGCTCTTCTCGATGTCCACTCCCTCGACGTCCGGCATGTTCGGGCCGTGCCCGTGCTGGGCCTTGACGCCCTTCATGTGGGCCCGGGCCAGGTTGACCCGAGCGAGGCGCTTGCGGCGCTCCTCCTCGGTGCCGCCGGACTCGATGTAGCGCTTCAGCTCCTCCTCGCTGGCCTCGGATGGGGGCTTGCCGAGGTCCTCGGTCAGCTTCCCCTCCTTCTCCTTGATCTTCTTTCCCCCGATCTCGGAGGTCTCGGTCTCGGAGATCTTCTCGAGGACGGTGTCGAAGATGGAGGCCTTCTTGGCCATCTCCTTCTTCTTCCCTGACACGTGCCCCGGCCCGCACATCCCGATCTTCTCCAGCTCCCGCATCATGGAGAAGGCCATGCGTTCGTTGAACATCTGTCCTCCTGGAAATCAGGGAACCACGGATTTTCCAAATAGTATACGGACCTTTTCGGGGAAGCCAACCTGTAGAAAAGGGCGCGTCTTCGCTCTCGCTACTGGCGCGCCCTTTTCGGAAGGGGAACACTGGCGTCTCAGGCCTGCATGGAACCTGATACCAGGTTCTGCGCGTTTTTGATCTCCCGACGGGTCCCGTCCGTCATGACATAGACGAGGGTGAAAGAACCGCCCTGCTTCTTCACCTCGATGTCCTTCACGTTCCGGGGCGACACGCCTCCCCGACCGGGAAGGCCGAAGATGGAGATCTTCTCCAGCTCCTCCTCGAATCCCTGGTCGAATCTGCTCTTGGAAGTCATCGCCACACCTCACGGACTGTTCCCGTAAGGAGTGTACAAAAATGGAGCCTCAGAGCAATCCCCTGACCATGCGCAGGATGCGGTCGTACTTCTCCCGGCTCGTGTGCTTGTCCCACTCCTTCGGGTATGGCCCGAGGCTCGGGAAGTACCGCAGGTCGGAGCCGTGAACGCGCCAGGATACCTGCCCGCACGGAAGATCGATGAACACGATCGGGTACTCCGGGTCCTCGGGGTCCTTTTTGCACCCGGTCTTGTACCCCTGCCGCCGAGCAAGAAAGACCACGAGAGCCACGATCCTGTTCCTCTCCTCGTAGAGAGAATTGAACTTGGAAGAGAAGTCGTTGGGATACGTGAGGTAGACCGCGGCAGTGAACGGCGGGGACGGAAATTCCACGGCCGTGCACACGCAGGGGTACCCCCTCGGAACCTCACTCCCCGGACTCAGGTAGTGACCCTCCCGATTCAGAGCGAGAAGAAAGTCGTCAAAGTCCCTCGGACTCGTCAGATGTCTCTTCGCAATGATCACACTTCCGCCCTCAAACCAGTCTGGTCGAACTTCTCCTTGAAGTCGGCATGCGTCTCGGACCGGAAGTCCAGGGTCACGCCGATGTCCGAGGCTCCGCTGAACATGGACAGGACTCTCTTGTCCTCGAGAGGGTAGTTCTTCTTGAGGTTGTAGATGAACCGCCTCGGGAACTGCTGCTTTTGCCCGATCGCGGGAGGCGGCCCGCACATCCACGGCGTCACCTCCACGCCCCCTCCGGCGTAGACTCTCTCCATCAGTCTCCCTCCACGATCGTCAGCGCGTACAGAGGGTTCACCGAGTATCCTTCGTCCTGATACTTCCCCGTCTGCACGTAAGTAGGCAGCCATCCCGTGTTGTACCTCTTCACGTAAATGATCAGGGGGTAGATGAGCTTCTTGTGCTTCGCGAGTATGACAACCTCGACGGGGGTCTCATAGCGCCAGACCGCTGCGACCTCGTCCCAGGGAATGCTCTTGTCCCGCCCAGCGACGATCGTCCGGGCCAGGGGCATGAAGTCGGGGCCCTCCTCCGGGCGGACGAAGGTCATCTCGGTGGGCTCGTCGAAAATCTTCACGCCGAGCGCCAGGAGGACGATGCCCGCGGAACAGCCCGTGAGCCAGATCAGGATCGCGAGGTTGAGGATCTTCGATTTCATATCTCTTTCCTCGAAAAGGGTCTGAAACGATCCTACTTTCGGGCCTGCAATCATGCAAGCATGTTTTCTTATTTTAGGTCGGCGAGGAACGGTCCAAAACCCTTCCCTCCGGTGTCATAAGATGAGTGAAAGGAACCGGTTTGCTGCCGGACTAAAATTTTGTTTTTGGAGGCTCTCACCATGAGGATTGTGCTACCCGAAAGCGCAGTTCTATCCCTCGGAGTGAGTCCGAAAGAAGTCGAGATCTTCCTGATCTCGGACGAGTTGCAGTACCTGGTGCGGAAGGCCCACCGCAACGTCAGCGGGCGGTCGATCCGCGGCCCCATAGAGGTCCGGTCGAGACTCAGGATGCGCAACTGGATGGTGGCGGACGACGAGGGCAACGAGACCCGAGTGCAAGCCCGCACGAAGAAAGACGCGGAGACAATCGCGCACACACGCCTCACCGTGATCATCGGGCACTACCCGGGGAAGCTGACCGCGAGGAGGACAGATGAGCTGGAAAACGCTTAGGGACGACGAGATCCTGAGGATCAGAAAGGCCGGCGAGCACCCCTACTGGTGGGCGCTCAGAGTCAGCTGCCTGGACATGGCAGAGGACGAGATCGAGGAGATGACCGGCAACAAGAAGTTCGACGTCGTGGCGGATCTTCTTCTCGTCTGCGACCTCTCCATCGCCCCGGAGGACCTGAAGAAGAGCGTCGTGTCCTGCATGGGGCTCGAAGAGGCCGGGATCGAGCTGGACTCCGAGGTATGGGTAGAGAGCGCGATCCTTCACGGAACGGCGATCCAGATCGCCACAGGGTTCGCTTCCACCCTCAAGGCGGCCGAGAGGAAATGCTTGCGAGACTCCGAGGCTCCCGCATACTTTGACGACCCCGTCGACCGCTACCTCGACAGGGTCGTGAACCGCATCGGAACGACCGGGAGGGAGTTTCTCGAGGGGAACATCCTCGCCGGCCTCCACAGGTCGAAGGCGCAGCTCGAGGAGAAAAGGACCGTGCGCCAGGGAGAGGGAGTCCAGTCGAGAACGATCAAACAGAGGAGTCTCTCCAACGAGTGCTGGCTGGTCCAGATCTGGGGCCTCGACCGTTGCGAGACCTGTGATCTCAAGGACACGGAGGACTGCGGCGGCAAGAGAATCCGGGAGACCGGATACAACGAGAAGGGGCTCCTCGTGCCCCTGCCTGACTGATGGACGTGCTGAAGAAGAGAATGGAGACGCTGGTCATCGCAAGCCCCGGGACCGTGCGGTACACGGTGATCTCGAGAAGGATCTGCCCCGACTTCGATCCCGAGCAGTGCCGCTGCATCGTCGACAAGCCGTTCTGCCACTCCCGCGATCCCATCCACGGGCTCTGTCCCTACCTCTGGCCGGAGCGGAACTGACGCCTCGAAAAAGCCTTCCTTATCGGTCATAAGAGAAGTGAGAACTGCGAGACTCACCCGTTGTGTGCAGTTCTCCTTCCAAGTCATCGAGGTTTTTGAGATCGAAAGGAGACTCGGAAAATGTCGATACGTCCCGCAAACCAGAAGGAAGACCGCCCGCGGACGGGCTCCGGACTGAGAGCCCCGGGAAGAAGAACCACGGCGAAAAAGAAGAGAAGGAAGGCCCGCATCCGGGCCAAGGTCTCCGCAGGCAAGGCGCTGACCGACCGCGAGCAGCGCGTGTTCTCTCGCATGGTCACGCACGGCGCGCCCAAGAGATGAAGGGGGCCCAGATCATCGAGTAACATAGGCCTGAGCGGAGCTGTCTGAAAAAAAAAAAAGAAGTCGTCGGCGGGAGGGAGGATTGAAACGAGAGAGAGAGAGGGATCGTATCCCTCTCTTTTAGTAGATCACCACCGTCAAGGAGGAACCCCATGACCTGGAAAGAGAGAGCCATCATGGCGATCGACGTCGAGACCACGGGGCTCACGCCGGGAGAGGACAAGATCGTCGAGCTCGGCGTGGCCGTCCTCTACAAGGGGGAGATCGTCAAGCGCCACAGCCGCCTCATCAACCCCGGCATCCACATCCCCGAAGAGGTGTCGAAGATCCACGGGATCACCGACGCCGACGTCGCGAACGCCCCCTCGATCGAGGACATCGCGGAAGACTTCGTCAACTACGCCAACCGGGCCGCGACGCTCACGGCCTACAATTGGCCCTTCGACTCCTCCTTTCTCTCGGCAGAGATCGGCGACGCGTGGGAGTGGGTCCTCATGACCAAGCCCCACTTCGACACCCTGACCGTGGTGCGGTTCGACTCGATCGGCCGCTACTGGAAGGGAATGGGGCGCCACAAGCTCGAGAAGGTCGCGGAGCGGCTCGGCGTGGCGGAAGAGGAGGCGCACCGGACCGAGGCCGACTGCGTCATGACCCTCCGGGTCCTCAAGAACCTGTTCGTCCACCTCCCGGACGACATCCACGAGATGATGGCCCTCTGCGAGAAAGAGGCCGAGATCCAGAGGAGGAACTACGAGGCATGGAAGGCGAGAAAGAATCCCTGAAACGGTACCTCAACGACACCATCGTCGTCGTGAACGCGCGGGACAACCTCTACAAGGACGAGCCCTTCAAGGTCTACGTGGGGCGCCCGTCCCGCCTGGGCAACCCCCACTACCCCGAGAACCACGGAAGGACGGGCGCGATCGACCTGTTCCGGAAGGACCTGGCCGAGGCCCGGGTGCTCCTCCCGAATCTCCAGACGGCCCGCCACAAGATGCTCCTCGAGGAGATCGCCCGTCTCGTCGAGATCTACAAGCAGGACGACCGGCTCGTGCTCGAGTGCTGGTGCGCGCCGCTCTCCTGCCACGCCGACGCCATCAAGGAAGAGGTGATTCGTCGCCTCCTGGAGGAGAAATCATGGAGCCCTGTTCAATCGTGGCCGCCGTCATCCTGACCGTCGGGCCGGCACTCGTCGCGGCGCTGCTCCTGCGCCTTACCAGGCCGGAAGATTTCACCGAGGAAGAAGAGGAGGACCTCTGATGGCATATTGCTGCAACATGAGGGCGAAGTTCCACGTCGGAATCATCTACGTCGACCCCGAAATCCCCGAGCCCGTCGAGCTCGCCGACTTCATCCAGGACTGGGAGGGGGCGACGCTCCTGGTCCAGCCCAAGTTCTGCATGTTCTGCGGGACGAAGCTCGACGAGAGCCAGACCATGAGAGATCCCCGCCCGGTTTCGGAGAGCAAGTCCATGAGCATCGACATCTTCAGGGGCGAGCACTTCTTCCTGTCCAACTTCTACCCCTGCCTCGTCCCCTACGAGGGCCTCAACTACCCCTCGGCCGAGCACGCCTACCAGGCGGCCAAGTCGCTCAATCCCAGGGTCCGGGAGGCCATCGCCGCCCTTCCTGACGCCAAATCGGCGAAGAGGGACGGGCGCGAGATCTCGGTTCGTCCGGACTGGGAAGACGTGAAGATCCAGATCATGGAGAACATCGTCCGGGTCAAGTTCACCGGCAGCAAGTACCTGGGGGAGAGGCTGGTCGAGACGTTCCCCCACCGCATCATTCACGCCAACTGGTGGGGCGACACGTTCTGGGGCGTCCATCGAGGGAACGGAGAAGACCACCTCGGCAAGATCCTCATGAAGGTCCGCGCCGAAATCATGGAGGGTCAGGCATGACCACGGTTTTGAACACGATGACGGGAGAGGAGCAGACGTTCAGCTGCTCGCCGCGGGAGGCCGTGATCGCCGCCTATGCCCAGTCCAAGAATGACTGGAACACCTGGAGTTACGAGGAGAAGTACGGTCACCTCGTGAAGACGGGCATGTCCACCGTGTCGGTGGCGGATTTCGTCGCGCTTCTCGAAGGAGGAAGAATCTGATGGATCCTCTCGACAAGGTGATGGAGGAGAGGTGGGCGCGAAAGCAAGACGGATAAAGAAGGCCGGGAACCTGGCGGAAGAATTCTGCCTCGAGGCCTTCGGCATCTCCGAAGGCGACATCTACGAGATCAAGTCCTCCTCCTGGCAGCACTACCAGGTGGTGCTCCGCGCGACCCAGCTCCTCGCCTCCCTGAGGAAGCAGTTCGTGGTCGTCCGGTTCAAGCGAAAGATCACCAAGCCCCAGAAGAAGGGCCGGCGCAAGAAGCAGCGCTACCTGGAGACCATGGAATCCGCCTACGAGAACTTCAAGCACGTCCATGTAGTCCGGGGGATCGACCTGGTCAAGATCGTGTCCGGCCAGAAGAGAGCGCTACTCCTCGCCAACATCGACAAGTACCTGGATCGCGCCCCCTACTGGACTGTCCCCATCCGGTGTCTTCCCGCGGAAGAGATGGCGAAGACGGACGACTACGTGCTGTTTGGGGACCCCAAGGATCCTCCCGAATGGCTGAGCGAAAAATGAGACTTGGACCCGGGGAACCGGTCCAACCAGGAGGAAAGTCATGGCCACGAAAAAGAAGGCGAAGAAAAAGAAAGACGAGGGCCTCTACGTCATGGCCGAGGACGACAGTTTTGAAACCGTCCTGGTCGCCGGGTCGCTGGAGGTCATCGGAAGCGTTATCGAGGAGGAGATCGGCAACGGATTCGCGACGCGTGACGAGATCCTCCAGAGATACGACCTCTTCCGGGTCGAGATGGTTCCCTTCGAGATGGAGGTCAGGACCGAAATCACGATCGTGCCCCAGTAGCGGAGGACAGCTCATGACCAGAAAAACGAGGCTCCGGTTCGATGACCTGGGAAAAGACCCCCAAGGCAACAAGATCACCGCGGCCACTGACAGCGCCGGCCCCCAGGTGATCGTGAAGGGAAAGAACGTCCATCTCCTCAGCAAGCCGCTCAAGGATCACGAAGAAGCGGTGGCTCTCGGCAGCCGGGTCGTTATGGAAGGCGCGAAATGCTACGACGAGTGGTTCGATCTCGAGAAAGGCGGGACCGCCATGAGCCTGTTCGCCGTATTCGGCGGCTGTTTCCGAGGAGGCCACATCGACAAGGAGCGACTCCTTTGAAACGGAGACAAGATATGTCAAGGTCAATGACAATCAAGTTCACATGGGAAGACGAAGAGGGCTGCGAACACAAAGAGGAACTGCCCGGCAGATACGAAGTCTGCGAGCGGTGCCGGGGGCGCGGCGTCCACGACCACGAGGCATTCTCCGACGGGATCACGGCCGAGGACTTCGCCGAGGATCCGGACTTCGCAGAGCAATACCACAAAGGCTGGTACGACGTTCCGTGCTCCGTCTGCCACGGCCGGCGAGTCGTGCTGGTCCCCGAGGAAGAGAATCTCTCCGACGACCAGAAGGAGGCGCTCGATCGGTACTGGGAGAAGATTCGGGCCGACGCCGAATTCAAACGAGAGATGGATTACGCGCGACGGATGGGATTTTGAGAAAGGAGCATCAACCAATGATGGACAGAGAAGCGACGAACACGCTCGCCGTCATGATCATGGGGATCTTGTCCAGAATCGATAGCGACATCTCCGAGGCACAGTACGCCAGCGGGGGCATGTCCTACTCTCTCGTTATGGAAACGACAGACGGCTTCGTCCGAATCCTGTTCGGCGGCATCAACATCTGGGACTCCGATGATCTTCCCGAAGACTTCAGCGCGGAAGACATCGAGAAGGAGATCTGGAAGGAGCTTGACCTCATGGCCGAGACGATTGCTTCCCTGCGACCGGTCATCGCCAAGAAGATCCCTCCCTCCGAGAGAACGGCGCCCGAACCCGATCCCGTCGTAGACATCCTGAACCGGCTCCTGGAATGGGAGAAGAACCAGGGAGGATTCGAGGCGCCGGTCTGGCGCGACGCCGAGCGTCTTCGGGACTCCATGCAGGCCGCAGAAGAGGAGGCATGATGCCGCGATCGCGGAAAAAGTCTTCAACGCCCTGCGGTCCAGCCCGTTCGACGGCATGGAATGCAAAACCTATGTGGTCTACGAAATCAGCTGAAAGGAGGCACCTGTGTCCGAGAGACGACCCAGACTCACCGATTCCAGTCCCATGCCGTTCGGGAAGTACAAGGGACGGGCCATGAAGATCGTCCCGGCGACCTACCTCGACTGGCTCCGCGGCCAGACCTGGCTCGAAGAGTGGCCGTTGGTCCAGGAGTACATCGAGCGGAACGCCGACGTCATCGACCAGGAGCTCGAGGACCGGGAATACGAGAAGAGGATGGGCTCGTAGGAGGAGACCATGAACTACGCCATCATCCACGGCTACGTCGTCCACCACAGGCACGGAACGGACGTCTTCCTGGGCGCGACGGACGAGGAGGCCAGGAAGAAGGTCTACGAGTTCGTGACACTCCGCACGCACTAAAGTGCGGCGGCTTCCCCGAAGACATGGACGAGGCTATCGACCTCTACTTCGATCCCGAGAACGGCGCCCACGAGGAGTGGTGCGAACGAGTCTCGGACCGGATCGAAGTGGACAACCTGGAGATACGGAACACCCACGACGAGTATTTCGCCAGGGGCGGCGACCCTCCCGAGGAGGAGAAGGACCCCTACGACCCTGGATTCCCCACCAACCTCGCCGGAGGAGACCGATGAACCACGAGAACCTGGAAAGGAACGAATCGTACAAGTTCGTCGAGGTCGACGGCGTCTTCGACTTCTTCGACACCATGGAGAGCCACGTCAGTCACGTCCCGAAAGGCCGGAAGCCGGAGAGCGCCGGAATGGTCTTTGTCGAGCACGACGGCTCCCTGTCAATCTCCAGCACCTGGTCGTCGACGTGCGAAGTCGGGTGCGACGCGGAGGCCGCACACCGAATGGCGAACTCGACCGGTCGTATCGTGAAGCACTGAAAGGAGCCTGATGACACCTGAACAAATCGCCGAGCACAAGGCCAAGATCGACGCAATGACCCGGGAGGATATGTGCCGCCTGTGGCGGTTCGCCCCGGCAGGCCACCCGTACTTCGTGATCGGCACGGAGATCGCCGAATACTTCGAGAAGAGGTTTCAGGAGATCGGCCGGTTCAGTCCGGAAATCTCCAAGAAGATTGGATGGTGACGTCATGACGCAGGAACCAAGGTATTGTGACCACTGCGGACTGGAGATCGAGGACGGTGCCTTCATCCCCTTCTCCAGGCTCCCATACAACGCGGATTCGGCGAACGAGGGGGAGTCGGGCATCGTTTGCCTCCACTGCCATGAGAAGTTTCGCCCGCGGAAGCTCCGCCTCGTCATCGAGGTGGAATACAATCCTGGCGGTCTCGATATCGCGGAACTCAAGGACCTGCTCGCGGACCTCGCAATCCGGGCGTCTGGCTTCGGCGGATTCACGGGTGATACGCCGGCCACCGTTGATACGTGGACGGCATGGGTTGAGGAAATCGTCCTCGACGATGGCGAACACTGTCCCGGCTGCGGAAAGCATCACAGCCAGGAAGACGTGGACGGGGGGCGCTGCACCTCCTGCGGCACCATGCTGTGCGCCATCATGCCCGGCGAGACCCGCTGGGGGCCCGACAGGTCCCACGCCCCCGACTGCGCCTACAGATGCAGCGGCGAGTGCGACTGCCCCAAGAGCGAGACCGTGGAAGAGGAGGAGTGAGTCGCACGAGCAACCAGATGAAAAGGAGTGATGCCGATGCAACCACGGCTGATAGGCTTCTTCAAGCACCACCCGTTTCCTTACGTCGTAGCCTTCGAGATCGACCGTTTCGCCGAGAATGGAGACGTACTCGTGAAGCAGGTCGGTAGATTCAAAGCCGAGAATCTTCTCTGCGTCAGGCCCCTGAAGGCCGGAAACACGCTGAAGAGCGTGATCGACACGATCACACGGGAGTACCGCAAGCGGACTCGCGAAGAAGACCCGAAACTCATTGGAGGAGAACAGATGAAGCGCAGGTCGATTCGAATCGCCGAGAGCGCGGCCAGCGAGCAAGAGAAGATCCTCGCCAGGACGGGCGGCGATATCGAAATCGTTCCGGACGAGAAGGATCCCCCAGAACCTCGTTGCGCAGTGTGCGGCGGCCCCACCGTCCTTGGAGTCTGCACACCCTGCCGAGTAGGATCTAAGCCCGCCAAAGTCTCCGTCATCGTCAAGCGCCACGTTACTCACGAGGTGACGGAAGCGCTGATCCACCGCAGCAAGTGGTTCTCGGTCACGCCCCTTCCGAACGACATGTTCGAGATCGAGGCGAAGGACGAGCCCGGCCTGCCCGACATCTTCAGTCCCCTCGATCCCGCCAAAGAGGCCGAGCGGCCGGAGGAAGAGGTCTGATGAATCTGAGGACTCTCTGCGAGAGGTTGGAAAGCATCGAGAAGCGAATGCTGAAAGGCGTCCGCGACAACCTGAAGATCCAGATGCTACGCCTGGTCCTCTTCGCTGACGGCAGCGGAGAGATTCAGGCGGACTGGAGCAACTACCGGGAAGACATGTGCAAAGAGGAGCGTCTCCTCAACGCGATCTTCACCCGGGATGGTCCGATCTTCACCTTCGACAGGGTCGAGGATTTGGAAAGGTGGCTCGAGGAAAAGGAAGGGAACGAATGAAACGCCTACAAGCGAAGTACGTGGCCGGGATCGAGGTGCTGAGCGAGGACGAGCTGGACCTCAGCGCTATGGGCCTCTCTGGAATCGTCTATGCCATAACAGAGGGCGACTGCTCCGGCGACTACAACATCACCAAGCACAAGATCATTGACGGCAAGAAGATGGCCGAGCGGCTCATCATGCAGGGTTCGGATCCAGAGTTCTTCCAGCTCGATGAGCATGGGAACGATGTGGAGGATGAGGAATGAGTGGTTTCCTGGAAGACCTGGAACGCTGGATGGACGAGGGCAAGACACGCGAGGAGATCGTCAGCTACCTCATGGACTACGAGAAGGACGAGGTGGTCCATGACTTCGTCGTGCTGATCGAGAACCTTCGGTACGGACATGTCCATCTGGACATGAAGGTCAAGCAGGAAGAAGACCTCTCTCACTTGTCCAACCCACACCGATTCGACGACCCAGCCAACTGGCCCAGCTGTCCGCTCTGCGGGGCGCGGCCCAACAGCCAGGACGGGAACCATTGGAACGTGTTCCACTGTCCCTGGCACGGCTACTTCACGCTGGGCGCGGGGCCCATGCCGAACGGGATGGTGATGATCAAGAAGGGTTCAACCTGATCCAGGAGGTTTCCGCATGAAAGAAGACAAAAAGAAGGTGGGGTCTTTGCTCCCCCACCTGATGAACCAGGTAAAGAAGAAGGAACTCGCCGTTCACTTCTTCGTCCACCGCACACCCATCCCGAAGCGCGGCCCCGGACGCCACCGATTCATGATGAGCTGCCTGCTCATCAACGAGGAGACGCCCGAGGGTCTCCCTCCGTTCATCTCGGCGAGGGGGTCGGCTCTCTGTCACCGGAAGGACCACTGGAACCCCGAGGTCGGAAAGGAGCTCTCCCTTCTCCGCGCACTCCGCGGTCTCAAGTTCCCCTGCATCACGGCCACAGGCCGCATCGCTTCTGAGGACCTCCTCGAAGCTCTCGAGGGCTACGGTGTCCACATCCTCGACGCTCGAGGCCATAAGTGGGTCGCCCTGGCCGAAGGATGTGGGCTCGGAGGGATCAAGCCTCGCGGTCCCGAAGAGAGGTTCATGCAAGACCTGATCAAGGAGGTGTGATGGCCAAGAGCAAGACGCAAGACTTGCGAGACCGCGGATTCGACCTGTCCGAGTACGACCGGTCGGAAGGCATGTGGGTTGTGCGGTGCAGCCAGTGCGAAGCCATCGTGATCAATGGCGTGGCGTGCCACGAGCACGGCTGCCCGAATCGGAGGACGTGATGGCCAGGAAGCCGAGAACCAAGAAGGCGATGGTTGAGTACCTGGAAAACCACTTTCGCTACTACACTGGCAACTCGTGGAATCGGTCCACGAGCTACGCCGCCAACGTAAAACTCCACCGGATCATGTCCGACGACCTCGACGGCTACGACTTCCTTCAGACCGAAGAGGCCTTCAGGGAGGGCAAGGACATCATTCGGCAGTTCGAGGAGCGTCACAAGTACGAATGGCAGATCTTCAGCAACGGGCGATCCAGCGGCTACCTCGTGCTGTACACGGGCGGCATGAAGCCGTCCGGGTACAAGCGCTACTGCCACAACTGCGGTCAACTCAACTACCGCAGGAACGTGCCGGCCAAACCGGAGGACCTGACCGACGCAGAGTGGGCGTGCTACGTCTACGTTCTCGATAAGGACCACTGGGTCCCAGACATCTATCCAACACAGTCCGAGATCGTGAAGCTCGGTCTCTCCGTCGAGCGGGTGGTGGAGATCGTGAGGCGCGCCAAGAAGGACGTGGAGAAGAACGGCAAGGTGGGCTCCAACAAATGCGGTCGCTGCAACGCCGAAGGAACCCTCCACGACTTCACGAAGACCCACATGCAGACCTTCACGTACCCCTACAAGGGCGTGGACGACGACGGGGAGGACTTCGAGTCCTGGGACATCGACTCGCTGAGGTGGCGCGTGAACGTGGTCTGGGATTTCGACAAGACCGTGGAGAGAGTGGTCAAGGCCTTCATCGACTTCGTGAAGAACCACAAGGTGGTAGAGAAGCAGATCATGGTGCCGAAGACCGTCCAGGTGGCCGTGCCGAAAGGAGAAGAGGATGGCGAGTGACGAACTCACCGACGAACAGAAGAGGTACTACCTCGAGCAAGCGCGGAAGATGTACGCGCACAAGAGCGACGACATGCTCGAGATCGACGACCCCACCGAGTACTCCGTCGGCGAAGACGGTGTTTGGGTGAAGGCGTGGGTCCTGGTGCCGTTGAGATCGGAAGACACGGAAGGAGGAGAGCAGGGCGATGGGAGATAGACAACACGTAGCGCTGACCAAGTGCTTTTACTGCCTGGAGGGCGACCGCATCCTCCTGGCCAAGAACTACTACCAGACCAAGAAAGGCATGCAGCCGACTAAGGACCTGGCCCCGCTCGACGGCAAGGTCATCGACATGGAGCCATGCCAGAAGTGCGCCGACTGGATGAAGCAGGGCATCATCATGATCGGCATCGACGCCGCCAAGTCCAAACCAGGCTGGGAAAAGGAGAAGAGGCCCAACCCGTGGAGGAGCGGCGGCTGGGCCGTCCTCAAAGAGGAGGCGTTCCGTCGCCTATTCGACGACGAGAAGATCGTGGAGTTCGCCTTGAAACACCGCTTCATGTTCATCGAGCACGATGTGATGGTGATGACGGGCATGATCCAATCGGAGGAGAAGCCGGATGAAGGTGAAATGCAACAAGGCGGAGGAGTGCAACAAGAGATTCCCGAACCGTGATTGCGGGGCGTGGAACATCCACGACTCCAGCCAGTGCGAGCCGTGTCCTTTCGGAGAGCCAGGAGACGCCAAGTGCGTGGCCGTGATCCCCGAACACGACCAGCAGGGTGCGATGGGCTTCGACGAGTGGATCGCCGAACTCATCGCCAGCGGCATGAACAACAAGGAGATCCTGACCTACCTCGATCCAGACACCCGGGAAGAGGACCTCGTGGCACTCATCCGCACCCTCATGACCAAGAGGGATGAGAAGGACGAGGCACCCTACGACTCGACCCAAGACACGATGGAGCACCGAAAGCGCGTGTTCCAGCTCGTAGGGACGGTGGCTGCCGAGCTGGTTGATCGTGGCCGCGAGCACGACGCAAGCAAGCTCAAGGATCCCGAGAAGGCGATCTTCGACGAGTTCATTCCGAAGCTCAAGCACTCGACCTACGGGAGCGAGGAGTACAAGGGCTTCCTCGCTGCCATGAAGCCGGCCCTTGACCACCACTACACGCACAACCGTCACCATCCGGAGCACTTCGAGAGCGGGATTCACTCGATGAACCTCCTCGACCTCATCGAGATGCTCGCGGACTGGAAGGCCGCATCGGAGCGGCACGCAGACGGCAATCTGCGCGAAAGCATTCGCGTCAATTCGGGCCGGTTCAACATGTCAGGCTGGCTCACAGACTGCCTTCTCAACACAGCCGAAAACCTCGGCTGGTGGGACGGCGTGATCGGTCCCAAGTGCGAGAGGTGTGGGTCTTCTCTGAACTCTGACGGCCACTGCGTGGACGTCACCTGTCCGTTCTCAGACAGGAAACAAGGCGATGAGTACACGGAGGGGTAATGGACTTCAACGAGATTCTGTCGCGCCTCGACATCCTCGAGAAGCGGATGGTGCAGGGCGTGAAGGACAACATGAGGATCCAGCAAATCCACCTGAAGATCTTCGCTGACGGCAGCGGCTTGGTGGATGCCGACTGGAGCGAGCACAAGGAGGGCGCTGGAAAGGACGAGCGCCTCCTTCGTGCCATCTTTTCCAAGGAGAGCCCTCTCTTCGAGTTCTCGCACATCAGCGAGCTCGAGCGGTGGCTCAAGGACATGACCCCGAAGGAGGAGGACGGTGCTGTACCCGAATGAGATTCGAGCCGTTGGCCTTCAAGCCGACGGGACCTTGCTGGCCATCAGGACGGCCAGCGACGTGCGGGGCACGATCTTGAGCGGCCTCGTCATCTCCCCCAAGTATCGGGGTTGGTTCAAGGAGCACGAGGAGGAGCTCAGGGAATGCTTCTCCTTCAACGACGGCGGGAGTGGGACGATCGTCATCTTCGGCACGTCCGACTCGATCATGGAGGTGTTCTGATGGCGGCGACGGCATTTTACACCGTCCATCGACCCGGGGAGCACTCCGCTCATCGGCTGAGCGGGGAGTGTCTCGTCCAGCCGCAGGCCACGGAGATCGGGCTTGTCCGAAAACTCGGACGACTCGGGATCGATCTCAGGCGATTCGACTACTTCAACAACCGCGGTGACGAGAAACTTCTCGTCGTCAACTGGAGGGAGTCTCTATGACCGATAAGTTCGACGAAGTGGAGTGCCCCGTGTGCGGGAGCGGAACCGTCGGCCTCGAGGAGGACGAAGTTCACTGTCGAGGAGAGTGCGGAACGGTCTGGATGAAGGACCAGTGGGATCGAGAGATGGGCGTCCGGAGGTCTCTGAACACGCCTGAAGAGGTCCCATCGAGATGGAATCTCGACGCCGTTCAGTTTCCGAGGCTCCTCGACGAGCTCGCGGCCGTCGGCGTCCCGCAACTGCTCAAGGAGGCCGAGTGGCAGGCCATCGAGGAGTCCATGGACCTCCCCCGCGAAAAGATCATGACCCTCTTCGGCCGAGCCAGCACGGCGTGGCAGAACATCAAGGACGGGGTGCTCCGCAACGCTGAAGCCGACAACGAGCTTTCCGACCACGACAGAGCCGAGGTCGAACGCTGCCGGCGAGAGGTCTACGAGGAAGCGGCCGAGAAAGGCGCCCTCATCCTTGACCTGGCTGCCGGCGACGGAGCCGACTACATCCTCAAGGAAGACCACAACTCCTGCTGGATCACTGTGGGAAATCTGAGCGTGTACGTGGTCCGAACCGACGAGGGTGTCTCCGTGGACGTCTACCCGCACTTCAAGGAGGCGGAGTCGGGCCCCATCTCCTCTCTGTGGGCCCTCTTCGCCGACGCAGAAACCGACGACGATCAGTCATAAGAAAGGTGTGTGAACTATGGGTATGTTTTCGTGGGACTGCGACCACTGCGGCCACCCGCTGATCTGCCACTTCAACATCCAGGACAAGAACGCCTGGATGCACGACGCGGTGGCCCTCAAGCCCAACGGCGAGATGCTGATGGGCGCCTACGACGGCTACGGCCGCATCGCGGATGCCGACATCCATCTCGCCGGCGAGCCCCAGGTCTTCCACAAGATCTGCTGGGAGAAGGCGGGCAAGCCCACCAAGTTCGAGAAGGCGAGCCGGAACTCGGCCGACCAGGGCCACTTTTACGGCGAAGAGGAGCACAACAGCCCACCTCCTGGCGAGGAGGGGTACTTCCACGCCGACTCGAGGCGCCCCACCGCCGTCTGCCCGCAGTGCAACTCTGGCGGCTGTCGGCAGACCGACGCGTTCCACTTCGTGTGTGAGAACTGCTCCCACCGATTCGTACCCGGAGAGGAGAATGCCGATGGCAGTTGACTGGGAGAACATCGACAGAATCGAATTCCAGGCCCTGAAACACGCCTGCATCACCCACGACATCGACAACTGCCAGCGACGCTTCAACATTCTGGGCAAGAGAATGAACTGGGTGGGCTTCGGCTTCGTGGGTGAGGGCAAGGCCCAGGAGGGCGACATCGTCGTCTACGACAAGGAGGACTGATGCCAATCACAGACCAAGAAAAGTGGGACGAGTACGTGCGCGTCAACAGCGAGGACCCGTACAGCAAGTGCTGTGTGGACATCGCACGCCGGGTCATGGAGCTCCTGGACATGGAGGAGCACGCCGGTCCGCTCCATCACGGCTACCACCCGGACCTACAGACGCCCCACGGGCTGATCTGCAAGGCCGACCACGACATCGAGGCCGGAGGCATCACGGGCTTCATGGCCGGGGCCGCTACACAGATGGTGGTGCAGTGTCACTCCCGGGGGGAGGAATTCAGGCTGGCCCACAACGTGGGCTACGGACACGAGGGCGAGGGCGTCGTGAACCCCGCCATCATCAACATCGAGGTTCCCGAGGGCAAGACAGCCGAGGAGGTCATCACCGAAGCCGCTGAGAAGGCTGGTATGGAGGTGATGGACAAGGACGAGGTCCTGGACTACTTCGGAATCGACAAGGAGGAGTCATGATCCGACCAGGAATGTACGTCAGGACCAACTACAACACCGGACCCTACGAGATCCTGAGCATCACGCGCGGCTGCACGTGGGCCAGCTATCTCGACACGATCAACATGGCCGAGCCGCCGGCGTCTCCTCCTCACATCCACATCACGTGCTGCGCTCCCGGCAATCCGCGGAACAAGTACTGGCTCAACGGATACGACGAGGAGACTCTTCGGTCCGTCTGGGGTCGTGACCGGCTATACGTCGTATCGCCACAAGCCATCTTCAAGCAGCTTCTTTTCTTCGAGGAGGGATCGTGGACTGGACCATCCTGATGGACGGAGACGAGATCCGAAAAGCTCGAAAGGCCGGCGACAACCAGGCGTTCTGCGAGAACTGCCACGACACCGTTTCCTTGGAGGAAGCGACCGAGGTCATGGTCCAGAACGAGAAGTTCACCTGGTGCAAGCGCTGCGCCAAGGCGGAAGGCGTCTACTCGGGTGAGGACGTCAAGAAGGCCTTCGACGACGCGGCCAAGAACCTGAATAAGCGAGCGCACCGCAGCCTGTCCAACCTGGCCAAGGCCGACTGGAAGAGGCTCGAGAGCAACGTCGTGGAGAGGATCCGGCTGCTCGAGGCCGCCACGAAGGGCCTGAAGCTCGGCGTCCTCAAGGACGAAATCGAGGCCCAGCTCATCTTCCCGAACCTGGAGATTCTCGCTGCGTTCTGCGCGAACGTGAAGATCCATGAAGAGGTCAGCCCCGAGCTGAAGAAGGCCACGCAGGTGCCCGGGCCTCCGGAGAGATCGGAAGAGGAGGAATAGATGAGCGAGGCTGACAACCCGAGAACGCCCGTCCTCAAGTTCGCGTGCTGGTGCTGCGGCCGGGAGATCGTGGAAGCCGTCCACCGGAAGAAGCAGAAAGAGCCTGAGTTCCGCCAGTGCCCTGGCTGCATGTCCCAGTACACCATCGAGTGCGAGGTCAAGATGGTCGAACCCGCGCAGGTTACCTATACGTCGGGACCTGGAAGCGCCCGGTACGTCGACCTCCAGAAGGAGCCGTTCAAATGAAGAAGTACGTGTGCAGCGTCTGCGGGGGATCGAACGTCCAACTCAGCTTCCCCGTGTGGGTCGATGCCAACGATATCGACGACAAGGACAAGTACGAGCTGGACTTCGAGGCCAGCCCCGAGAAGGACTCCGACAAGTGCTGGTGCAAGGACTGCAACGAGCACTACCTCCTGGAGCGCGTGTAGCCCAAGAGGAGGGCCGATTTCTGTCATAAGAGAAGTGCAGGTCCTTTACCGCCGGACCTGCACTTTTCTTTTGGCCCGTTTTTAGGAGGTTCCCGTGGCGCGGACGACTCGCAGAGAGATGATGGAGTACCTTTCGAACCACTTCCGGTACTGGACCGCCAACTCCTGGAACCAAAGCAAGAGCTACGCCTTCAGGGTCAAGATCTGCGACCTGTACGAGTTCATCCCCAAAGACCTCTCCCCCGACGAGCGCTCCGCCCTGATCGACAGGATGTACGACTGCCTACAGCTCGAGGAAGCCTTCGAGGCTCCTCATAAAATCCTGCGCGAGTTCGATGCCCGCCACAGATACAGGTGGCAGATCGGGTCGAACGGACGCTCCGGCGGCTACCTCGTCCTCTACCAGGGAGGGGTGAGAGACGACCAGCCCTACTCCATGCCCGGAAAGGGCACCGATATGGACGAAGACTTCACCGGGGCGGAAAAGTTCTCGCGCAGGGACGGATGGGGCCTCGATGACGTCCGGGAGCGGTACGACCTCGTCAAGGACTTCGACGCCACTTGCGAGCGGGCTATCAAGGCCTACATCGAGTACGCCAAGACTCACCGGGTCGTAACCGAGACGATTCTCGTGGAGAAGCAAGTCCTCGTGGGCGTCGAAATCGAGGAGGAAGAGAAACCATGAAGGAAGACCAAGTCGACCAACTCTACCAGCACCACGGCGTCGGCCACAAGGTGAAGGTGATCAAGGGCGAGGATGGGCGCCTTCAGCTCGCGTGCGATTGCGGAACCGTCATCGCCGTGTTCGAAAAGAACGACATGCCCCCGGAAAAGAAGAAGCGCTACCAGGAACTCGCGGACGAGATCCACAACTCGGAGGGCGAGGTGGAGATCGACGAGAACGCGCGCCTCGTCATGTGCGAGGACGGGTGCTACGTCCAGGCGTGGGTCTGGGTCTATGATCCCGACAAGAAGGACGAGGAGGAAGAAGAGGAGGAAGAAGACTGATGGAAGAGGGAGTCGTTCCGGACGGCTTTCCGAAGGTCAAGTTCGACAGCGAGGAAAGCCTGGAGATCCTGAGAACCAAACGCCGCGAGATTCTGCACGCTCACGTGTGGGAGGAGTCCAAGCCGAGCGGAGCCTTCCACTGCCCCGCTTGCGGGCGCGTCTTCTCCATCAATGACTCCGACTGCCACGAGATCCTCAAGTCCCCCTGCAAAGAGCACCGGCGCCGTTCGATCGAATCCTTCTCGCCCGAGTACGTCATGGCCCGCTGGCCGGCGCTCGTGGCTCACATGATCGCCGAGTCCCTGGGGTACTACACGCCCTCGGCCGCGGCCCACACGCTGCTCCACCACCTGAAAGGCGAGCAGGACTGGTGCGAGTACGTCTACACCTGCCACGACCGCAACCCCACCAAGCAGATCAAGAAGACGATCGCCAGCCGCCGCTACCACACGGGGTACATGGCGAGCTACAAGCAGGCGCTCGCCCTGGTCATCGCCGCGGTCGCCGTGGGGCGCGAACCCACCTTCGCGTCCTGGTTTTGAAAGGACAGACTCCATGATGACGAAAGAAGAAGCCCAGAAGGCGGCCGAGGCCCTCCTGGAAGACCTCGAGGGATAAGGGACTCGCAAGCCTGACCGTGGAGGATCACGATGAGCATCGAGAAGAGAAGGTGCGACGACTGCGGAGGCTGGGACTGGGTTGGCCTCATCGCCTGCCGGAAACAAAACCTCTGCCCGAAATGCGCGGCGCACGTCTTCGATACGGGAGCCGACGAGATGCGGGAGATCATGGAAACGACCCGCCTGCGAAATCTCCTGGGGGACGCCTTCGAGGAGGGTGAGAGGATCGACTGCGAAAAGATCCTGGAAGACCTGACGAAGCAGTTCGATCCTCCCGGAACGGTCACGGCCGATTTCGTGGCCCGGCGCCTGATCCTCTCCCACTGCATGTACCTGGAGGACGAGCACCTGTACAGCCGGGAGGAAAGAGAGTTCTACGAATCCATGGGGGAGCCCCCGGATGAAGACTGAGAACTTCTGGGGCGCTGTACGAGGCCCTGAAAATCCTCTTCGACCAGAGATCATTCCAATTCCGCATCCAGGATCGAAAGATGGGAAGACTCGTCGTGGTCAACATTGACGAGGTGGCCGTCTGCGACAGCTGCCGCCGCATCTTCGAATTCGATCCGAACGCCTTCTACAAGATCAAGCACCTCGATTTGCGAGTAGAGCCCGGATGCACGGTCCCTGCCGCCGAATGCCCCAGGTGCGGGAAGTTGGCCTACCCGATCCTGACGATGCTCAGGGGAGGCCCTTCATGAGGACATGCTACGAGGAGATGACGAGCCGTGTACATCACCGCGAAAGTCAAGAAGGTCGCCGCTCTGAACGCGGCGGGCAAGATGATCAAGGCCGGGCGATGGATCGAGATCACGCCTTTTCCGGACGGCGTCTATGAGATCAAGGCCGAGGACAGATCCGATCTCCCCGACGAGTTCAATCCCACGGTCGAAGTCCCGTGCCTCTTCATCTTTTCCGACAAGCATTGGATGACGAAAGGTGTGAGGATTCCGAGGAGGATCATGGACGGGGAGGAGGACTGGAGACGCGCGGCCCAGGAATGGCTGACGAACAATGCCGTCCGCGATCACCAGATGGACCATCCCATCTCCAGGGTCATGTACATCATCTTGGACCCGGGCTTCTGAACCAAGCCCGAAGACAAAGGAAAGGAGAAGGAATGTCGAAGAACCTCAGCAGGGAGTACCCCCGCCAGAAGGAACGTCCCCGTCAACTGATCACCGACCGCCTGAAGCAACTCCGGAGTCTCGACCCGGGACTGGCGCGAGAGCGGCGCCGGATCTGGATCAAGGAGTTTTCCCTTCTCCGCGAGCGTCGGTAGCTCTCCGGCGCTCCACCCGAGGCCCCCTAAAAGGGGCCTCTTTTTAGTCATAAGAAGGACGAAAGGAGGAATGTTATTCCCGAGATCTTATCAACAAGGGGCGGCTCCCCGAACAGCCCGAGGCACGAGACTGGCCTCGCCGCGCAACCGTCTCGTTTTTAGGCTTGCATGCTTGCAATCTTTCTCGGAGCGGATTAGGATCGAGACCTGAAGGCATCGTCGTTTGAAAGGAAAAAGGATGGGCGAAGAAAAGGAAGTCACGCAACAGGGCAAGATCGAGACTCAGTTCGGCAATCTGTGTAACGACCTCTCCCACCTCCAAGAGAAGATCAACAACCTCGAGAAAAAGCTGGCGCCGATCCTGGGCCCGGATGTGCCGAAAAACTCCGAAAACGAAAAGGAGCGTGCCGGGCCCGAGTCCTCTCCCGTGGCGGAGCGTCTCGTGGGCCTCCACTTCCGGGTCATGGATCTCATAAACAGGATCGACGAGATCAGCATCCGTTGCGACCTGTAGGAAAAGAGCGGTAGCAGACGGCTAAAGATCCCGGCCGATCATCTTAGATCGAGACGATAGGCCCGGAGGTGGTGGCCGCCCTGGACGCAAGCAGGAGGGACCCGCACGACGCCTGCCAGGGGTAGCTTGCGGCGCGGGTCTCCCATTGCAGGTTAGAATCCTGCCTACCGCTTCAGATTTCTATCGAGTTCTTGAAAGGAGCGCTCAATGACGGTTCCCAAACCCACGCACGACCACGTCATCGTCCAGCCCCTCATGGGCCCCTCGAAGACCGAAGGCGGCATCCACATCCCCGACACGGCCCGCAAGAAGACCAGCAAGGGAGAGGTCATGGCCGTGGGGCCCGGCAAACTCCTCACGCCCCACGCGGTCAACGCCAAGGTACCCGTGGACCGGGCGACCGCCTCGAAGATCCGCGCCCCTATGTCGGTCAAGCCGGGCGATCGCGTCTACTACTCCTCCTACCACGGGATGGAGATCGAGGTGGACGGCCAGGTTCTCATGGTCTTCAGGGACGAGGACATCCTGGCCGTCGAGGAACGATAGGAAGGACGACACCGATGGAGAAAGATCTGCGAAAAAGGAAAATCGTCTTCTCGAGGAGAGTCGGCGGCCCTGTCGTCGTACTGGATTGCGTCCCTGACCGACCCGCCCCCGATGAGGCGGTCTGGGTCGAGGAGGTCGAGACGGACGACGAAGGCAATCCGCTCCCCAGCGAACTCACCGGCGAGGAAAACGCGGCCTGGGACAGAGCAACGAAGTTCGAG